TTAGTGATGTTTAAATTTAATTCTTGAAACAGGTTCAATCTTTTTCTCAGATCCAAGATAGATTTCAAGATGGTTTCTAATTTCTGAAATATCGTTAATTCTCTGCATACCAGTATCAAGTTCCACATGTCTGTTCCACGGTTGGTCTTGAATGTAATAGTTTTTAACATTACCTTGACACGCGAGTTTTGTTTCCATAATGTGTCTATCGCTGTCATCCACATAACCTACAATGTTGTAATCAGTAAGTTGAGCGATGTATTCTGACTTCTTCTCAGTGTACTTAATTACTTTGATACCACCCATTTGGATATCGTGCTCTTCAAAAAACGCTTGTGTAATCTGGTCAGCTTCTGGGTGCCAGCCGCGTGCAGTAACTGCTTTTGTTTCGATATTGTTCTTTTTTAAGTAATCAAGTAATGGATAGATTCCAAAATTTAATTGACCACTTCTCAACACATCGTGTTTTAAAAAAACATCAACCACTTCTTTGTAGTCTAAATCAAAGACTTCATTCATGTTTAATGTTTTCCATGTATCATGATGGATATCTTTACCAGTGTGTTCTTTTAATGCCTCATACATCATTGATTTTAAATCGTAAATAACATCATCGATGTCAAAAATAAATAGTTTTTTCATATGTTCTCCTATCTATGCATTATAACAAAACAATGCATAATGATCAATTTTAATAAAATACTATTTTTTTTCAACGATCCATATTTGATCGACATCTTTTAATGCTACTTCATTATGACCAACATATATAATCCAACCATCTGTATACTCGTATCCTTTTTTTAGATAAGCAGATATCATTTCACCTCTATAATTAACAGAAACCTGATGTTTACTGTTTACGCCAGTATAGGGGTATTTAATTTTTAATTCTTCATAACTCATTTCAACAAGTTTAAATTTCTTTTTGACTTCATTTTTTAAATGGTTAATAACAATAGTTGCTTCATCAGCGTCTATTTTCTTAATTAGCATATTTTTGGCTTTACGATAGTTTTTTTTACTAATGTAGGATGTAAACTCACTCGATTCTGGTGAGGCAAATGCAAAGCTGAGATCTTCCAATATTTTTTCAATACTTCTTTTATTTGTCTCTGTCATTTTTTAACCTCATTTTTAATTGTATAACAATAAGTAGTAGTGTATTTAAAACCATATTACATTAATATTTTAACAAATTTCGAGCATCCTGTCATTAATAGGACGTAAGTTTTCTGTTGGATATTTTATTTTATATGATTCTTTTTGTGTTGTATAATCTATAAAATTAATCTTTTTTAACTTTCTTAAATCTACTATAAAATGTTCTGATTTATTTATTATTATTTCTAATGTGTCTGGATAATGTATCATATAATAGTTAAGCAAGTTATCGCTATCTGTAATTTTAATATTTTTGAATATACTCTTTTTTAAACAAGATCTAAAATTTTCTATACTATCAGTAATCTTTAATAAAATTTCTTTATAGTTTATGAAGTCAGAAGTATATTTTTCTATCATATAATTCAATGTAACGAATACAGTGTCTATTAAAAAATTTTTATTACTTTGATCTATATTAGAGTAATAGTTTTCTAATTCATCCATAAGAATTCTGCACATTTCATTATGGATATCAGAATTTTCAGTTAATTGAAGCACATTTAATATCCAATAACTTAATCTATGTGTTTCGTATGTTGAATAACTTACGTCTAAATAACATCTATATTCTTTGATACATTGTAATAAAAAACTTAACGGGTCGTCTATTGAAGATTGATTATCTGTCCGGTGGCACATGTAATGCGATCTTAAAAACCTATCATTTAAATTGTTTATTTCACCTCTTTCATTTTTAAACATTTCATATTCTTTATCTATTTTATCAAAAAGTGGTTTATTGTTTAAACCAATAAATTGATCAATCTCTGTTGAAAACATTAATGCAATTTTTGTTTTTTCATTAATATCTTTATCATTTTTATTTTTAACATCTGCTGATGGCGATTCAAAATTATTATAATTATCTTGTAAAAAAATATTATAAAAAAGAAGTTCTTTGTAAGGATCTAGAATGGACTTCATATTATTATCAAATTTATAAGATGGATACTTTGCATAAAGAATATTTAAAAAATTTAAATATTTATTGTAACTTCTATAATTTGAAAAAGTTTCTATGTTTTCAGTAATATATTTTTTGAAATTTATCGAAAATTCAGATGGAATGTAGGTGTCAATTTCAACTTGATCCATTTTCAACTTAAAATCAAATATTTTCTCATACCACAAATCCATTAATTCTTTTTCGTCTTCTAATTCTTCTGAGTTTACTATAAATAGTATTTTTACATTATAGTTTTCAAGAATATCTATTATTTTTGAAAAAATTGTTTTCAAATTATCATCTCTTTGTCGGTCTATTTCATCTACAATAATAATACATTTAGATATATCCGCACCGTGATATACATATTCCATATGATCATTGTAGAAATCATTCATTATGTTATATGGTGATGTAGAAATACCAACTGTACCAAATTTTGCTTCTACTTTTAAGTTTTTTGAAACACTTCTAAATAATGATTTTAAAGGTGTCGGTATGTTTGATACATTATTTAAACACTTGCTAATAAAATTAGTAAGTAGTGGATCTAATTCACATGTTTTAAGGTTAAAAGAATTTGTCACTATGTATTTTTTCATGTCAAAATCTTTATCTATTTCAAATCCATTAATTTTACAATAATGAGTATATTTTAAATCAGCAGCATTGTTATTAATTATAATATTACTGTAGTTTGTAATAAATTTTTTAATTGTTGTTGTTTTTCCAATGCCCCATTTTCCATCAATCATTAAACTTTTTTTCCAACAATCTTGTCGAAGATATTCTATTATTTTTTCATCTAATTTTGTATTTTTAAAATCCATAAATTCACCTTTTCAAATGTTTTATTATACCATAAACTATTTTTTTTTCAACAAAAATCTAAATTAATTGAATTTTATTTTATTTAGTATAAGGTTATAGTAATAATAATGGAATATATAAATGAAACAAAAGAGAATTGCTGATTTAATAATATTTGCTGTTAGAAAAGATGAGCACAAAAGGATAGTAAAAGTGAAAATTGGAATAGATGTCATAGATAATATTGTTGGCAATGTAGTTTTAACAAGAGAACAAGTGATAGGTATTTTAAAAGATGGTGCTAAAATCAAAACAGCTTATTTGGATTCTGATACAGACTATTTGGAGGGGGCAACCGTTCATTTTTTTTTAGATAATGGTGTTGAATATTTAAAAACAATTGCTAATGGTAGCGAAAAAGACAACCTAGATAATTTACCAGAATTTTAACAAAATTGATTTGTTAACTTCATCAAAAATAATTTTAAAAATAGTTTATAAATGGAGAATTCTAAAATGTTAAAAAAATATTTCGAACATCAAAATTTGATTATTGAAGTTAGAAAAAATTATAAAATTTATGATATAATAAAAAATGAATATATAGATAAACATAGAAAAGATTTACTTTCGTTTTCAAAGAAACTTAAAAATAAAGTAATATTTAGAAATTGTTCTCATATTATTCATTATTTAATTAACAACGAAAATACAATAATCTTAAATATATTAAAAAAACATGTGACTTCAGGTGAGATCACCTTTTTTGATATATACAATTTTATAAATCAAGATCTTCATTTTAATGTAAATAGCAATAGTTTGGAGAGTGATTTTAAATATAATGGCTTATACTCTATAACAGGAGTTTCTAATGATTTGTATTCTCTTGATTATTATTTAGACTCAGGTGGCAATTCAAATATATTTTTAACCAGAAGACTTAAAGATAACAAACAATTTGTTTTGAAATACGTCAAAAAAAATGCAAAATATATTAAAGATGGTCCAAATAACATATTTGTAAGAGAAGTGGAAACAATAAAAAAAATAAATCATCCTAATATTATAAAAATTATAGACCATTCTAATTTAAAAGATAATGAGATGAAATTTTATTTTACTGAATTTTATACAAATAGCTTACATAAATATCTATTCTATAGGAGCATTGATGAAGACTTTAAAGATTGTAATATCAATTCTAAAATCAATTTTATGATTAAAATGGTTGATGCATTATCATATATACAAAAACAAGGTTTAGCTCACTTTGATATCAAAGCAGATAATATATTTTTTAATGACATTAATGAACCTGTTATTGCAGATTTTGGGTGTGTCGTTGATTTAAAAAATGACAAAATATTAAAAGATGTTAACACTAAATTAGGAAATCATCCAAATGCATCACCTGAACAACGTAATTTTCCATATACAAGATTTCATAATTTAGAGTTTACTGATATTTATTCAGCAGGTATAGTGTTTAATCAGTTAGTTTGCGGTCAGTCTTTTGAAGGTATGTTGGACAAAAAAATGTATTCAACTGTTAATGAATATCTTTCATATTTGGCTTGGATTGCAACAAACATGATGACAAATAAACCAGACAAAAGACCTTCTTTTTCTTTAGTAACTGAAACTTTATCTTTATTCAAAAATATATGGAATGAGAATGTTGATTTTGTTAGAGATGTAAATTTTGAAACGAGTTTAGAAATTAACCTAAAACATCAAATACTTGTAACAAAACCAGTAATTAATGAACCATTTGATAAATATATGACAAAATTTGAACACCCTACTGGTGTTGATCAGGATTTTGCAGATTTTCTCGAGAAAAATGTTACAAAGTCAGATGGAGGATTTGCTGAGTGGGTCGATGAAGATCTTGTATTAGAATATAAAAAGTTATTTTTAGATGAAGACACAGCGATTGGACAAATAATTGCCACCCCTAAAGGTAATAATTATACAATCAAAAACTCATTTTGTATTAAAAGTTTTGTAGTTAATAAAAATGAGGATGAAAAAGTTTCATTTAGTAAGTTTGGAGATACTATATTTATGTATTTAAACACTTCAAAATCAAATTTTTTTCATATGTTTAATACAAACGATATATTAAGTTATTATGAAGAAGGCATTGTTGATAATTATTTCTATCATCACGAAAAAGATTTTAACAAAATATACCATAGCAATAATTTATTTTTTAAAATTATAAACATATCTGGTCATGGTTCTTTGTTATGTTTTGGCGATAAATATAATAAAAATTTACTATTTTTTGTATCTGGTAATAAAGTATTCAAACTTACACCACCTTACTTAAATTTATTAACAAAATAAAAAGGCTCATATGAGCCTTTTTATTGTTTTTATGGCGTCAATCTGTCTGGATCTCGTGGGACAAAGCTAACTTCTTTTACTGAACCTAATCCCAACAGTTTTGCAATCACTCGTTCAATCCCTAATCCAAATCCGCCATGTGGTGGGCAACCATATTTGAAACTGTCCAAATAATGATGTATGGATTCTGGTTGGATTCCTTTTTCTATGGCTTGTTGTTCTAAGATGTCAATTCTATGTTCACGAATAGCACCAGTCGTTATTTCAATACCTTTGAATATCAAGTCAAAACTCTTGGTTGTTCCTTTTTCAGTTTCTCTCATATGATAGAATGGACGCTTACCTATCGGATAGTCTGAAATAAATATCAAGTCTTTACCTAATTTTTCATACAACAATCTTTCACCTTCATCTGGTAGGTCTTGTCCAACAGAGAGTTTCAACTCATCAGCTAAGATTTCTTTGGCTTCGGCTAAGGTCATATATTGAACAGTAGGCTTCGTCATCAATTCTATTCCATAGAGTTCCATAACTTTTTCTTTGAAAGGTTCCAACTTTGAAAACGCATAGGTTAAGATCTCTTCTTCAAGCTTCATCACATCTGCTGTTTCAAAGCACCATGCAAACTCAACATCAAATCCAGTAAACTCTGTCAGGTGTCTGGTTGAGTGTGATTCTTCTGCACGGAAGACTGGTCCGATTTCAAATATTGCTTCTAATCCACTGGCAATTGAGCATTGCTTGTAAAACTGCGGGCTTTGGCTTAAATAAGCCTTTTTATCAAAGTATTTCACCTCAAAAACTTGTGAACCACTCTCACTTGCTTGGGCCATCAGTTTAGGTGTATGAATTTCAGTAAACTCACGTTGTAACAAGTATTCCCTGCAGCCCGCTTCAAAAGCAGAACGCAATTGCAACATGAGTTGTCGTTTAGGGTGTTTTAAGTCTACCACTCGGTAGTCAAAACGAAGGTCAATGGATGAGTCTTCCATGATTGGACGGGGTAACGCTTTGGAATGGATAACAATAGAATCAACTTGCATTTCTACACCAAAGGTTTTACTTTGTTTGGCTTCCACAATCAACCCAGTTGCAGAAAATGTCGAACCTTCTAAAAGCTCTGATATTTCTTGATGTTGTTCAACTTTCGACTTCTGAACCACCAGTTGTAGTTTACCTGATTTGTCTCCACCGATTAAGAATTGCAGATGTTTCTGGTCACGAAGTGCTTCCAGTGTTAAATGCATGGTAATGGTTTGACCAATGTAGCTTGTAATTTCACTTGTTTTAATTTTCATGATGAATCTCCGTTAGTTAAGTTAGGTTTAGCATTGTTAAAATTAGGGCACAAAAAAAGGCACTCTCGTGAGTGCCTTTGTTATCTTCGACTGTTTCTTTACGCCACAGATAATCCGACACTCAATTGTGCAAAATTATCATTATTGTCAGCGATAAAACGAATAGTCATGAAATAATCCTCTGTATTCTTCTATTATAGCTCGTTGTTGGTTTGAAAGTCAATAACTTTTTTTAAGGATTGAACAATATTTTTGGTTGTGTTATAATCAACCTACATTAAATGAGAGAGGTATGATTATGAGTGATTGCGACGATTATGGCTATTTGAATACGACAAAAATAGAAAAAGCTAAAACATCATCAAGTTCTTCAAGTCATAAGAAAGACGAAAGTAAAAAATCAAAGACTGTAGCGAGATCAATACCATCCAGTTCAAAAGAGGAACCAAGCGATAATGTTGTCACACCAAAACCGAAGTCTAATGATGATGACAATGAGCGTATTTTTCGAGGTTTTTATTAAATTTTAGTCATAAAAAATGTGCTCTTAGAAGCACATTTTTTTATACCTTTCTTTTTTAATTTCGTTTATCTACAAAACTCAATACAGCTTCTTGTTTGCCAAAGAAATACTCTTGAACAACGGGTTCTTTAATTTCTCGCAAGAAATGCGTCATCCCAACAAATGATGTTCCTTTTGATTTTTTACCAATGGATACACTAACATCACTGGTTTCTAAATCAATCATGTCAACCAAATCACCATGAATGCGATCTTGACCTTTCGTTAATAAAATAGCCAGATCTGAATTACTCAGTTTAACAATGTTGTAAGTATCATTGAAATTTTCCAAACTTAGACAGACTTGATTACCATCTGTAAAACCACAGACTTCATCAATCAAACTACTCACTGACATGGACGCTGCCAATATCTGACTAGCGAACTCTAAGTTTTCTAATGTAATCTCTGGTTTTTGTGTAAGCTTTGGTGGTTGCTTATGAATATATTCTTTTTTATTGCGTTCAATCTCTTCTAAACGCTCAATTTCATGTTCATAGTATTCAGTTTCATTCTTGGGTAGCTTCTCGTTAAAAGATCCCATTCTACTCGCGTAATAGGTTGAAGTTACTAACAGCACTTTAAACATGTTCGTAAATGACAAGTGATGTAATGTTTGATACTGTTCAAACACAACTGGCAATAACACACGAAATTCTTTTAGTGTATCTTTACTGAGTGCTTGTCTACTGTTGTCTTTATACAATTCATCCCATTTTGCTTGATCTTGCATGGCATGCCAATATTCTCTTTTTCCACCGACTTCTAACATGATTCTGTTAAAGTTTTCAAATGTAATAGTGTTATATTTGAATTTCATCGAAATATCAAGCTCAACGTGTGCCGCTTTGAAAATAGCCTCATTTTCAATGACAACATATTCTGGCTTGGCTTCTTTTAGCGATTTTTGATGATTATGCACTTGATCCAATACGGCTTGTTGAATCTGTTCATATTTAGAAATCAATGGAATAAGAGTATTGTCTTTTTCAGCTACTTTTTTCAAAAACAAGACACCTTCAACAAATGATGTTGCAGCTTCAATTTCAGATTTAACCAATTTTTTATTGATCTTTTTAGGTTTAATTTGACTCATTTCTTCAAAATATTCTTCCATTGTGCCAAAAAGACTAACAAATACATCAGTCGTTGTTTTAAAATCAACATGTTGACCGAAACTTATTTTCAAATCACCCAAAGATTCAAGCATGTGATCAATCGCACAATAAATACCTAGTCGAGAATATTCATATTCGATATTTGACATTTCTTTAAATGATTTAATAGCGGCATTGTAGGTTTTTGTTTTATCTTTCTCATAATACACAAAGCCTAAGTCTTGAATAGATTTTGGTGTTTTCTTATTGACAGGTTGGGCCATTTTGATAACAGTGCAACCGTTGTTGCCAAAGAGCTGGTTAAAGATATCTTTCATTAAAAGTCCCCTTATTTTAGATTGCACAATATTACACTTTTTGGCTTAAAATGTCAAAGAATATTTATTTAATAGGTTGTTTTTTTGTTGACACATCTTTTAAAGAATGCTATTATATGTCTATCCATTCTAATAGCTGGCTGCTGATTGAATGTGATAATTTTATCGGAATATTTCCGAGGTAAGACTTTATCTAAAAAAATCAGAGGCCAGTATCATGAAAAACAAACAAATTCCGTTTAAACGTATTCAACAAAAACTACAAAAAAGTGGTTTATTGATTGATCGTGAAAGTCCAAACGTATTAAGTGTTAAATCTACTAATGACGTGGGATTAGAATCAAAAATATTAATGCCAGACACATTCCCTATTGAAGAGAAGGCTATTCATCAGCTTATGGATTTTGCAAAAATACAACATCCAGACGGTGGACATGTGAAATGTTCTTGTGCCACACCAGATTTCCACACAGGAAGCACTATTCCAGTAGGCAGTGTGGTAGTGACCAGTCATGACATGGTGATTCCACAAGCTATCGGCACCGACATCAATTGTGGTATGAGATTGCATAAACTTGACTTAACCTATGACAAGTTCATGGCAAATAAAGAACAATGGGTAAAGAAACTCAAAGGCGATTTGTTAGAAGGAACAAGAAATATTCCAGTAACACCTTATGCCATGAAAGCATTGTTTGATAATGGTGTGGGTGATTTCTTTGAGACGATGAGAAACAGTAAGCAAGAAGGTATATTTCAGAAAATAGATTATCAACAAATTGAAAAAGAAATCTACAAATTACATTCATCGTCTTTTGAGAAAGGCAATTCAAGCTTTGCACCAGAAGCTTTGCAAAACATGAGTAGAGATCTTATCAGAGATCCTTCAATGGGAACATTAGGTGGTGGGAATCATTTTTGTGAGTTGCAAGTAGTGACTGAAATCACGGATAGACAGAAAGCATATGAGTATGGTATCAAAGTGGGTCAACTGGTGGTGATGATTCACACAGGTTCCCGTGATGTAGGTTTCTATGTAGGCACTCGTTGGGCAGATAAAGCTAAACAGAAATGGCCGACAGGTCATAAACACCCAGACAGTAAGATATTCCCTATCTATGGTGAAGGTGTTGATGATTACATGGCTGCAATGCATAGTGCTTCCCATTATGCGACATTGAACAGAGCTTTGATTGCAGAACTCGTAAGACAACGCACTATGGAAGTATTCGGTAATATAGATTGTTCTCTACTGGTAGATGTGCCACACAACATTGTATTAAAAGAAGCAGTGGGTAATGTTCACAGAAAAGGTGCAACACCCGCTCATGCAGGACAAGATCTTTTAATTCCGGGTAGTATGGGACATGATAGCTATATGTTAAGTGGACTAGGTAATGAAAGCTGGATTAATTCTGCAAGTCACGGTGCTGGGAGAAGTATTTCTAGAAATGAGATTTCCTATAAAGCTAAAAAAGACAAAAGCATTCTGGGATTAGATCGTGTTGAATGTATTACATTGAAAGAAGAACGATTGATTGAAGAAGCACCGGGAGCTTATAAAGAGATTGGCCCAGTGATTCAATCACAAGTGGATGAAAAGACTGTTTCAGTAATTGCTAAATTTAGTCCTATCTTAACATTTAAAGCATAAAAAATACCTTTAATGGTCTTTTTTTGTTTGATTTAGATATCAAGTATGACACATGTCTAATATTTGAATGTATTGTTTAATATTAACTGCAGGCTCATTTAATAAATCAAGCATTAATGTATTACCAGTAATTTCTTTAAATTCTATGGGATTATTTTCCATGTAATATGTTAATTTTAGTTTGTTAATAAGGTATTCTTGGTCAATGTTTACATCAAATCGAAAGCATTTGTCGCTGTCTAAAATAGATGTTTCATAGCCTTCAAAATGGTTTAACTCAACCAAGACTGAAGTAGCTCTCACTATTTTATGATTTAATTTTTCTAATGATATTAATCGGTTCTCTTTGGCACTTGTGTGCATGATGATTTCCCATTTTTCTTCTATATTAGTATCATTTAGGTTTATTTCTCTGGAATATCGAGTAACTATACTGTTGAAAACTCTATTTTGATCAAGTTTGATTCCAAATTTTAATGACATGACATCAGTGTAGTTATTATAGTTGATTTCGCAGCTACCTACTCTGGTATTTAGAACATCAATAAACGCTATTGGAAGTCGTTTTAAACTGTAAAAATCACTGGTATAATTCATCCAAAATGATTTGTCTAAAAATTTATCATCCCATCTTATGTCAATCTTTACATCAGTTTTGTTAATATTTAAGATTTCTATGCAGTCAGTAGCAAAATAAAGGATGTCTTCTTTTGTAAACACTTCTTTTTTTTGAATATTCATTGTTAAATCTCACACATGTTGATCACATCAAGATTAGATTGATAATTAGGACTGTTTAAAGCTTCAATAAAATCAGTTGTCCCAAATAAGTCAATAAAGAAATCTTGTTGTGTAAAGGCTATATAACTTAACTCTAAACGATTAAAGTATAACGCTTGATTAGCTTCATGTTCTTTACGTTGCAATCGTGCATTAAGATTTGTTATTTTAAGCTCTTCTCCATAATTTAACACATCAATATCATAAGCATGAACGCAACCTTCGTCTTGAACAATTTTATAGCTAATATTTAAATCAGCAGAGTTTTCTATTGTGTGATAAGTCCATTCTTCATACATCGGGGACAAATCTTTCGATGATTTCGATCTCATTGTATAAGTATGTGGTATTCTTAAATAACCTACACCGCTTTTTAATACAAGTGTAGTGATGTAGTTTTTTATTTTATTCCCGTTTTTTGTAATTTGGATTCTGCCCACAGTTTTATCATCACATTTAATATGAAAAATACCCGATGATTGTCTACCAATGATAATGTGACCAGATTTAATCATTTTAGTCGCCTTGTTGGCATATTCAAATAAAGAAACAGCTTTCTGTTTTGAAAGGACGTTCCCAGTATTTTTAAACTCAATTGTAATCATTCTTAGTCTCCAAATGCTTAATATTTCAAAGCTTCTAAAATAGTCAATCGTTTTTCAATTTCATCACTCGTTAATGGTTTCAGCATTGGGCCTTCGACATCATCAAACATTTCACTGAATGATTCTGGCTGTTTAAACTGGTGATAGCTGTATCGAGCCAACAAGTTTTCTTCTTCTATGGATAAAAGTTGTTGACCTGTTTTTTCAATAACTTTGTGGCTTTCTTGAGTGTAACCATAATACATGTAGGTGATTTTTTCTAAATTGTTAGATTTATCTAAATATCCCACAATTTGGATGCAGTAAGCATAAGGTTCACGTTCATTTCTTTTATCTTGAACAACAGTGAATTGAGATTTAAGATCTAACTTATCATCCATATACCAGTGAACAATTTTGTTAATTTTTGGGAATAACAAAAAATTTCCATGAATATCATCAGCCGAGAGTTGTACTTCAGTTTCATACCCTGATTCAGTGGTTTCTGATTTACAATGATTGTTGACGGTCACTCGACCTTGAGACTTACCATTGATTCTGTAATAACTCGTTTCATGGTTCTTTTCAGTAAAGGAAATTTGATCACGAGTCACTGTCACATTGATGGCTTTTTGAAGAGCGATAATAGTGTCTAATAGTTTATCCAAAGGAATGTCATCTAGCTCGGTAATCATTATTAAATCCTTAAATTAAGGTCGTATTATACACAATAATACTCATCTTATCAAGATATTTAAGGTTTAAATTTTGTGTGAGGTTTTACTTCTAATTTAAGTTCTGGTTTGAGTTCTGAAACTTCTGCTACTATTATTTCATTGAGGCCAAACCATTTGAAGGCGACAATACGATGACGACCCTCCATGATGAAGTTGTTAGGATCATCTTTACCTACATAGATAGGTTGAGGCATTTCGCCATTGTTGAGTTTATCTAATATTTTTTGTGTGCGTTTTTTTTCGAGAGGAAACTCTTTATAGGAGTCTTCCATTTCATTGATTTGCTTTTCAAACAAACTGATACTGATTTTCTTTATTTTTACGTCAACGTGGCTCACACTTTCAACATTCAGCCAAAGTGCTATGGATTCTAAGTCTTTTTCAAATAGTGCTTTGTCTAGAAATTCCATAATGCCTCCATTTTAACCTCATATTATCATGAAATATTAAAGTATTCAATTGCCAATGTAAAAGATAATTATTTGCATTTTTATTTTGAGGTTGATCTATTTAAAATATTCGCTATATTGAAGAAAACAATTAATTTAAACCATGATTTCATTTATTAAAAAGCACGCAGACTGGATTATTATTGCATTCCATAGTTTTGTATTATTCTCAGCCATGTTGGTTTCAATCACCGATATGGATATTTCAGGATGGGTTTTTGTATTCTTTGCTCTTTACGTTGTTTGGGTCATTTATGATAAAGTAAAAAATACAAAAACATTTAAGCGTTATCTAAAAAGATTAAATATCAAGAAATAACCAGACTATGCCATTAGTCTGGAAATTGGCTCATGTATTTTTTATATTCAGTTTGAACTTCTGTTTCAAATTCTTCATGCAAGAAACGAGTTGGAAATCCATCTTCATAAAGGTATACGTCATCCTCTCCACCTCTTTCTTTAACGACCTTAATGTCTATTAAATTGTTGTATTCTCTTGGATTAAAGAATCCAAAGAACTCTCTGTCTCCATTGCTTAGCGTGATATAATTGACTTCGTATCCAATCACACTACCAATATAGGCGGCAATATAGTTAATTCTTGACTCAATTAAAGGTAACAGATCCAAATATTCTTTTAAAGTAATGGATTCATTAAAAATTTTATCTATGCTTTCTTTTGGAATAGGTTTTACTGGTTTACGTTTCATTATTTATCTCCTTAATCTTGCAAAATTATATAACATCATACAAAAAAGTCAATTTTGTATTATTGATTTATCTCATTCTTCTGGTATTATTTTGTTAACAGAGGATTATGGCTATGTTTTTTGATGAAGAACAAATTAAAAATTTAGATTTTGGTACTTTTCCAAGTGGAGTAGATTTTTATTCAAAAGGGTATAAACTACTGTTCAAAAAACCAGCCCCATCGACAGCAAGAATAACTGTAGGATATATTGACTATCCTTTTGATAGTACAGAATTCATTTTTAAAGAACTATGGTCAACTGAAGAGTTATTTCGAGTTCCGGTTTTAAAAAACAACTTTAATATTTATTATGAAAAGCATGATTATATTAAAACCATGACATTGGCATTTCCTGATATAGATAAAATTTGTTCAATCATGAATTTCCATTTTGAACAATTACTTCATTTTAAAGTGATAAATCCTAACAGAATGAAAACATTCAAGACACAAGATGATATTATGAAATATTGTAACACGTTTAATTTTCCTGTTGTTAACTCATTTACATGGGAAAAACATAAAGGGGCTGAAATCACTATTAACAATGCAAGCAATATGTGTTTATACCCGACTGTCAACAATAAATTTATGATTGCGTTATCTCTTCGATTACCCATTAAGAAAAATACAATGTTAAAACTCTTCGTATTACCTCAAGAAAATGGTAGTTATCTCTATGGGATGAGAGACATTACATCATTGAGAAAAAATCAATTATTTGTGTTAAATGATATGACTGAGTTGTTTAAATACATGAAAAGCGTTATTTTCGAAAATACACACTATACTAAAAAAATAAGAGATGTTTTGGGCACCTTTACAATTGACGACTACAATGAAGATAACTTGAAGGTTTATGAGATGTCAAAGTATTAAAGTATTGATAAATTTTTCATGAAATGATATACTACTGCAAATTCAGAAAGGTATCTAAACATGAGTCTAACCAATCGAAACCCAGCTACTTATCAAAAATACGATGAAGTCATCAATTGCGTGCTTAAATCGCTTGCTCTCGTTCGGACGGGTGGTAAGTTTACACCTATTTCTTATCGAGACTTTGACGCTAAACATTCACTTAAATCTATGCACCTTCGGGTGATGCGAGTTGATTCTATTCCAACAGGAACGATGGCAATGGAATCAATGGTGATGGAGATCCTTTCTTTCAAAGATGATGTTGTTAAAAATTCAAAATACTTTTCAATTAAATTTAACCAAATTACCAACACCGTTGGTTTTAAAATGAATAAAGAATATGACCGCAATTTTGATCAGTGTGGTTTTGTTTATCAAAATGATGATATGGAAGAAATCAAAAAGCATATTGATAAAGTCATGTACAATTTAGTGATAAAAGAAAAACTTTTTTCTTTGACTGGCGAACATGTTGATTTTGATGAAGTTACTGACCGTCATTATACATTATTGAATATGATTTTCATCTAATTTCAATTTTGTGGTCTTGAAAAGCTATCATAATCTTCTAAGATGAATGAACCAACAATTTGAAGATTATGAACAAAATAATTATGATACTTTTACTAGCAGTTACTACACTAATAGCAAGCTGCACGAATGAAGACTGGAACAGAATAGATAGAAAAACAAAAAATATGAAACTTGAAGTTCCACTTTATGAACAACGATAAGATAAAATTGTTTTGAACATCAATTTTATTGACATTTTTAAGGATAAAGATTAGTATTCAACAACTTTCAGGAGAGGTGAAATGAATTACATAGAAAGAACAAAGCAACTGGCAAGTCGGTTAGAGCAAAACAATATTAAGATTAATGGTATTCAAAGTGATTATATCCTCTCGGATAAAGCAAAAAAAGCAATTGGTGAAATTTTAGAAGTAGGTAACATTTATGTTCAAGTCTTGTACGATGTGGTCAGCACCGTGCGTAATGATGAGGATTTAACAGTAGAAGATAAAGAAAAAATTAAATTGATTAACGAACATTACAAATCAACTAAAACTATTTTAGAATCTTATGAATTTGATTAAGTTTATTTAATTAACTTTTTGACGTATTATTATAATGTGCTAAAATAACATTATAAACTTATGAAATTGAGATGGAATATACTAATAAAAGTGAAATGCATCAATTTGATTCAAGTATTGAAGATCGTAGTAAAATTGATTTGATTAACCATTTAAGACAGCTTAGCACATCCAGTATAGAAGAAATTCAGCCAGAAGTGATAAAACCAAAACCAAAATCAGATCTCGCCAAACAAATGGAAGGTTTGAGTTTTGAAGAACAAAAAGAGATGTTAAACAAAATGTCTGCAAGCCGTTCAACAACCAGAATTAATGAATACGTGGGTAAACGCTATTCATTGGAACAAATTAAAGCATTAGATGTGAGTGTGAGCGAATCTATTAAGTTACTGATTAATGAAGCCGCTGTTGCCCCAAGAATGGATATGAAAAGTGTTTCAGTAATGGTCGATGATTTTCATCGTTCTAGAAAAAATGAAAGCTCAAACGATCAAGTTATTATTGATAAACCTACTCATAGAAAACTTGCAAGAGTTTAAATAATCATTACGAATAATTAAGACCTTTGAAAAGGTCTTTTTTTGTGGTTGATTAATCTTAATAATCAATTATAATAACGCAATATTATGTTATACTTAAAGGATTGTTATGTTATTTAAACTCTTCAAGCCAAAAATAAAAGATGAATCTATCTTTGAAAAAATAATCAAGACTCCTGCTCATGTACAGGATATTCTCTTGGATAAGTATTTTATTCAAGGAAGTGAACAGCCTACTGGTGATTTTGAGGTTATGTCTAATCTTGAAGAGATGTATCACACATTGATGAGTATTGATAAACCTTGTGTGGGGATATATCTCAATCCTTTCAGTGGAAAATATGTCTTATTAGAATTGAATCCTTTAAAAAAATCAGATAAAGATTCTTCCTATATGATAACTAATGATAAGACAATTCTAAAACAAGAATACTTTGGCTCCTTTAAAGTGGTTATAAAAAAATCAAATGTACAGGATGGTAATTTTAAAAATGAGTTTAACAATTTCAAGTCCATATTGTATCATGAACTCGCTCATGCTCACTTTATCAACATTTTAACCGTTTTTAGTCATGAACATGAAATCAATGCTGACATTTCTGGTGTTATATACAGCATTAAACATGAAAATTTAAACCTAGCAGAGACTCATTCATTGATTGATGACACTTTGATAATGAGGTTGAAAACAGCTAATTTTTCTCATTATAGCCGAAATGTCTGTCATAGAGGACGAGCACACGGCACGGAAGCGGCTCTAATTTTATTTCGTTCAATGGATGATGAGATATTAAATTCCTTAAAAACAATTGAATACACCGATATTGTTCGCTATGTAACTGTATGGCTTCAATCTGTCACTGGTTTGTTGGTTAATCCATATCAAGTTGATTTTAATAATAAACAGTTACTTTCATTTATGTTCTATAACAATTATAAAATGCCACTTATGAAGCTAGATAGTGAAACTACTGGATATATTCGTAGTGCTCATGTAAAAAGTCGGCATGCGGTTAAAAGAATGTTTAAACAAAGGTTTAATCTTCCACCTGCCACTGTAGAAGAACTTGGCATTATGAAAGAATTCTGTCATTTCAATGCATTACATCGTCTAGATATTTTTAATGATATCATGATTAATTATAGATTATTCAATGACTTTAACCATACCGTTAATCACTTATTCAATAAAGATGACTATAAATATATGTTTCTGGATAGCCTTGAAGCAATGAGATCACATCAAGAGACTAGAACCAACCATGTTGTTAATATTCGTTTTGGTTATAATAAAAAAGAATTAAATAACTATATTAAAAATAACCATTGTAAAATTTAAAATAAATGGTTCAATTAAAGAAATCGAATAGACTGAGGAATTTGACATGAATAAATCAATTATAGTAATGAAACATGATGCATACAGCAACTTGAATGACTTCTTGTTAGGATTGGAAGCGGCTATTGTAGCAGGTAAAGATTCTTACTATACTGTTATTGTGTCCGGTGACGTTGATCCCTTCATCAATCCTGTTTTCTATCGTGATGGATATACCACAATGGTTAAAATGACCGAAGTGGCTAAAAATTTAAAAACACGATTATCCATTCACATCAATACGCGAATGCCATCCACTATCCGTGGTAAACAAATTCGGGATATCTTTCATATCTATCCTGCAGGTATCAATTACTACATCACCAATCATGATTTTGAACAAGACAGTCAGTTATTGCCTGTTGAAGAAGCGGTTAAGAAATTAGAAACATGGGACAGTAAAAATCCAATGAAAACTCAAATTGTTTTTGATATTGATGAACATATTCATAATGTGAGACGTAAGCATGTCATTAACGCAACACATAACACTTACATATCAGTCAGTCAAGAAGATGTGGCTCATTTCAGAAAGACAACCAGTAACGTAGACAAAATTAAAAGATTGTTGCAAGCTTAATTATTTTCAACAATTGTATGATATTTTGCACCCAGTCAATTTAAAAAAACTGTATTCTATGTTATAATAATAAAAAATATACAATATACTTATGCATTTTAAAGAAAATGAAGCAGTTAAAGACAGTTTAAACATCATCGAAAATCATTTTAAAGAAGTGGCTAAACGTGACATTACTCAAGAAATGCTCTTGGGATTTACGAAAGATACGCCTAACTTTGTTATCAACAAAGGGTATGCTTCCCAAATAAAGTCAGATTTCACCAGTGTTGTGACAGCGTATGAAACATTTAAAGAAAAATTTAATGAATCCACCTCAAATCCAGAACTTGCGGATATCGTAGAAGCAGTCTCACGGGCTTATTTTACACTGGATGACACAGGTGGTGTTATTGATAAACGTATTGTGAATGGTCAGATGTCTGTTTATAAAGAATGGGTTGATTTTGCGAAAGAGAATGGTGTAGATTCTCAGGAAAACTTTGATCAGTTCAAAGAAACACTCACCAATTGTTCTGTCTTTATTAAGAAAGCGAGTTTAATTGTTAAAGACTTATCAAAGACTATTAAGGAGATTAAAGAAAGTAAAGCTAATGCACCGTATGTTCGTGGATTAATACAAGACTTTATGGAAACCTTTCAGGATAAAGTGGGATCTCAAAATAGTTTCTTCATGGAGATCAATAAAAACGTTAGTCTTTATGAAAATGTTTTGTATAAAATGACTATTGATATTGACACAATGAAAGATGCCATAAAAAAACAAACACCAGAAGTCATGAAAACAATGGCAAACAAATTTTGTGACTCCCAAGTTGAGACAGACAATGATATTTCTAGTTTCTTAAAATCAAAAGATTTTGATCACTTAATTGAAACAAGAGTTCAATTAAAAGGGCAATCAAAACCAGACAATATTCTATTTATAGATGGCTCTTACGCTTATGTTGATAATGGACAATATAGACATACTCTTACTGAATATGACTTCTTTGAATCTCGTACAGAGTTACATGAATCCGCGATTGCTCACTTATCTAGAAAGAAACCAAAAGTCGCCACCTTTTTTAAACGCTTTATTGAAGACAGTGAATCAGCAGTGGATATTATTCCAGTCTTAGACACCTATCAACAATACAGTGATGTAGTGGCTCGTGCAGGTATTAATGTGTTGCAGATGACTAATAAATCAATGGAAGCTGTAGATGACAGTATCAACGAAGTTGTCTTGGAGCACAAAACTAATCAATACATAAATAGCATACTGAGTAATAAATACCAACACCTTTTAACACCAGAATCTCGTGGCATGTTAAAAATTATTTATGATGCAGGCGTTAATAAACAATCTTTGCAAAATTATGTTGGTAAAAAGATTGCAGCGTTAAAAACACCAGAAGAGTTTTTAGAATACGTGACCAAAGTAAAAGACCATTTTTCTGGTTTTACTTACAATGCATTAAGTTCAAAACTAGAAGGGAATGGTATTACGCCTTGTTATGATAAAGATGGTGTTGTTATTTTCAATGTCGAGAACTTTGCTCTGTCTAAAAAATTAGGCTCACCGTCTTGGTGTATTTCACGTACATCTAATTACTTTGAAGACTATACTGAAAATGGAGCACGTCAGTATTTCATGTATGACTTTAATGAAAAAGAAACAAGCAATAATTCAATGATTGGATTTACGATAAAAAAAGATGGATCAATATTGGCTAGCCATTTGAAAAATGATGATGATTTTACATTTTTGACGAATTATAGTGCATTACATTTAGAAGTATTAAAAAATGATTTCAATCAATTTAAACTTAATGACGAATACTCAAAAATAATGAAAGAAAAATATAATCTAGGCGACTATAAAGAGAAACCTAAAAAAACAGGATTAAAAATATGAAGATAACCGATTACGTTAAAGAAATGAAAACTATTGCAGAACAATCTGGGATATCTAATCCTGCTGAAATGAATGAAGTATTAACCTTAGCATTGTTTAAATTACTTCAATCTCCTGCATTGTTATCAGAGTTTACCAAACATAAACTAGAACATCATAATGACAATAACATAATGTTAGGGATCATGGATGATGATCTATTTGCGAAACATTTTATTATTGATCATGACAGTACTGTTAAATCAAATAAAAAAAGTTTCTCTGTTGGTGATAAAGACGTTTATGAAGTTAAAAATAATGTTCTGAAAGAAGTCGAGTTGGATTTTTTAAATGTTGTGAAATCCAGTGAATCGTTTGACGATTTTTGTAAAAACTACTCTGATTTTTTAACCAATACAGATAACACGATTTTAAAGCAATTTTCACATCGTTCAAAAATTGAAAAAACATTAGTGGAAGCTTATACATTGTTAGATACGGTAAGAGAAGGTAAAACGAATCGCACACATTTAGTTGTAGAACCTTTTGGCGAAATTCAGATGAATCATGTTACGCCTGATTTTATGGAATTTGTGAATAAAGACATCAATGGAAAATTAGACCACTTGGCAGAAAAAGACATGCTCTTTCGCACATTTTCATCAATTGACGGTGTAACCTACACCAGTGTTCAGAAATTTAAAGAAGCCTATTTAAACAATGAACTTGAAGAAGATAGCTTTTTATCAAAATTGTTAAGTAGCGATGATCCATCCGTCTGTATTGAAACGATTTTTGAAGGCGAATGGTTTGACACCTATAAAGAAACAACGTTGCGTTCAGGAAAAAAAGCATTATTAGCACCAACAGTTAATGAGATGTATGAACGTTATCCTATTGTAAACGTAATGGTTGAAGTCATGTATGATAAGTATCCTTATTTTAATGTAGAACAGAACGATATGATTCAAATTAAAACTATTTTAGAAACAGCGGATACAACAACTGATGAGATGGATATTCATAAAAAAGAATTTATGGCAGATGTTAATCAATTTTGTTTCAAGGATAAAGAATATAGTGAACATCTTAAAGAAGACACTAAACATACCCGAGTCTATGCAACATCACCTTTTGGTGTATTAATGGAAGTGGGTGGTAGACATACCTTTCCGCCTAATAAAAATTTGAGTGTTTTATATTTAGATGATATTAAAATGAAAACACATCTTAATGATGAAAATGAAATAATTTGTTTGAATCGTTTTCTAAAACTTTGCGAAGAAAATAAAATAGTGTGTGCTTATGATGGCGAAAATCTTTCAGAACGTGCAAAAGAAATTATTAAAGCTCGTACTGGTGTGGCTAGCTTTGATAAAAGTAACAATTTTGATAATCTTGATCACTTATTGCCTTACAAAGTTATTATTAAAGATATGAACGCTACTTATGATGAGTTTATAACACTTAAATCTGTTATTCCTTCACTTCCAGAAAACAGTAGCACTGAGGATATAATAAATACTTTTCAAGCAAAACTAAAACAACAAAATAAATTGACGCTTTGAGCGTCTTTTTATTTTCCACCTCTATGCTATAATATTAGAAAGATAATAATTAAAGACGCTAGGAATTTCATGGTTGATTCAAATTTAAAATACAAAGTTTATGAAAATAAAATGTCTCACTTTTTCTACGAATTAATTGAGTTCAAACTTACCTATGATGGTAAACTTGAAGCCCATGATTTCAACATGTTTAATAAAGTTATGACGAACTATTTTAATTCAGGTGTTTTTAATGAATTCATTGGTGGTAAATATAAAATGTGTAAGCACCGTGAACATGAACATTATTCTATGTATGACAATGAAAGTGGTTCACCTGTTAATAATTTATACATCGGTCACAGTGTCTATGATGAGATAAGAGAAAAGTATCCAGAAAAAGGAGAACACTATGTTGCTCAAATGTATCAATTTATTGATGATATCGAAGCTCTTATTTATGATAAAAATGACGACTATATTGAAAGAAGAAAAAAATATATTCCTAATATGCTAGTGGTAGACTATACCATGAATGATAATGAATTAAAATTTCAAGAAAGTTTTTTTAAATCTGACATCGGACATCATTATAATGTAAACTTTAAAAATCAAAACATTAAAACACTTATTCAAGATAAACTGAATATGGACGCTCCTGTTCAATCAGTTTTTTGTAAAAATTTTGGTGAACATTATGATTTATTGAAGAAAACGTTACCTTATGAATTTTATCCAGAATATATTGGAACTCCTTATGCTTTTGATAAGCAATGTCACTTTATGCATGATGAATTAGAATTACATTATATGCCATCTAAAACTGACCATGATGAACACAGTCGAAATATTGATAACACATGGATTCTTTTACATCAAAATAATCGTTATGCTGGCGGTGTTGTTATTGCTAACTCAGCAGTGAATGAAGTAAGACATATTTCTATGAAATCATCGATAGCTAATAAAGAAAATTGTAAACGCATTATTGATGAAATTTTATCAAATAATCTATTTAGTAAAGAGATGTTTATAACAGCTCCAGAAATACAACGTTATGGTCTACAAGATGAGTTGAGACAACAATATAAAAATAGACCTCTTTATTTTACTCAGAGAGAGAAACATGCTTATTTTATCTTAGAATCTTTTATTGAGTTAAATGGCCTCAGTCAGCATAATGAAAAAATAAAAAATGACTTCTATAAAAACATTATAGTCAAACATGATAAGTTGTTAAATGCGGGTGATCTTTTTGAATATTCGTATGAGTTAAATGAATCACCAGTTGATTTACTGATGGACAAATTTAAACTTGATGTATTAAAAAAATATCAAAAATCTCACAATGATTTAGAAGTGATCGAAAGAGAAACATTTATCAGGAGATGTTTCATATCTCAACAAGGTGAAGATGACTATAAATATTACCTTCAAAACGATTATAGAGGCTTAGATTTTGCATTTAGAATTCCTCTCGATGGGAATGGAACTACTGATTTGTTGAATGTTGTTAAAGATTTCTTATTAAATCAAAATATTGCTTACACTGCTGATGTTTACAAAGGGGTGTATGAAAGTATAAAAAACAACCAACAAATAGCTGAACAAGAGAGTTCACATAAAGAATTTTTAACATACAGTTATCATGCTCTTTATGAGACGCTTTCTGACTTAGGATGTATTAAAACTAATCAAGAACCTTGTTATGTTTTTAGACTGGAAATGGTTGATGGAAAAGGTGTTTATAAAAGTGTTGATAGTGAAAGTGATCTGGTAAGTAATAATGATGCTGCTATTTTAGAATATGATCAAAGAAAAATACCACAACGAGATAGAGGACTATCTACACTCTTTTTGGCTTATGATTCACGAGTTGAAATCAAAAACAATTATGCGGATAATTATCATTTTGCTTTCTCATCGAAAGAACAAATGTTGTCATGGTTTGGAAAACAAGAGTTGACGGATCTTGCTAAACTGGGAACTAAACTTTATCGTTGTGAAATCCCGGCTGTTAATATGATAGCCAGTCAAGTTCAAGTAGCATTTAATGCCAACAAACTAATCAGTAAAATTGAACTAGATTTAAATGAATTTTTAGACATTGAACAAGAGAATAAACCTCTAACAAATAGGAAAATGAAGATATAAAAAAAGCCACTCCAAGTGGCTTCTTTTATTATGCATTTATTATTTCAGAAATTCCATATGCTCAGTGACTGAGTTTGTAAAATTTTGTTCTTTTAAATCTTTTGCTGTTTTCTTTTTAAAAGCGTCTAATTTTCCAGTAGTTGTTGTTGTTTCAACAATATTGTCTTTAACTTCTATTTTAAATTTTTTATCATTGAGAACGTAAAAATCATCATCTTTTTTATAACCACTATCTTCTAACAAGTCAACAATAAAGTCTTTTTCTTTGTCTGCTATTTTACCGCTGTCTTTTTTCTCTATTTTTCTAATTGAGATGACTTTACCAAAACCATATTCAAAACAGATCTTTAATGAGCTGTATTTTTTGTAAAAACATTCTGTTTTAAACTCTTCCTGATTGGTGTCAATCAATTGAGCATTTTTGTTCTCACTGTATAGGTTGTTTGTTAAATCTATTTGTTGTAAAACTTTCTCTAATTTTTCAATATTTTCAATCGCAGCCGTATCCGATGGAGCTGTTTCTTTTAAAATCAATTTATAAGAGGCCAATTTGGTTAATGTGTTTGAAATTAATTTTGGATTAGTGTTCTCGGATGTATCACTTGTTGGCATAATAATATTCTGGTCTTTTATGATTTTTATATGCCTTACATCGCCTAATTGTAAATCTTGATAATCAAATTCTAATTTTTTATCAGTAGCTTGTTTTTCTTCGGCATGAATACCTAGTGAACAAAGGGATATCATGGACAACAATAATATTTTTTTAATCATCTTTTTCTCCAAATAGTAGTTAAATTATAGTCAAATATGGTAATACAAAAAAAGCAATAAGTCAATTAAACTGCAACATATAATCCTTGATACATTGACAAATACATAAAATTTGATATAGTTTCATAATAAAAAGGGGTTTAAAATGAGCGATAAATTTGTCATTTCATTGTCAGCAACAACGAAAAAACATATATCTTTCGATTATTTTAAATCGAGAGCAGAAACACTACTTCTTAAAACCATTACTGAATGGGCCGAAGATCCAAACAAAATCATTGAAAAGAAAATTCCAGAAATTAAAGATTACAATTTTTATTTCAATAGACTGTATAAATTTAGACAGAAAATGGCAGAATCTTTACCTAATAGTTGTATCTTTGAACAAGAGCAACAACCAGATGGTTCTACTAAATATATGGTGATATTCGATATAGAACAAATCATGAAAGATCTCTATGAATCTGAGCTTCAATATAATCAAAATAAAATCAATGATGTGATGATGATTATTTCTGAATTGACTATTAAATTTAAAGCTAATAATTATATTGAAAATATGGACTTCTTATTCACTAATGATGCTGTAACACTTCCAAAAGAAATGAAAGAATGGAATGATTTAGTTCGTAATATGAAAAGCGAAACGTTTTATTTGATTGATGAAGATGACGAACCCTGATATAATAACTTCCTACATGATTAGGGAGTTTTTTTTTGAAATCACATAGTCCATTGCAACCATTAACATCAACACTTTTTAAAGAACATAACCTTAATGTTTATGTGAAAAGAGATGACCTGATTCATCCTTATATTTCAGGTAACAAATGGCGTAAGTGTTTTTACTTACTAGAACATATTATCAATAATGGATATAGAACGGCTGTTACGTTTGGTGGAGCTTACTCTAATCATATTCATGCCTTTGCCTATGCTTGTAATCAGCTTGGCCTCAAATCTGTTGGCATTATTCGTGGTGATGAATTAGCTGGAAAACCCTTGAATAAAACACTCTCATTTGCACAAGAACATGGCATGAAACTTGTATTTGTCAGTCGAGATGAATATAAGAAACGTTATGATGAACACTATAATAATGAATTAGCTATTCAGCACAATGCTTATGTCGTTCCAGAAGGAGGCACTACTTTATTTGCGGTTGATGGTTTTAAAGAAATGCTCACTGAAATTAGAAATAATATTCAATTTGATTCTATTTTTGTTCCTTGTGGTTCTGGTGGCACCATTGCTGGAATTAATGCAAATCTTTTACCCAATGAAACTGTTTATGGTATTAATGTTTTAAAGGGTACCGAATCTGAATTATTGAACACATTAAAAGAGTTTTCATCTATCAAGCAGTATATTATTAATAATGATTATCATTTTGGTGGATATGCCAAGCACACCCCAGAGTTAATTGATTTTATGCAGTCGTTTGAACAAGAATTTGAAATTGAATTAGAAGAAGTTTATAGTTCGAAAATGTTCTATGCTTTTTTCGATATGGTTCGAAAAGGTTCTTTTAAAAACAAGACGGTCGTCTTATGCCATACAGGTGGTCTGCAGGCCAAGATCCATAAATAATATTGATATGAACTATTTCTTGAATGGTGCTTGTTATTTTAATTTTACAGATAATAATATCTAAAATAAGGACAAGGAGAAATCTATGCAAAACATAGGAATGATTGTGAGGGAAGATATTAATAATTATTTTGTAGAAAACATAAAAACAAAAGAAATAGAAGTTGTTGAAAAGTTGCCAGAATCTGATTTTAAGGCCACTGAGTATATTGCTTACTCGCTTGAGAAAAAGACACTGTATCAAACATATAAATATAATTCATTACCTAGCAAAAGTATTATCACTGAAACCAATGAGATTGATGGGATAATTTTCTTTTCGTCACCTTTTCATATTGTAGGTTGTTTGAGTGAAAAAGAAGCTAAGCTTGGCTTTGATGAATTCTTCCAAAAATCATCCTGTAACTTTGTTAAAAACCTTCAATATATTGAGAATGAAGCTGATGGTCATTATGATGTAAAGGGCGATATAGGTTTATATTATAATGAAAGATTCTCAGCAGAAAACTTTGTTGATAAATTTAATGAAAAATTTCATAACGATGTAAAAACTGTTCGTCAAAATTTAGAAGTTGAGCTAGCAGTTATTGAAAATGAAAAAGAAATTATAAAAGTATCTCACAATCTTTTTTTAGTTTCCGTATTGATGGTCATTGCCGTTATCTTAGTTGGATCTTTTTTTAGACTTTAATTCATTAATATGTTACAAATATAAGCTCTTTCATGAGCTTTTTTGTTGCTTAAATTTATTATTTTTGATATACTATAATCCTAATGTAAATAGGGTAAGCCATGAACACTACACTTTCTCCCAATGCTATTGTCAACGAACTTTCTGGCCTGTTAACAGGGGATGAGATTGTTCCCTATATCGATCATAAAGTTAGACAATTTTGTGAAAGCATTGATTTGCCTATTTATTCAAGAGATGAGTATAAAGATAATAACGATATAACAGGTCTTTTTTTTGATGATTTGCATAAAGACAGAAACTGTTTTTTTTATGATTTGACTAATCAATCTGTTGACAGTGTTATTGCTTTAATTGAGTTTATTATTGGTAAAAAAATCAATAATTTTCGTCAATATGTTTCTGCAGTTAATTTCTATTCTGATCTTCACTATGGATCATCTGACAAAGATAAAACTGATTTATCTGTATCCATTAGAAATGAGAACGGTTATGTAAAACTTTCGGTGTATGATGAGAAAACTGAACGACCTATTTCAATTCTTTTAAAAATAGATAATGGTATTCTTTATTTGGAGTCATATGGTTATTATTTTAAATTAGAACTGGTTAATTGGGATTTATTTAATAGCCTTTTTGATCGCTTTATAAATACGTGTCATCAGCGTAAAATTCAAGAAGTTTCAACCGTCATTGGACGGTCAGATGTGACATCAAACTACATTTTAAACAGAAATAAAATGTCAATTTTTGATTGTATACAAGAGACTACAAAACAATTAAACGTTAAAGATATTGTGGATCTTTGCGATGAATTTAAATTCAGTGAAAAAGTCATTTTAAATGGTAGTGGACAGCAATGTTATAAGACTTATGACTATAAAAATATCTTAATGTTAACTGATACTATTTTAAATGAACGCGATGCATTTTTTATTAGACAAGTCATTAGTTTTAGTCATTTTAGATACACACTTTCTAATGGTAAAAAATTGGTATATCGATTTAGTTTTAAAAATCCATCTAAATATAAACTAAAATATTCTTATCTGTATAATTTATCTATATTTGAAGACAACATTGGACCTATGGATGGAGCTATAGGTGATATTTCAATCGACATTGGAGATTTTGAGAATTCAACCTTACTTTTGGGATTTTTCCAAGCAAAAGAAATGGGATTAACCATGCCTAGAAAACATCGTGATGAAGAACCCGATATGTTTTTTAAATTGATGAAAGATTCATTTAAAATTGAAATTGCTGAAAAATTAGAAATGTCGTCAATTGATTTAAAAACAGAGCATTATATCTTATATGAAATGATGAATTTCATGGGGATTTAATGTGTAATGATTGTATTAAACACCTTTATAGTTAATTTTTTCAAATTGGTTATATCGAATACATAATCAATAGTTTTAATTTTTCATCCATATCATCTCCAAGAGAAACTAACTGCCGACCTAATTCATTTGTTGGGTCGATATTTTTCATAACATTTTTTTCAATAAAATTTTTAAATATAATATCTAAATCCTTATCAAAATCAAAAATATCGTTTTCTTCAAAGAAATCTTCATAATACATAGGATATGACTTAACGAAATAAATAGATTGTTTTTCAATGTTAAATGCTATATCAAATTGAAAGTCTATATCTTTACCAGCAAAGAAAGATAACACAGGAACGGCTATTATTTCTCTTTTTTTTGTCATTTTGAATTGGTAATTAAGGTAAAATAAATATTTTTTATTGTCAATTCTGCAAATTGATGTCGATGAATTTGATAAATTGTGTATTAGTTTCAAACTTTCCCCAGACCCAGATATTTCATACATTTTCTTTTGATCAAAATATGAAAAAGGTTTCATTATTTTTCTAAAATAACCCCCTTCATAAAAAGACTTCATGAAATTATTGATCAATGACATTCTGTTATTATCAGGCAATATAATATTGGTTACTTTCTTAGTGTCTTCAAAATCATTATATTTAGATTGTAAGGCTTCTATAAAATTGTTCTTAACAAAAAATGAAAATTTAAGACCTTGTTGTTCTATACCTACTTGAAATCCATTTTTCATGTATGCAACTTCGAAAATAGAGATATCAGAATCAGGGAAATATTTATCTAATGCGTCTTCTAGCAGTGTCCGATTATTCATATTTTATCCTCAAAAATCAATATTATTTATTAATTTACTCCAATTAAAATAATAATCAATGTTACCCATCAAGAAATTTACTATAAATAAGTACATTAAAAGGCAGATTTATAACAAAAAAATTCATCTATAAATCGTATTAAAATAATTTAAAATATTTAAAAAAATCCTTTAAAATCAATAAATTAAACTCGTAATAAATAATCTATAAATTTGACTTTTAGCCTTATTTTTGGTAAAATATTTATATAGAAAGAGAGGAAATTATGACTACTAAACCTGTAAAAATCACCAAGAAAATGCTAGCAGAAATGGAAACTGTTTATTATGCTTATCTTGTAAAAAGAACAGCAGATTATGTTCTATCCAAAAATCCAACTTATCGTTTTGAAATTAAGAGAACCAATATTCAAAATAGAATGCCATTAAGTAAGCTTACTAATACAGGATTAAAGAAAGCCTTGAAAGATTCTCCTTATTCTTTTAAAGTCACTCGAAATAAATATCCAACGCCACACATTGAAAGAGGTTTTCTTAAAATGATCAATGATGTCAATGAAATCATGATTGAACAAGGTCGATTTTTAGAACAAGAGATTACAGATGATGATTTCCTTCTTGTTGAAATGATGAAATTCTAACAAAAGCCTCGAAAGAGGTTTTTTGCTAACTGGCCTTTTTGTGATAACATGATTTTTAATTAAAGGATATCAATCATGAATAAAATAGGCTTCGCTTGTAAATATATGCACGCTGACAGAACACTATCAGCCAAAGACCTTGAAACAGTAGAACGTCAGTATAATACCAAAACAACCACCGCTAAATGGCTATCCAGTGTGGATATCAGCGATTCTTACGCCAAGTTGTTCATGGTTGTAGAACACAATCTTGCTTCCCAGCTAAAACTCCTTGAGTATGTTACTACACTTCCTGAGCCGCTTCGTATGGTGCGTTTAAGCAGCGATCTCCTTCCACTCTATTCTCATCATGCATGGGGACACTTCTACAAGCGAAACGATGTTAAAGCTATCTTAGAAAAAGGTTTTGCTCAAATAGGTCAGTATGCCAGAGAACATCAGATCAGGCTTTCTATGCATCCGGGTCAATTTTGTGTCTTAGCTTCTGACAGATACGATGTTGTTGAGAAAAGCATTGCTGAGTTTGAATATCATGTGGATATGATTCGTATGATGGGGTATGGTCAGACATTCCAAGATTTTAAATGTAATATCCATATTGCGGGTACAAATGGCGTTGCTGGGACTATTGCTGTATTGCCGCATCTTAGCCAAGAAGCACGCAATTGCATTACTTTCGAGAACGAAGAAAAGAAATATGGTTTAGATGATTGTCTTCAATTGGCTGCCTATGCTCCTGTAGTGCTGGATGTGCATCATTGTTGGATACATGAAGGTGATTACATAGCGTTAACAGATGATCGCATACAACGTGTTTTAGAAAGTTGGAGAGGTGTTAGACCCACTATGCATTATTCTCAATCCAGAGAGTTTGTGCTTGATCATTTCAATGATAAACAAAAACTTGAAATACCAGAACTCATGAAATATTATAATAAAAAAGACTTATATGCTCACAGTGACTATATGTGGAATGATTGGAGCAATCTTTATGTGAAAGAATTCATGGCTTATTTCGATATTATGTTTGAAGTTAAAGCTAAGAATTTAGCCATCATTCAGTATTATGAGACGTATTTAAAATAGTTGACTGTTTAGGCTTTAATTGATATAATCTTGGCATTAAATGTCGAGGTGTCCATTGAGAATTAATGTTACCACATCTGTCCCTAGCCTATACATGGTTGAATATGAAATGGTTGGGGATTATTTCAAAACACAATTCTATTCTAAATTTGAGATTAGAGATGAAGCTATTGTGACTTCACCAGAAGCTGTCGAATTGATTGCTCAAATTTTTCAAGAAGAAAACAACAGTGAAAACAGTCAATTTGTTAAAGAAATTGCTATTGCAGAAGCTGTTGATGGCTATGTAACCGATTGTGATGTATTTCTAGACTCTTACAAGTCTACTGATGGATTGATCAGGGATATTCCTATTTCATTTTGTTATCAATTGACTGATCAACGTATTATTGACTTCATTAAAGAACGACGACAATTTATTTTTGACGAACTTCAAATCCCTAACACAAAAAATAGACACCTTCGTAGAGCTGAATCAGTTCAAGTTTCAAAAGTTACAGTATCAAACAATAGACTGTCCGTCAGTTTTGAGTTCTCTTTTCATGTTACAGAAGGTAAAGATTTTTTTATTGAACAATTAGGGAAAAATCGTTTTCGCTATCGTTTGAAAAACAATCATCATGGCGAGACTTTTTTTACTGTCAAAACATCATTTCATCAGGAGTTAACATAATGGATCAATTTCAAGAAGAATCTATCCAACGATACATTCACAATTACAATACTTTTTTATACCTACTTCAAAACAGAGCTTCCAAATCTGATGAAGAGCTTATTCATCTATTGCAAGACAACCATAATATGTCACGTTCAGTGTTGATGGATTTGGGTGTAAAGTTCAATGAAATTGAAAGAATTCGCACGCTGAATGAACGTGTTCGAGAGCTTCAAGAAGAACAAGACAGTTCCGATATCACTTATGATAAAGTGTCTATTTTCATTAAACAAATTTCAGATAAAGTAAAAAAATCTCTCTCAGATCTAGGTCTTTATGCACTTGTTGATGTGGGTATGTCACCTAATTTGGAAATAAAAGTTCGTATCATGAGTTCTACGCCAAAAGAAGGGAGCCGTTCTAATTATCGCTCAGAAGAAGAGTTTCAAACGTATGCTAAAAAGAAGCTGGATGAACATAATCGTTTCATGAGTAACTTTGAAGTTTTGAACCGTAAGGATGATGGCTTTGTAGTTGCTTATACGAATAGCAATATAGGTTTGATTCAAGATTGTATTGAGAAATCGCTTGGCACTGATGTAGGAAGTCTTGAATTTGTGTTGGACAACGTTTATGATGGTGAAAAACCTAATCATCGTATTGTGCCTTACTTGAGTGAACTGACGCTTCGTTTCTGGACATTGCCTAGTAGCCGATCTTTTAATGAAATAAGTCGATATTGATTTTATTTTATAAAGTTAACAAAAAACTCGAATTCAATCGAGTTTTTTTGTTTTCAATAGATTAGATACTCACTTTACAAATATGGTAACGAGCATAATCACCAAAGTTACCGATAAAGTCTCCGCGAGTATATTTTACATTACCAATGATATGAGTGGTATTGTAAATATCTTTACCATCATATACTTTTATATTGTTATCGACAACATGAACAATACTGTATGCTGTATTTCGACCGTTTAACCAGTAATTGCTAGGGTAATCATATTGACAAGTTGGCTTTGGTGGTTCAGGAGGCAATTCAGGAATTGGTGGTGTTTTGTCTACAAATTTAATAGACTCAGTAGGCATACCTTTACCTATTACTACATTGTAATCTGCAAAGCTGTTTGTGATCAGCAGAGAGGTAATTATTATCATTATTTTTTTCATATTCTTTTTATAATTGTTGTGTATTATAATATAACTTACCATGTAAACGTGGCTTGTAAATATAGTATTTTGCTTTAATAAAAGCAATATTCAAGATATTGTATATTTATGTTGCAGTAAATTTTCTTTTTTGTTATAATCTAATATATTTTAGGAGAACCACTATGGGCACACCCGCAACCACAAGAATTGCTAACGAAGACGATTACATTGAACACCATACTCGTTGGGATGGTTTTCCTGAAGAGATTATAGGTTATATGCAAAATTTGTCTTCTAAATGGGAGACGGCTATCGAACTTTTTAAAGATAAAATCACTGATGATAGTCAAGGAACAGTTGGCCTTACTGAATGGGCTAGTAATTTTGAGAAACTACTCGAACAATACAAAGAATCCCCAACTATTGAAATAACAAGCTTATTGTTATGTTTCCTTTCTTTTACTCATCACCATGTGTTGCCACATAAAGCACCTGATGATTTGTTAAGTTACTGGGGTGAAGGAGAACCTGATGTTACTGCTCAATTGATTAATGGTGGGTTTACTTATACCAAATTAGATGAAGATGATGAAGAACCAGAAGATGGAGAAAATAGACCTTCCCTCAAACAGCCAGATATTACGGTAGTTGTTAAACCTATTCCAGATGATTTCAAGGTCATGAGAATTTATAATCTTAACAAAGAAGGTCAATTGGTAGAAGATGATTATGTTGACTTTAAATATAAAGACATTACCGAAGAAGAACTTTTTGCTAACGTTCTACATCTACCATTGTTTTTAAGAGATGTATACACATTAACTAAGACAACAAGAACAGAAAGAAAGAATAATGACTATAAGGATGACTCACTCACCAGATTGTTTCAAAAAATAGCAGAATTCTATCAGCCTACCACTGAATACATACGCTATGGTAGGGATAGCCATGATAAAGTTCGAACACTGGCTGAGCGGAAAAAATCTATTTCTGATTCTTTAGATAATGCTGAGTCTATGATTCCCTTTGATCTTTATACGTCTTCATTAGGTAATCACATTGCATTAGCAAACCCCGGAAAAGTTTTCCCATTGACGAAAGGTGAAAGTTTGTCTGAGTATACTGTCTCTTTCAAAGTTGCTATGTTTGATAATCGGCTTAATTCTATTTATTGCAATATTCCTAATAAAAGCGAAGAAGAAATGCTTTCTTTATTGAACGATGTCACTTTGAGATTCGATTTTAGAATGCATCGTTTTAATACTTATCATAAAGTTGATAATATCAGTGAACAAATAGAGTTTTTACAGTTGATTTGTGATGAACCATATTTAGGTATTCATTATGAGGAAGCACTTATTAGCTTAATGGAAAATCAATATTCTATTGAGATGAACAATCTATTGGAAAGCAATGAATAAGTATCCACAGATTAAGATTGTAATAGAAAAGAGCCTTATGGCTCTTTTTTATATTTTTTTGTTTTTTTCCTGCTCTTGGAATAGTTTCCATTCCCTTTCAATAATTTCAGTTTGCATTATATAGGAAAGTTGATCATATTTTTTTAATTCAGGGTTACTATTAATCTTTTCATCATTTAATAATGATTTGATGACAAACCCCAAAGTAATGCCAACTACTTTACCATCATTAGCATACACTGGACCGCCTGACATGCCTTTTGTAGTTGAATTACTGGTTAATTTGTAAAACTCTTTTTTTACCTTATGACTAGCATTTTCAGAAGTTTGAATGAACTTGGTTTTCATGACATAACCTTCTGATTTTGCTGTTACATAAAGAGATGTATTTCCATATGATGTAACCTTTTCATCAATTATAGAATGTCTCCATTCAGGAATTTTACCAGTAGCTTTGGCCTTGATAAATACAAGATCGCAACCAGTGCTGCATCTGTACACGACATTGCTTAAAAAAGGTGTGTGTGCTGCTGAAACAGCGTAATCTTCATTCCATTGAACTGATGAAGCAGCAAATATGTAAGGTAGTGGAAATCCAGAATAAATAGGTTTGTAGCCAAGAGCTTCATCTGAAGATGAAACCTTTACAAAACCATTGCAACCAGTTAGCAATGATAACGAAAAAGCAATGGCAGCAGATTTTACTAATTTTTTCATCAAATATAACTCCTTTGTGATAATACTATTATACTAAAATTATAATATTAAGGCAATTTATCTATTAAATAAACGACGAGTGACATTTTTAAAATTTTAAAAATAAATGATTAATGGTGAAAATTTATCAAATTATTTTCTATATTTTTTTTTCCTGTTCTTGGAATATTTTCCATTCTCTTTCAATGATTTCAGTCTGCATCATATACGAAATAGAGCTAGGTTCTATAAGTTCTGGAACCTTTGCCAACTTTTCTTTACTTAGTAATGTTTTAATTACGAATCCTAATGTAATTCCGACGACCTTGCCATCTTCTCCATAAATCGGACCACCTGACATGCCCATTATGCTGGATATGTTATTAAGTTTGTAAAGTTCTACCGATTTTTTGTTATTTATTTCAACATCTTTCTGAAATCTTGTTAAGAGCGATACACCTTCTGTTTTAGCTGGTATATACAGTGGGGAAGTACCATAAGCGGTTAATTTTTCATTCGGAACGGAATGTCTCCACTCAGGAATATTACCAGTTGCTTTTCTTTTGATAAAGACTAAATCGCATCCTGTACTGCAGGTGTAAGCGATGTTTCTTAACAAGGGCGTATGTTTGGCCGTCACACAGCATAATCTTCGTTCCATTGAACAGATGACGCAACAAAGAATAAAGGTAAAGGAAAGCCAGAAAATACAGGCTCGTAGCCTGTTGCTTTTTCAGCAGATGTTAATTGAATGGTGCCATTACAACCAGAAAGTAAGGTGACAGCCGATATCACAAGTCCATACTTGATACATTTTGAAAGTCCATTTAACACAAAATTCTCCTAAAAACATTTAACTCATATTCAGATTGCGTCAAAAAAATATTTAGTCAACTTTAAAATTGACCAGTTGGTCAATAAAATGACGAATGGTTTTATCATTTGTTTATTGTATAAAATATGTTTTACTGTTGTTATAGGACATTAACTGCCTTGCCAAGCACACTGGCGAAATCTTTATGATAAGTGATTCAAACAAATCAACAGTAAATTAATTAACTAAGTGCTTATAGTTAAAGGAGACTAAAATGAGTAATTTTGACATTGCCAAGAAAGACGCTGCACGTCTATTAAAAATAGCTAAAGAAAACCTATCCGGTGATATGCCGACCATTCCTATCAAAAATCTAAGTCAAGCTAAAGAATATATTGCTAAAATAAAAGGATACAAAACATGGTTTGAATATGAACGTGAATTAAAAACACAAGATGCTCAATACATTAATTTTCATAAAAATGAAAAATTAGCCGAAATTAAACGTGTTCTTGAAAACATTGATGACCTCACGAAACAAATACCTTTTAAATTTATCCCATCTGATCGTATAGTCGATGAGTTTAAATACTTTGAGAAAAAAGAAAGACAATCGTATGTCATAGCTAAAGAAATACAGGATAAAACATTTTTTTCTTCGCCTGAAAAACCTTGGAACATTAGTCAATATCCGCTTTATATCAGTGGTTCTACAGGATCGGGAAGTGATGAAAGTATATTTTCATTGTTGAATAATTATGTGAATAACCAAGAAGGGGCTATCATCCTCAATGGTGATGGTGGTCATTCAAGCTTCTGGAAATTATATTCATCCGTTACTCATGCCAAACGAAATGATGACTTTTATATCTTAAATTTTATGAGTAGAGATGAAAGTGCATCTAATACCATTGATCCGATTAACGATATCATCGGTGATGAAGCACTCTTTATGATATTGTTTGGTCAAAAAATGGGAGCATTGATTAATTCTCTATGTGAATGTATTAAAAATGCAGATGGTTTAGTGTCCTTTGACAATTTAGAATCCTTTTTAAATTTAGACAACTTAAAACTTTTTTTAACCGATGATTTATTCAAATCTGCATGGTTGCAAATTGAAAGCTACCTTGCTGAGTTAGTAGACTTCGATGAGCGTAAAGCGATTAAAAAACATGTTATCAATTGCATGCAAGCTCGAAAAACTGTTGATGTTATACTCAATCATCCTTTTGTTTTTTCTATTCAGCCACAAGTGAAAATGGATAAAGTGTTTTATCAACGTAAACTATTGAATATTATGTTTCCATCTTTAGAGAAATCCCCAGATTACTGCTCTAATTTAGTTGCTTTGATTGTGGGAAATATTGAACATGTTGCTCGCAAATTTAAAGGTGTTCAAAACATTCAAAATATTATTTATAAAGAAATAGATTATTCTACATCTCATCAGTTAGTCGATTATATTTTCAAAGAAACAAATCATGAGGCTATCAATTATATTTATAAATTTTATGGTCACTGGCAGCGATCATTGATGATTCCTAAATGTGTTGCTGAATCAAAAACATTTGCATTGATGAAAGAATATGATGAATACCCAGATGCTTTAAAGATAAAAATTTTTGACTATATGGTGGATAAGAAAGGAATATTTAGTAAAAAAGCCTTAAAAGATCTTGATTGTGGTGAGGCATTTATATTCAGTACACTGCATCGACCAGTCTGTAAAGTTAAAATGATATATACGAAAATAGAAAGTGTTCATAGCTCTCAGTTAAATAGAAAAAAAATGTAATGTATTAAATAATATTTATCTTGATTAAAACACATGACAACTTTATTATTTTGATAGAAATGTTATAATAAAAAAAACAATAAAATTGTCATGAATCAAGAATATTTAGATATAGCCTCAAATTACTCAAGTTCTTCAAGATTTAGTCACTGTATTGGCTATATTAAGATCCTTCCCTTTAAAGACCCTACTGATGGTCTTCTCAATAGTTTAAAAACAAATTCTAAAAATATACTATTACCTTTTGGATCAATCAAACAATATTTAGAAGCTGAACAGTTTCATATGATTGCTATTCAAGACAATGAAGAAATCACAGCTCGTTATCGTCTATTAAATGATATGAATATTATAAAAAAAATAAAACCTAACTTCACACAATTAAGTGTATTAGCACAAGAGGCTGGTGTTGATTATGGCGATCTTTTGGCTGATGTTAACCAATTAGAGCAAATAAATGAGCAATTGTTAGCCCCATTTAGACGAACAATAGACTATTCACACGAACTATTATTACTCTGTCCTTATTTAATTAAAAGCAAATCATTGCCAACTTATGATAATTATTTGAACATGTTAAAAGACTTAAATGAAGAATATGACGATATATTACATAATGGTTTCTATGACAAAATAGAAACACTCAAACATGAAATGGCTCACCATATGATCACTTTTCACAATATATTGGATAAAGTATTGGAAAGAATCCAAGAAAAAAATCCAGAAATTTTGTCTACAATGAGTTCTCGATATTCGACTGAATTAAATAATTCCACTGGGGATATTTCACAGTTCTTATTGGATAAAACATTTGATGAAACTATTCAATCTTCTATAAAACTTGAAGACAATCAAAAAGTTCAAGCCTATATCGTATTTAAAGATAACAGTATTGCAGTGAAAACAAAAGGACAATTTTCAGCTATCAATACGATGTCTGAATTGGATAATTCTTTTGTTGGATTAAAAGAAAGTATTGTGGCGTATAAATTAAAAAAACGACCTCAAATAGCCAAGTTATTCATAGAGCTTGCAAGAGAAAGCATTCATTTTGACAAGTGTCTTATTGCTATTGATACGTTTATCAATAATGAACAAATTCTTAAAAATATGAAAATGGATTTAAACATATTTACAAATAAGTCATTTGAAGTTATAGATGACCACATGAATAGTTTAGTAAATGAACATAAAACTAATCAGTATGCGAACAGTATATTAAGTAATAAAAATAAACACCTATTAACACCCGCAGCAATAGCTTCTTTTAAATTATTAAGAGAAATGAATGTCACTGAACAAGAATTACAAAAGGCTGTTGGCAAAAAAATGGCGGCTATTAAAACGTCTGATGATTTGGAAGCTTACTTGGTTAAAGTGTTAGGACAGTATACAGGTTTTAGTCATGAAGCTGTATCTTCTAAATTAGAGCGTGCATCCATTATACCTGTTTATGATAATGGTGATGTATTAGTATTCCCAGTTACTGAGTATAAACATTCAAAAGAGCTAGGAAGTCCAAGCTGGTGTATTGTTCGTGAAGAAAGTTATTTTAGAACTTATACTGATTACAATCAAAAACAATATTTTATGTATGACTTTTCTAAAAATGAAAAGGATAATGATTCTTTAATTGGGTTCACACTCACAAAAGATGGTAATTTTCACACTCAACATCTTAGAGATGATGATTACCTAAGTGTTGATGAAAAATTACAATATATTGCTGATAATATCATGTTTAACCACAAAGATGAATTTAATCTCAGTGAAAAGAAAATAGCCAGCTTGGATAAAATGTTTGAGAAGACATTAAAAAAACAAATAAATAAAAATAAACAGGGTCTATAATATGAATTTAAAAGAATACAGTAAAATATTAAACGATACCTTAGAACGAGTTGAAAACGAAACTGGTCAACAGTTTAGTAAAGATGTTGAAATGTTAGCCATTAATAAATATTTGAATACTCCTATTATGAAATCAGCTTATCCAAATATTGGACTCATTCATGATATTAAAAATGATGCTTATATGTTGGAATACAATGCAGATGGTTTTCATAAATTTTTTGGTTTGATGACAGAAGACGGTTTTGAATTTAGATCAAAATTTGGTAACTACTCCAATATCTTGAGTGGACTAAAACCCATGATCAGTGAAGCTGTTCAATCATCAGCCAACAACATGAAAGAATTATTGCAACCAGCAAGCACTTTTAAAGATTTCATAAAAAATATTAGTGATAACGATCTTAACAATATTATTGCTGTTTCTGATCGATCCTATGCTGAGTTTTTCAAAGTTGTTAAAATGATTAAACAAGAAGACCCGCTCACTCGTGATTTCTTAAAGCTTGCTTTAAAAGTAATGAATAAATCCAATCAGAATGCTAAGTTTATTGATAATTATATGGAAGACAGGGTATATGAAATTATAAAAGAAGGGTTTGCAGAAGGTAGTGATCGATTAGGTCAATTAAGAAGATTACTTCACATTCAAGATTTTGACATTGATAATTATGATTTTGATGACACTGATGATGATCGTCAAGTTGAGTTTCTTACAAATATCATCAAGGAAGGATTTCCTAAGAACAGTATTGGGTATTTGTTATTAAATGATCATAAAAACTTCATTCATAACGTATTTGAACAACTCGTTTTTGAGAACCTAAAAAAACCCTTATGTTTTAGTATGAAATTAATCAGCAATGATTTAACAGTTGAACAATTATATAAAGCTAATCCTATTGTGGATATTGTCTTTAATGAAGCATTAAAACAAGACCCATTGCTAAATGAACAACCAGAAAACCTATTTAAACACAGTGTTATAAAAGATAATGATATATTTACATACGAACAAGGTGTTGATTATTTTGCTTATCTCGATCATATTTTAGAAGAAACCGACAGATCATCCGTCATGATGGAACATTTTAAAACGCCACCACATAGACGTTCATATGCAGTCATTGACCCAGAACTAGATGTGGATGTTGTTCGTTTTATCGGTACCGCTGGGCCTGATGTTCGATATCTCTTATGTGCCAGTGTTGATAAGAAATCAGAATCTAAGTATAAGACATTAAATCTAGATACCTATCTTCTTACAAAAAATGTATCTCCACAACAATTAGAAGACGCGGTTAAAAATGTGATTGACTACTGTAAAAAAAATGAACTTATATTATGTTTAGACCACAAGTCCATGCAACAAGGTTTAAATTATGATGAAGATGATATTGTGTGTAATATAGTTGATAAATTTAAAACTGAAATCTGTGCTGTTCTATTACCGTCATCATCAGAAAAAAAACGTCATACTTTGATTTCAAATTTGGATCTCCCTTATGCTGATATTGTTAAACTTGATAACAAAATTGGAGAGATGATTGAAGCTAATATGAATGTAGATGATATGAAAACCATGTTAAAAAATGGAAATAAAACAATAAAATTAAAAATGTTAAAATAAAAAAGAGCTTCTAAAAGCTCTTTTATTTTTAAATCTTATATCAATAATTAAAACTTTCTTGATATATTTTCTCTAGAACATCTTCAATACGCGAAACCATCTTAAAATTAGCTTCTATACTGACACGATCTTCTTTTGATACGTTATCACCAATCCATACCCATGTGGTCTTGTTTGGAACATCAAGAAGCGTTAAACCTTCACAACATTCAATCGCATCTTCAATCATATGATTTTCAATACAAAAATCTCCAACAAGTGCTACTGAGTAACCAATGTTAGGTTCGTAGTCATTATAAAAGCTACTGAACAGAATAGATTCATCCAAGAAACCTTCGTTATAGAGAAAATACATGACTTGATTACCATGTGTGCTGGAATCTCGACCAAAATACAGATTATCAATCAAATGACAGTCATCGTAACAGAAAAAAGTTTCCATATCTTCTTGATTGACTGAATTTAGCTTCAAAAACTCATTGAGAATAGTATCAATAACAGAATCCATATCGCGTTGTGTATCCACAAAAGCAATACCTGTTTGAGTATAAGAGTATAAAAGAATATTTGATAATCCAGAAGCCGTCATATCATCAGTCAAAGTTGTATAATTATTTTCAAACCATTTATCAGCATATTCGATGAAGTCTTGACCTAGCTCAGCTTTAAACCAAAAAATAGCTCCATCCCAAGAAAAGTTAGTGTCTTCTTCAAGAAAACTAATAGGTTGGTTATCTTCGATAAGATTAGCATGTCGGCTATTGTCTAGATTGAGCACCATCAGTACGCCATCAAAATGATGGAACACTGGAGCATAACTGAGTTCAAATTGCTCTTTTGTGTGTTTGTAATACATGTTAAACTCCTATTAAATTATACATCTTCTTCTTCTTTAAAGCGTTCAACAAAATCTTCTGTTTCTGGCAAACTTTCTAAACCATAGGAAGCCACCAATTTAACAGGATAATAATCTGTTACTGCATAGTTTGGGTTTTTCTTTTTAGGTGGAAGCTTATATTTCATAAATAATTCAGCCGATTCGCGTTCATCTTCAACAAAACCTTCATATACACTGAATGTCATCTTATCTAAATCGAGGACATACACCCATTCGCAATAAAGAGAGTCACCTGCAAAAGAAACGCTGTTGATTAAATGAATTTCATCATCTGAATCAAAAATATATTGTAACAGTTCATGAGCTGCAGGCTGATGATGTTTGGGGGTGTCATATAAGTTTTTCTCTTGAAACTCTTTTTCACTGTGTAACCGAACATTTCTTAATTTCTTCTTGAATATAGCCATTTTTTTTGCATCAAGTGTGCGAACAAAATCTAAAACGTCGATACCAGTCCCACCGGGATAGCCATCAGAACGACCATATTGTGCGGCTTGAAACCTTTTATTTGCATAAACGCATACCAAGTGTCTTGTGCCCATATAAATCTCCTAAAATAAGTATCGTCTATATTATCATCTTTATCTTGAAATTACAATAAAATAATGATAGTCTATTGTGAGAAAAATGGAGAAATCATGAATATTCAATTGATTTTAGATAAAACTAAGTTTACCGATTTAGAGAAAATAAAAGTAGGTGCATTTATTACACCACTGACTAATAACATGAGTATCGTGTCGATTGAATATTCAGACTTAGATAAATATGAAATGATTAGCATCCATTTACATGACATTGTTTATTATTTTGGAAAGTCAGAAGTTGGACAAGTCTTAACATTGACATCATTTGAACGTTCAAAAGAAACTTATACAGAATACCAATTTTTTAGTAGTTTTATCCCTACGATTGTTTACAAATTTAAGGAAGGTAAATCATTAGGCATGGGTAATGGAAGAAAAGAACGAAAACGAACCACTTTATACAATACTGCGTATGTTGATCCCATGATCAAAGTCGATATCGGTTATGCGGGTGGATCTGAAAAGCCAAAACAGATTACTGTTTATGTTCAAAAAAACGATTTGGTCAAGGTCAACAAAGGTTTCACATTGGATCTCGTTAACTATTATTTTACGATTGACATGAAAACAAAAGAAGTTTTAGAAACACACTCGCATGGTGCAAAACGTTACAACATGTTATTTTCTGATAAACAATTTAAAAATCATACAAAATATAAATACTCAACAGAACTGGCAGAAAATTTTCTCGGATGTTTTAGCTCTTTGAATGATGTTCAAGATGTTTATTCAACGATAGGAAGGGAAGGGATACAGAATTTTGTTTACCTCAGTAAAATGATTTTAATTTAAAACCACCAGATAACAAAAAAGCCCTTTCGGGCTTTTTGTCGTTTTAACTTTCGTCATTACTGAGAATATGACTGTATATTTGTTTCATGGTAATAGTGCTGATAGGTGTTTTTGTTTCTTGATCAACAACAATACCAAGGGCAGTGTTATTTTCTCTTAATTCAACAATCACATCCATCAAGTTATCATCAGTTTCCAAAATGATAGCTGGTCTTGTAAAATCAGCCACTGTTGCCATTGTGACACCTTTAACAAATTCAGGAGCCACATCACGGTAAAACACGATACCAATCATTTGATCATTGTTCATCACGAAGAAACGTTTGTTATTTACGTCTTCAAATGCTGAACGATATGTCATCACTGGTTCATTGTAATCCATAATAACGGGATGAAAATGTTTATCAATAACATCCCCTATCTTAATTTGTTTAATATTGAAAATCCTTTCCAGCATTTTTTGTTCTGATTTATCAATAATACCATTCTTTCTATAATGCTTGATAGTCATTTTCAACTCGTTGAGACTCATCAATCGTTTGGATTCCAATTTGAAAATCTTAACCCAAACATAGGTTAGTAAAATGAATGGATAGTTAACAAAGTAAGCATATCGAGGAATCACACTGAGTTTAACCAATATCTTTTCATAATTATAGTTTGCAACAATTTTTGGTAATGTTCTGGCGAATACAAGCATGAAGTATGTTAATAGACCAGTGAAAATTAATACATATTGATGTGGTAAGTATTTTGAAGACATTGCACCCAAAAGGGAGCTACCTAAAATACTACTTAATGTGCTAGAAACTGTCATCGCAGTAATATGCCAGTCCTTTTTATTCATTATTTTTTCAATACGTTTTTTTTTCTTATCTGGGATGTCGTCTCTGTTCATTAATAGATTTAGTTTTATATCATCCATAATCACAAGCGATGATTCAATAAGAGCAAACATACCAGAAATGGCTACGATACCAATAGAAGCAAGTATAAGCAATCCAATTTCTATGTACATAAAAGTCTTCCTTATTAGCGTTTATAATCATCAGTTTAGCACACATATTATCAAAATAAAATGATTATTTTTTTATTTTTTTACAAAATTATTTCAAAATAATTTTTAATACTCATACATGCGATACACTTCAAAATCTTTCTCTGTTAAATTGTTGGCGTCTAATCCAAATTCATTGAACAAACTATCAATACTTTCAGCATTAAATATCTTATTTTGTTTAAAATAATCCAAAGAATATTTAGACAGTAATTCATTCAATGAAAATTCTTTATCTGTCCCGGCTACTCTGATTGTATTTTGACCAGTTTTTAATACATAAATATATTGACCAAGACAATTAGCTAAAAAGCCGGTGCAATTGTTGGAAAAGTCTGCAATCAAAAACCATTCATCGTAGCTAATACGTTTTGAAACAAAATACGGCGTTTTTACTAATTTTTGTTTTAATACCATATGTTCGTCAATAAAGTCAACGCCTTTATTTTTATGAATTTCTCTCAATTGTCCATTATACAGATGATAGAGATCTGGTTCTCCTGCTTTATCAGCCGCGTAACATTTGTAGACCGGACTATCTCGATCATTATTTACACTGAAATCCATCGTTGATTTAATAAAATGATAGTAATTCTTTACACCATTTTTTGACAACACTTTGAAATCCTTTCTGGTTGCATAGATAAATGGGCAGCTATTAACAATTTCAACAATGTGGCGGCTAGCATGCTCCAACTTATTTTTTTTACTGGCAGTATCTACTTCTTCCATATAGGTTTTCATATCATCGGTTGGTTTTGGGGTCATTTTGAGATTGAATTCATAGACCAGCTTCTTGAAAAAATAGCCGAAATAAAACGCAACATGAAATTGTTGATGTTCGGGTTGAAACTGAATTTTTAGTTTAAGTTTTCCGCTCACAATTATTGTAAACATGCAATTTTTTTTATCGTAAGCTAAATTGTTTGCTTGATAATGATAAGGGATATCATCTCGATGTTTATTTGATTCTTGAGAACGTGTGTGCATTCTTAATTGATTGTAATGTTCCCAATAATTCATGATGACCTCCTATAAAGTAGACAAATTATACCACTTATTATAATACTTAACAAGGATTATTAAGCAATTTTAAGCTAAGAAACAATTAAAAATGATTACTTTTCAATGATTAAAAAAAAGTATTTGTTTTTTCTTGGAAAGCCTCTATACTTAGAGATAGTTTATACATAAGGAGTTTAAATATGATAAAAGTAGCAATTAATGGATTTGGTAGAATTGGCAGAAACGTTTTAAGAGCTTTTCACGAGCATCCACATTATAGAAGCTCGATTGAAATCGTCGCCATTAATGATCTTTCTCCCATTGAACATTCCGTTCACTTACTAAAATATGACAGCATTCATAAACAGTTTGATAAAATTGTTAAAGCCCACGACGACGAAATTCACATCAATAATCATAAAATTAAATACACATCTATCAAAGATGCTAAGTTGCTGCCTTGGGCTGCATTAGATGTTGATATCGTATTTGACTGTACAGGTAAATATACCAAGCATGAAACCGCTTCTGACCATTTGGTGGCTGGGGCTAAACGTGTTGTAGTTTCAGCACCTTGTGATGGAGCTGATAAAACCATTGTCTGGGGTGTGAATGAGAATACATTGGTTGCCAGTGACAAAATCATTTCAAATGCATCCTGTACCACCAACTGTCTTGCTCCTATTGTAGCACTTATCCATAGAGAGTTTGATATTAAAAATGGCTTAATGACCACTATTCACTCTTATACAGGTGACCAACGCTTGGTGGATACTGATCATAGTGATCTTTACAGAGCACGAGCCGCCGCTCTTTCTATGATTCCGTCTAAGACAGGTGCAGCAAAAGCTATCGGCCTGATTATTCCAGAATTAAAAGGCAAGATTAATGGACTATCTGTTCGTGTTCCAACCCCTAACGTTTCATTGGTTGACTTTACTTGTAATGTTAATAAAGAAGTGACTGCAGACGCAGTAAACAATCTCTTCAAGACAGAAGTTGCCAAAGGCGTATTTAACGGTGTATTGGGTTATAACGATGAACCACTAGTCTCTATTGATTTCAATCATAATAAGCATTCAAGTGTCTACGATTCCACTCAGACCATTGTGCATGATGGTATGGTCAAAGTGTTTGCATGGTATGATAATGAATGGGGTTTCTCAAACAGAATGCTTGATTTGGCATTAACCATTTCTAAATTGAAATAATTAAAGGCTCGAAAGAGCCTTTTTTGTTGACATCTACCTATCATTTTTGATATCATAGTTCAAATTTAGGAGAATGCTATGTCAACTGTTATCTATAATGCTTATCGTTTTAAATCAAACAGAGCTTCCACTGTTGAAAAAAACAATACGCTCATTCGTGAAGTGTTGACTAAAAAACTCAAGTCTACTATTTATAAAAAAATGACAGACCTTTTTATTGAATATAAATTTTATCTGATGAGAAATCCAGAAAAAAAGAATGAACTTAATAGCATTCATAGCTTTTTGGACTTATCTAGTTATGACACACCTAAACAGCAATCAGTTTTTTTGAAAGACTTGATTAATCAACGAGTCTATTCTGATACTAAATTTTATAAATTATTTGTTGAAATGACCACTGAATCGACTAGATTTAATCTCAGCAATAACTTTAACCATAAAGTTACAGTTTATTTTAGAACAGTAGGTGAATATACTTATTATCTTTTTATGAGTAATATGAGTGATGTTACTTTTGATTTTAGGAATGACTTCGAAAGCTACATGCCTGCGACATTTACAACTTATGATTACTGGAATAATACTGATGGGCCAGATGATATGACCTATGAAGCATGGAGTGGTCGTGGCCGTAAATGGGATAAGGTATTCAAGCATAAACCTTCTAATGAAATGAATAAAATTGAAATTGAACTTGAAAATTATTCTTTAATGGATTATCAAAATTGTATTGATTCAATTCCTGATGATTATAACCTGTTTAAGCTCTATTATGATGAAATTAGATCGGAAATCTATTTCTCAGAAATTACTGAAAAGTATTTGAAAGAAACTGGTAAACGAAGTGATAGTAAAACTTTCCGTGAGACAGTTGCTCGGATTCGACAAGATTTTGCAGATGGCTCTGCGTTAGAACTCTACCCAGAATTTGAGGCAAGTCCTTACACTAAGGATAGAATTCTAAATTCATTGTTTTATGACAGCATTCCAAAATCCACTGAAATTCAAATGTGCTGATTTTGATTGATTTGAAACATAGTAACGTGTATAATTGCAGTTAAAATAGGAGAAATAAATGTCAACATGTATTTCAAATGGTTACATACTTGAAACTTCAAACTCTAAAAAAGTGAATAAAGTGAACGAACGGCTTCGCCTCATTTTTAATCAAATTTTAAAGGATACATTAGTTTCTAATATGGTTTCCATTATGTCTCCTATTGCTAACTACACCTGTAATTTAAAATCTGATTGTGCTGAGCGTCATGATTCTTATTTGGAATGTATTCAGTCTAAAAACCATGAACTACAAAATATAGCATTTGAAACGAGTGTTCGTCATAAGTTTAGGAATGATGAAGGCACACTTTTTGATTTCACTAAAGATGTCATTGAGTTGATGTCAAACCAAAACATTTATAGTCAATACAGTCTTAATTCGGAAAAAATTTATTTCAAAACCGTAGGTCATGTGACTTTATATTTCTTTGCAGTATCCAATGCCGTTGCAGAACAATTTGAAAAAATTAACCAACGTCATAATATTTTAAAAAAATATGAATACTATGACAATACGGACAAACCCGATGAAGTTACTACAAAAGCTTGGGAACATCGTCGTCATACATGGAATCGTGTATTAGGCCATTCTATGAATATTTCCGAAGTTATGTATAATATTCCTATCAAGGTTGATTTTTATGATATTCGTGAAGATACTGTTATGGCTGAACTTCCAGATGAAGCGGAACGACTTCGTAGTGTTTATAAGCGAAGCCGTCTCAATGAAATATGCCAAGCTCAATTAGCTGAATATGAAGCAAAGCATGGAGCAGCACCTGCTATGTCTGAATATTCCAATATCTACTTTGAAGCTGCAGAAGCTGTTGCAGAAGAAATTAAACAAGGTGTCTATCTTACGTCTCAAAAACATCTTGATATGATGATCAATCAAGAAGATTTCTTTAACGCCATTTTTTACAAAGAAAGCAACTATTTTAAAAAAGAAGATTAATATGATTGTAAATGAAATTTATGAACCTGATGAACCTGAAATGATTGAGCACATGGACATTTTTCGTGAGGCTCTGTTACCTTACATGTCGGAGGATGCGATTGTTAATATTGAATACATTGGTAATCGTTATGATGTCGATATCTCAGAAGGTCGTTTCGCTGGAGTTAGTTTTCTAGGTTATTATTACAATGATTATATCAGCATTGAATTGAAAAGTAAGCAAGCATTTTATAAACTATTTGAGCTTTTTCCACAATCTACACCTATTGATTATGAGACTTTAAATAAAAACTTAACTCGTTTTAAATTTTTATATGCGTTTGCTTTTGGACGTAATCTTAATATAAAATCCATTAAAAATGAGGATGATTTGCTGAATCATCATACCTATGATGGCCCTAATTATTATCATCTTATAAAAGAACCTGACATGGAAAATTCCAGATTTTCAGTGGGTATGGGTATCGGTATTGATACTCAACCCATTTTGTTGAATAATCATATTTCTTACAATTATTCCACTGAAAAAGATTTTTCAAAAGATAAAAATGCTATTCGTAAAAGACACTATAAAGAGTTTGAGGATGCTTTTATTGAGAGATTTATCACAAATCGACTGGGTATTTCAAAAGCTGATGTGACGTTGGCACATTATAAAATCTTGCGAATGGTAAATATTTAAAGAACTCCTATTTTGTTATTTTATTTTTTTTTAATGATGTTATAGTTTAATCAAATCGAGTAAAAAATTTCTAAACTATATAAGGATAACTAAATATGAGTGGAATTATAGGTCAAATATCATTTGATAAGCAAACAGATAAGCATTTTATAAAAAAAGGGTTACGTCTTATTGGTCATCGTGGTGAAGATGACAGCGGTTATATGATGACAGACTATGTAGGTATTGGTCATAATCTATTGAGCATTACTGGCGATAAAACCAGACAACCCGTAAGTAATAAAGAACGTACTATCTTTGCAGCAGTAAATGGTGAGTTTTACGATTATCAAGATATCATTAAAGAATTCAACATGAGTGTCGAGACAAATTCAGATTCTGAAATGATTATTCAACTCTACCAGAGAGGTTTGTTGTTCAAGTATTTAGAGAATGGCAAATTGAATGGTGAATTCTCATTCTTCCTTTATGACAGTATTAAAAACAAAGTCTACCTTGGAAGAGATTCATTTGGTATTAAACCCCTCTATATTTACCGACACAATGAAAATGTATATGTATCTTCTGAAATTAAAGGCTTTTTGGCTCTACATAGTTTAGCTTTCGATCCAAACTCATTATACAGTGTGTTAACCATGCAATATCACGACACCTATAACACCTTATTTGATGAAGTGAAGCAAGTTCAACCCGGCACTGTATTATTGATTGATGTCAATAAGCGAACGTTCTCTGAAATTACTTATTTCAACATGAATTTTGAAGAAAACACAAATACCTTTGAAGAAAACAAAATCATCTTGCTTTCCACCCTAAGAAACAGTGTCAGAAGACGCATTGAAAATACTAAGAAAACAGGGATTGCACTCAGTGGTGGTATTGATTCTGCCTCGGTTCTGGCGTTAGCAGCAGAATGTAGACAACATCTCAATGCCTATACCATTAGTTTTAAAAATGGAGATGACTATGATGAATTGAAAGCAGCAGAAGAAATGGCTAAACGTTACTCTGCTAATTTTACGCCTATCATTGTTGATGAAAACATGTTGTTGAAAAACTTAGAGCAGTCTTTGTATCATTCCGAAAACGTTTCAATGAACATGCATGTTGCTTCTAAATATTTGTTGTTTAAGAAAATGGCTGATGATGGTTGTAAAGTCTCACTAAGTGGTGAAGGGGCTGATGAAATACTCTTAGGATACCCACATTTTAAAATGGACATGGGATATGGACTTAATATTGAAAATAACAAGTACATTTCAGGACTTGATAACTTGTCAGAGATTTTAAACACAGCTAAAATTGAAAAAGAATTAGGTTTTGTACCTACGTTCTTAAAAACTAAATATGCATTAGGGTTTAAAATGCATACGCATACGTTGCGTAATGATTACTTAGCTCATTATGTAAACCATGATCCAGCCAGTTATATTATCCGTTTGTATGAATTATCGAAAAAGAACAAACCCGTCTTTAATTCAAGTATTCTATGGAGTAAAATAGGCATGAGTAACTATGTGCTCAATGCCCTATGTGATAAAGTCGAAATGGCTCACACGATTGAAGGCCGAGTGCCTTTCTTAGATACTGAGTTTTATAACTTTGCTCGCACTATTCCACTTGACCAGAAAATTCATATGGGTCAAGAAAAATATATCCTTAAAGAAGCTATGAAACCGTTCATTACTGATACAATTTACAATCAGGAAAAACAACCTTTCATTTCACCACCTTTGTTTAACTGGCAGAACAGTAAGTTTGTGTATGAGCACTTAATGGATGTTGTGCATTCCTCTACTATTCTTAATAGTCATTGTTTTGATCAAGCAAAGATACTGAATATGATTGATTTGATTAAGGCTGGAAAACTTGAAGCCAGTAGTTATGACCAAGTGATTATGATGATATTTAGTCTTTATTATTTAGATAAAAACTTTTGTAGAAATCCTTAAAATGAAATGAACACTACAATTTGACAAATATAACAGCCGTCAGGCTGTTTTTTGTTGTTATTTTAATATTGATTTGATATAATCGTTAGAATTTAATAATATTTTTAAAAAATATTACCCACTATTGAGAGTTAATAATTATGGAATATGACGAAGCAGCAATAATGAAAATGATTGAAGAATCTGACATTAAAACGAAGGACGTAATGAAAATAATAAAACCAGTATTTGAAAAAATAGTTAATTTAACTCATTCATCTGATTTTCATTCAAATGAATATGAATTTGTTTTAAGTTATGATATACCTGAAAAACCTTTTTATGGTTCTTATTTCATGGGAACCTATAACAAAGATACCAATTATATTGATATTGAAATTAAATCAGAAAATGGATTTAATCAGTTTTTTGAGATTTTCCCATCAGCACCCAAAATAGATTTTGAACACCTTAATCATGTTATTCATGAATTTCGTTTAATGTATGCTTTTATGTTGGGTGAAGATGTTGTATTCACTGTTAATTCAATGGAAGATGTTAAAGACCATTTCTACTGGTGTGGGAACAACTATCGTTTTTCAGTAAGATTATTTGATGAGCATATTCATGACGATAATCATTTTGTTATTAACATATTTTATGGAATTTGTACGGAAACCTGCCAGATGACGCAGACGTATAAGTATGATTTTAAACACCCGAAAATTGGTTTCTCTTGTGAACGATGGGATTCAATTGATGAAATCAAAACAGAGTTCTTTAAATATGTCGCTAAAATGTTAAATAAACCTGTCAGTGAGATAACATTAATGGATTATAAACTATTGCCTATGTTGAATGTTTAAGGAGTTCTAATGTTATATGTTGATTATGAACAGTTCATGCAAGACATGCAGTCAGAAACAAATATAAAACTACCAGAACATAATAGATTCTCAGGCTACTATGATGAGAAAAACTTTATTTCATGTAATCGTAAATCAGATGACTTGGTATTGTTTGAAGCGTCCTTAAGACACAATGAGAATTACAGTAAAAACGAAGTCAGTTTGAAAATCCCTTTTGAAATCATTAATAAAAAAATTGTTTTAAACTATCCAATTGACAATGTTCAAATTATGGATGGCATTGCCCGCACTAATGAGTATTTGCCTGTCTACCATTCCGTTGAGATTGCTGGCAAAAGCAAGACTGACTTATTTGAAGATTATTATACGTCAAATTTATTGATTTCTGCCGATTTAGTGATTACGACTGACATCCATCGAAATGTGTCTTATATCTTAGATGACATTCATTTTGATTTTCAAATACAATATAGACTGTATGGTGGTTACAAAGTCATGAGTATACAAAATATATTTAAACACGTTGATGATAAGCTTAAATCAAAATTCTATACAAACAACCAGCATTATGAACAACTCAGTATGAATGAGCGTGTGTGGTTATATAACATTGCAAATAAATTGTCAGCTAACTTTTAAATCAGTAGATTTATCGTTAAAAATTTGCTATAATATGGCATTAGAAAATTATAGAGAAGGTAAACTACTATGAAGACATTTGACAGCGATAAGTTCCTTAATACTTTTCAAGCGTATTTTGATTTAAAGGTCGAGAAAGGCCGCACCACTTATTACTATGGTAAAAAAGATCTCACGATTTATTACAATACTGAAAACTATCTGACATCCAACGATCTTCGTATTATGGTTATGGATTTTAAATACACTGAGCAAATTGAAAATCTTTCGTTGTTTGTTCGTATTCCTTTGGACAATGGTTTTAATAAAGCGAATGGGATGACAATTAACAGTGGTGTTATTAAAAATCATATTAAAAAAGCAAAAGATTACCTCCCAATCTTTAAACAAATTACAAAAGCATCTTATAATGGAAAGCCTTACTTGCTGATTAAATGTAATGTTGATCAAGTGCATGATGAACGTGGAATTCTTCGTCATAAAATTAGCAATGTGAGCTATCAGTTTGAAATTTCTTTTAACGTCAAAGAAAATGGTCAATCGGATAGTTGCACTGACTATATTAGTTATGTGGATCGCCATCTTGATGATTATTTCTCTAAAACAGATGTCGATGTGAGTGGAGCAGACTACAAGCGTAAATTAGACCTTTATAGCATGATTGTAATTTGAATGAAAAAAATTAATTTTGATATTTTTTCCAAAAGCTTTCAAGACTATTTTGGATTTAATATGAGCATCGGCACTGCAAAACATTATGATGGTCCAGATAGATTAATCGTTATCTATGAATATAATCCATCATTTTTAAGAAGAACTGGTTTTACGATTAAAGAAAATAATGGTTTATTGAAAGTTTATGCAGAAATACCAATGGACTACACATTCAATAAAAACAATCCGTTAATTTTAAACGGTCAAGAAGTCCAAGAAAAAATTGATGAAGCTATTCACTATTTTTCTGTCTTTCGTAAAATAGTTGATGTGGATGAATACTATAAACCTTATTTGAATATTAATTTCATTATTGATGAAGTGACAGAAGGTGACGAAATTGTTAAATATAATATATCAACTGTCACTTATAACTTTGAAATGACGTATAACAGTAAAGTAAATGGACGAGAGGACAATTCTAAAAACTTTTTGGTAGTGGTTCAGGACTATCTTGATAAATATTTCCAAAAGAATGACATTGATGTTACAGGATCGAGTTATAAAGAAAAAATTGACTTATATAACATGATGGAGATTTAATATGCAGTATCAACCCACAATGATTACTTCATTTGACGAAAATGAAGTGGCAGTAAGTCGTATCTTTAAATTTATTAAAGCTTTTGCTGCACAAACATTATTAGTAGATTGCTTTTCGTTAAGTGTCAGAAAAGATGATCCTACTCCAGATAAGGCGAAAATTAATAAAAATAATTGGAAAAATACAAATACTTTTAAGTCATCTGCTATTACTGTTTACAATTATTCATTTAATATAAAAAAAACAACGGTTAAAAAAATGTCATTTTTTTACAAGAAATATAATGACTACAATAAATCTATTCAGGGACAAGTTTATTATCAAGATGGTAATATTTTAAGAATTGTTGTTTCTTTTTATGGCGAGAAAGATGAGTTGCTTAATTTTATAAAATATCATCCAGAAAGTTATTTTATGATTGATCGCTATTATAGACTGTCATTGGCGGCAATGCATGATGTGCATCCTAAAAACAAATCAATTTCAGGTCGTATAGAATGTTCCTATAAGATTAAACAGGAACAATGTAAGCTAGAATATGTTTTGAGTGATGAAAAAACGAGTCAAATTACTAATTCGCAAGGTTTTACAATAGTGCAAGGTCTTACATCACAAGGTTCAGCCATTTCACTATCAAATCTTTTGTCAGCATTTGTTGGTAATCGTACTAATAGTTACAGTAAATTTATGATACGTTTTGAGAATGAACATTTTCAATCATTAACTTCAACTAGATTGGTTGAATTACAAAAATGTTTTGTAGATTTCCCAATATTAAGTGATTTGATTAGATCTGATAATTTTGACGACTATGTTTTAGTCTTAGAAATGGAACAAATTTAAAAAGTCAATTTATTGACATATTGTTTGTAAAGTATTATAATAATAAAAACAATAAAAATAAAATATATGTTCTTAAAATTATCCCTACCTATTATCATCAGTATCATAGGAATAAATTCCTTAGCTGATTATACTATTATTTATCCAGTAAAATTTGTAAACTTTAAAGACATTCCTAAATGGGAAGAAACCGATTCACAATATTCTGAATGGACTAATGTTGGATCTCCAAGCAATTGTAAATCAGCTACACCATTAGAAAACACGGTCACACTAGGGCAGAGTTATGAAAAAACATTTTCTCAATGTGATATCAATCAAGAAAGAATTGAAACAAAGTATTTAATTAGAAAAGATACTGGTGCTACAAAGCCTAATGGCGAAGTAAAAGAAACCAGAGTGAAAAATGATTATTCTTATAAAGCTCAAAGTATAGGAACATTGCCAGCAGAAGAATGTAGATACTCAATGTCTGGTAAGAATTTCCATTGGTATGATGTATCAAGGTCCGTTGGTGCTACTGATGGTAAAGGTTCAGTGTTGACGTGGGATGGCGTTCAAGTTAAAAGCACTATGGGTGTAAGTGGCGGAAATCAACCAACTGAATTTGTGGTTGGATCTTATAAGTATAAGAGATCAACATTCCAATATAAATCATTATATAATGATAGCTTATGGTATCACTACTATCAAATATGCAGAACACCTATTTAAACGAATAGAGTAGACAATAAAAAGCCTGACATTATATCAGGCTTTTTTATTGGTATTGGTTCTTAATCAGTGTGACAAATATTTTTCAACATCAAGAGCGGCCATACAACCAGTTCCCGCAGAAGTAATCGCTTGACGATAGATACTGTCCATTACATCACCGGCTGCGAATACACCCGGAACACTAGTAGCGGTTACGTTACCTTTATTGCCATTGTTCACTTTGATATAGCCATTTTCCATCTCTAATTGTCCTTCGAATAACTTAGTATTAGGAGCATGACCAATAGCAACGAAAACACCATGAACAGCAATTTCAGTTAACTCACCTGTATTAGAACGCAATCTTACACCTGTTACACCAGAAGCGTCACCCAATATTTCATCAACTTGGTTTTCCCAAATGACTTCAATTTTACCTTCTTTAACTTTTTCAAATAATCTATCTTGCAATACTTTTTCAGATCTGAATTGAGATTTTCTATGAATAACGGTCACTTTCTTGGCAATGTTAGACAAGTAAAGAGCCTCTTCAACTGCAGTGTTACCACCACCAATGACCGCAACATCTTGTCCTTTATAGAAGAAACCATCACATGTTGCACAAGCTGACACGCCCATGCCTTGGAATTTCTGTTCACTTTCAATACCTAAATACTTGGCATAAGCTCCGGTACAGATAATCAAAGCGTCACAAGTGTAAGTGCCTGAATCACCTTTCAACTGGAAAGGTCTGACATTAAAGTCAACATGGTTAACATGGTCTATCTGTAATTTTGCACCCATTCTAATGGCATGATCTTTCATGTTATCGACAAGTTCGTTACCTTGTAATGCATGATGACCACCCGGCCAGTTTTCAACTTCAGTAGTAGTTGTTAATTGACCACCTACTTGCATACCTGTAATAATAAGTGGCTCCAAATTTGCTCTCGCTGCATAGACTGCTGCAGTGTAACCGGCTGGGCCTGAACCTAAAATGATTAATTTGTGATGCGACATCTGTAAATACTCCTGTTATTTGATTACATAATTATACGTTGAAAAATAAAAATAATCAATAAGTCATGAGATTTATTATGATTATACTTTCAATAGTCAAAAACTATAATGTTTAACAAACAACTAAAAAATCATTCATTTAAAATAAAATATTAAAAAGTTAAATACGTTTATTGACAATGATATCATTGTGCCTTATTATGAAAATATGTAACGTTGGTTACGTTACAATGCATGTTGTTCTCCTTGGGTTAGAAGAAAAAATTACAGAAATGTAGTTTTTTTTTTCCTGTTATTTAACAAATTACATAATACAAAAGCACCTTTTCAAAAAAAAGTGTCATTTTTTTGTGGTCTATGCTATAATAATAAAATAAACATGAGGAAGTAATGATGAGCACTGAAATGACTCCAATGAAAAGATACAGCACAGGTCTAACTACTCTAAAAAATAACCTGACTAGCATTTGTGAAAAAACTGAATTAAATAAAACCGCTCCCAAGAGTAATTATGATGGTGGATATTCAAAAGGTGTTGCATCAGATTATGTGCTTATTTTTAAAGACAAGTACTCAGATGCTTCTTTTGCGTTGGTATTTGAATACATGGGACTTTCAGCAGATAAGCAACGAGTAGTGGGGTCTGTTAAACTTTCTAATGATGGCGATATCAAAAATAGCTTTAATATGACACTTGAAGAGTTTAAGACGAATCTTAATGCGTTGAATAAAGATATGGATGTCGCCAGAACAAACCGTATGAAAGTTGACTTTGGTTTTCCACAAGCTCTAGCTCTCTTTTCCAAGCATATGTTAAAAGAAGTCATTGACCTTGCGAGTGATCTTAAAAGTGCAACCAGTGATGTCAGCAAATTTTTAAGCAAAAAACTAAAAGAGCTTGAAAATGAAGGTCTTGATGAGAAAATTGTAGCGGCTGAAAAAAGTCTGGATAAAGCTCAACGTTCGATTAATAAAAAAATAGCAGATTCTCCACTCACCGCTGAAAGAGAGCAATTATTAGAACGTATTAAAGAAATTGATAAGCAGCTTAAAATTGAGCGTCAAAGCCTGACTTCAAAAGCAGATATTGTGGGTAAAAAGCAGGCTGTTGTTGATACTCGTAAAGCATTAGCTGATAAACAAGCTGAAATTTCAAAAGATGTTGATGAGCAACTTGAAAAATATCCAGTCGCTGTTCGTAAACGAGTTAAACAAGGTTTGAATTAAAGACAACACGATAATAAAAAAGGAGCCTAGGCTCCTTTCTTTATTTTATTTTGTTAGTAAAATTTTCAATATCTTTTTCTTTTGATGATTGGAGATATATTGAACCACCTACAACGACTAATGCTGATATAAATCCCCATGTTGTGGTTGATGATGTAAATGTATGTAGACTTAATATACCATGAGTAATCACAAGTTTTACAGTGAAAAATATTGGCATAAATCCACAGATAGCACAAATTAATCTTACCATTTTAACATTTACTTCTGGATAATTCTCTTTTGTTGATTTAAAATCATGTTTAAAAGCTAATTTAAAGTTCATAAATGTTGACACCACTGGAATTAGAAATCCAATAAACGCTATAATAGCAATGATAATATCTTTTGTTCCAAGTTTTTTTAGTGAGCTTACTATTTTTATATTTTCAGGTTGTCCTTGGATATCTGCTGATTCATCAATGCTTATCTTTGAGTAAGTGACTATTCTATTATTTTTTTCACCAATGTAGAGGATATCGCCAATTTCTATATCATTTTCTAGTGCTTTTAATGAAAAAAGTTGTCCAGTTTCTTCAACTTCAATAGTATAATGGTATACTAGCTTTCGTTCAGTTGTGTTATTATCAACTTCTTCTTTTTTATCTCCCACCCATGTTTTACGGTAATAAACTGAAGTTATATGCTCACCTTCAGTAATTCTATGTGTTCTTTTCTCTCTAACTACAGTTTTATTAATTTTTAGCATAATATTAGACTCCTTTTAACTGTTTTTTTATTTTATAAGCATATTTTTTTATGTTTACACAATTAATAGCTCTATTAATTGTGACAACAGAAGCAATTATTATGCCGCCTGTAATATACCCTAGCATACTCATTAAAAATACTTTAGATCCACCATTGTACCAATAATAAGTAAAATAGACATGAAATATTATTAAAATTAAATACAATAAAGTTTTTAATAAACTTCTACTTTTAAGATGACCATCAGAATAATTGTATAAATTAAATTTTTGGGGTTCAAGTATGCTTAATAGTGATACTACTGGGATACTAGAAACTGCTGCTCTAGATACAAAATCTCCAAGATCAAAAAGAGATAGTCTAGGAAAAGCATTTTTTATTAAGATGGGATCAGCATTTTTATAAGGGACGTAACCTAATATCTCTTTATCATCATTCACATAACATTTTATTGTACTATTTTCGATAGGCAAAAAGTCATCTTCTAAAATAATGCCTTTATATTGCTCATTAGTTTTTTCGTCAATGCAATCTATTTCTGTTTTTGTATAATTTTCATAGGTTGTTTTACTACCACCACCAGCATATTCAAAACTTTTGTCACCATTTTTTTCAGTGTCATTGTAATAGGTCGTAGACTTTGTTTTAGAATCTGTCACCATTTGTACAGTTTTACGTACTATTTTTAAGTCTAATAGTTTTCCGTTCATAAAAACTCCCATTTTAATAAGTTAAAAATAGGATAGATCTAAAATAAATAAAGTCAATAGCATAAAATCAAATAAATGCTTAAAAAAAGCCTAAATTTAAAATATTTTTTAACCCCAACTAAAATAATCAAACTGTAATTGATTGTTTTCATCTAATCGGGCTTCACTGTCCAAAAATTCTTCAAAATTATAATATTGAATGTCTACTGAGTCTGTTTCTGGATCACCGGGATAAATAATGGTACCATAACTGCCATCGTTAATAGGACGTGTATCTATAACAAGTCGATCATTTACGCTGTTTGTATACACAACAACTAATTTTGAGCGTATTTCTGGTGTGCTGTCATCAATATCAATGTTGAAGTCATTGCCGTCTCCTAATTCTTCTAATGTCAACCATTTACCAGAACATTTGTCATCTGAATGTTCAACACCTTCAAATCGTTTGATAAATTTTACATAAGAGATAGGCAACTTAATTCCTAATCTTTTTTCAGCTATCTTTACACGTTTGGCAAATGTTAACTTTTCCATATTGAACTCCTAGTCTTTCAAATAGATTATCATTAAAAATATTGATTGCCATTTTGAACTAAAAGTGTTACTATAATGTTTAAAATTTTGATATTGTCTCATTATGAGGTTAAATCAATATCTAGGAGCGAATTCATATGTTGAGTTTAATTAAAGATAAAAGTGAAGATATTTATTTAAAAGAAACATTAACGACAGTTTTAGATAACTTAGGTGTAAGTCATCAAGAAATTGCTAATCTCTTATGCTCAGTTGATGATAAAATTGAATATCTTGAAAACATAAACTTATTTAAGTTTAATAACAAAGAAATAGTATTTGATTTTGGTATTGAGATTAATAAAAAAATTACATCATCATCTATCATGATTTATTTGAATAATTCCTTAGAATTTAAAACAATTGAAATACATTTTTTGATTGATACTAATGAACTTATTATTGTCTACTATAACAACAATTTTGAATTTATTAATTTCAAACATAAAGATTTTAAAATGAATGAAAAAAGAGAATTGCTTATAATTGCAGCAGAACAAAAGAAAAAAATTGCAATGGAGGAAGAAAAGAATAAAGAAGAAAACGAAAAAAAATTACAAAACGATTTAGTTGTTAAACGCACTGCTGATAATCGTAAAATTATTAAATCATTACAAGAAAAATTGCATCTTTTTCAATATGATGTAAGAGATTTTGATTATATTTGCAATAAATTTTTGTTAACTAATGTTCAATATGATAATTGGAAAATAGACAGTGATAGAACCTTCATGTTATATGATAATACTAAGAAACTTTCAACTACAATTTTACGATCAGGCATTGTTCCTATTTCATCAAAATCATTTTGGGAAAAATGTGATATAGAATTTGATGATAACCTGAATATTATTGGTGTTGAATTTAAAATAAAACAAATAACACTGGGTGATTATCATATTTATGTATTTAAACTTGATACTAATTTTAATATAAAAGATTTTTGCTTGATTGAAGTTATTAATAAAAAGATAAGATCATCAGATTATAGTTATAATAAATTCGTATTCAAAGATCTAGTTTCTATTTTAAAATTTAAATTGAGTGGGAACCCATATATTTATGAAGTTATCCCAGAAGTTATTGTTCCTTCGGCATACGATTTTAATTCAGAAGACTTTAAAAAACGATTGTTAATTGCTGAAATGCTACTTGTTTGATAATTAATTGATAACCATTGAGGATTTTTTATGCTACAAAAAAAATATGACAATAAAGAAGAAAACCTTCAAATCATAAAGAATAGTTTAACCTATGTTTTGACCACATTAGGAGCATCTGAGTCTTTTATTGAAAGCTCGTTGAATGACATTATTTCTTCTGAATTAAGTTATTCTTTCGTTAATGATTTTATGAAGGTAGATTTTGGTGATGATGTTAATCAATCAGTTTCTTCATCTACTATTGTGACACACTTCAACGCATCAGCAGCCTTATATAAAGTCCATGTTGAATTTAGAGATGAAGTTAAAAAGTCAACAATGGTCATGATTTACAATGCTGATATGGATTTTGTTGATTATCAATTTAAAGAAGACATTCCTAGTCGCCATAGATATTATCAAAATTTATGTGATCTTGAATTTGAATTAAAACGCTCATTGATTTCACAGTTAAAAAGACTTCCATCTGTATTTAAATGTGATGAAAACCTCCTTGATAAGTTTTTTAACCAAATCTATTTAACTAAACATCATGATTACCATTCAGTGGGCGAAAACACGAAAAATATGAAATTCTCGTTATCGTATAGCTCTCAAAAGTTCGCAATAAAAACCAACATTTTTTCAATAAATGTTGATTACTTTAATCATTCAAAATTTGACATAATTTGCGAAATAGAATTTGATACATTAACAAAAATAAAAGATATAACCTTTATCTTTCAATCAAAATCAGTAGATAGATATAAGATAACACAAGATATTATTTCATTTGACTCTGATCTCAGTCTTTGGCGTTATCAGAAAAAATATTTTGCAGACAAGCATATAAAAATAGATCTCATTCCAACCAATGGTTTAAGCAATGAAGACTTTTATTTTTTGCTTAATTTAAAATTTTGTCCACATCCTGAAATTCATGATATCTTACCTGAGCTGATGAATCCATCAGCTTATAACTTCAATTCAATAGATTTTAAAAATAGGTTGAATACTGCAGAGATGTTATTGTTTTAAACGAGTTTAAAACTAGATATAAAAAAATCCGCTTTTTCTGGCGGATTTTGTTGTTATATTCTATTCATCTGTTTCTTCTTCAATAGTTTCAAGAACTTCTTCGATAAAGAATGTTAAATCATTAATCAATTCTGTTTTATAGTTATCATCTTCTATATTGACAATATTATAGATAGATACAATAAATGAGACAAAGAACGGTTCTTGTTGTTCATATTGATTTATCTCTAATGATGTTTGAGCATTAAAAATATCATTAACATTTTTATCAATATATGGTTTTAAAGCTTTAAAACTGCTGGTTATCTGTGTAATGGTTGTTACACCTTCAAAATCATTAATTTCGCATAGTTCGTATAATTTGTTGAGATAGATATCTAATGCTTCATCAATTTTTTCAACACTGTTGTTTTTTATGAATGCTATCATGCCTTTTCGAAGTCTGTCTGCATCTTTGGAATCAATGTCACCAATTTTGTAATTTTTAACTTTTTTGATTAGTAGTTCTTTAAGATTGAGCATGAAAACACCTCATTATGAGCTGATATTTTAAATCAGTCATGATGAAATGTCAATTGATTTAAAGAGACTTTTAATCTATTATTTTAATAATAAGCTTGCTAAATTCAAAAAAATAACGTATAATTTAAAAATACATAGGAAAATACAAAATGAAAACTAATATTGCATTATTCAAAACTATTCGACCTCTACCGCTCATGTTGGGCGTCTAAGACTCTATTTACTTTTAAATTGACCTTAACGCCCAATATGGGCGTTTTTTATTGCTCAAAATAAACTATTACAACACAATAAAATAAATCAATTTAAGAGGATACACATCATGAAATTTTCAAACATATTTTTTAACAACAGTTCATTCGCTAAAGATAACCAATCATTGAACTTGGTAGACTTAACTAAAAAAGCGTGCTTCTTTAACCAAGACTCATCTGGCATTTACTCCACTTTGTCACTGGGCTATATCTTAGAGAAGAAGATAGAACGAATCATCGAAGATGAGTTATCAGAGATAGGCTTTTCACAAATGCGTTTAAGTTTAATTCAAGACGCTGATTTATGGAAAGAAACAGGTCGATATGACCAATACGGTGAAGAATTATTCAAATTGAAAAATAGGGCTGGCAAAGAGCTTGTTTTGAGTGCTACATGTGAAGAATCCATCACTAACATTGTGAAGTCTTACTACAATTTCACGAAAACAAATTTGAAGATGTTTCAAATTGGTAATAAATACAGAGATGAGTTAAGAGCTAAATCTGGTTTAGTGCGTGGTCGTGAGTTTTTAATGTCAGATGCTTATCATTTCTCTAATAGCAAAGAGAATATTGTGACGACTTACAATGAAGTGAAAGAAGCCTATATCAGAATATTTACACGTTTAGGATTAGAATTTCATATTCAAGGTTCTGATGTTGGTGAGATGGGTGGTATAGCCTCAGAAGAGTTCCGTTGTATCAGTGAGTTTGGTGAGGATATCGGTGAAGATGGTAGCAAAAACCTTGAAATAGGACACATCTTTAACTTGGGCACTCACTACTCTAAAAAAATGGGCTTATTGGATAATATCAAACAACATGTGAATATGGCATGCTTTGGTATTGGTGTATCCAGAACATTGATGGCTTTATTAGAAAAACAACGTGATGAAAAAGGTTTCTTTGGCACTGCAGCTTTCAATACCTTTGATTACATTATAACGGCTATTGATTATGAGAAGAATAAAGAAGTCGCTGATGGTCTTTATCAATCATTAAAGAAACAAGGTTATTCAGTCTTGTTAGATGATAGAAATGTTTCTGCTGGCAATAAGTTCAATGACAGTGAATTGATTGGTGTTAGCAATCGCATTATTGTCAGTAACAAGAGTATTGTTAACAATCAATATGAAGTGTTGAACAGAGAAACAAACACGGCGAAAACGGTCAGTATTGAAGAATTACAACAATTGTAATAACCATGTATAGAGACAACGAAACCGCCTAGGCGGTTTTTTGTTTTACATTTTTTTTAATTACAATCTTGATAGAAATCTAATTTGATCGGATGTCATTTTTAAACCTTTGGTCGTTGTGAAGGCATATCTTTTGAAATCTTCATATTCTTCGAAGGTTACGTACTTGTCTGCACGAATCATTTTAAATCTTTCTATAATCTCTGGAACACCTATTTCGTTCACAAGTGCAAGCTTATCTATCATATCATTAGCTGAAAGACCATTAACTTTATTATTAATGCCCTCTCTACTACCTTTTGGATAATACACATTGAGTGTTGCATAATCATTTGTATCAATAGCCATTCTTAAATTTTTACCTACATTAGAATTTTTAAAATAGATATTTGCCTCAGCTAGTTTATCGTATTTTTCATTAAATTCTGTTTTTACATATTTTTCTGATGATGTTGAATGTATGTATGTAAAAAAAGCTACCAAAGGAAGAATAATAAAAAGAATCCCCGCTATTTTTTTTAGAAATGAATTGAACACTTCATTTACAAAAATAGGTGTTGAGTACAGCAATACTAATATAGCGACAATAATCCATATGATAACTGTTTGGTCATGATACATAGCGATTTGTGATGACATGTTTGTTTCTTGTATGAACGACATCAAATGATACGGTAAAAAATATAACAATCCATAGCCAATGACTAAACCTAACGCGATTGAACCTACAACTGGCCCACCTAAAATAATTAACTCAAACAACAACTCTAACATAACAAAACTCCTTTTAGTTATGAATTTTTACATTTATTCTTTTTCAAGTCAATCCTATTTAGTTAAATTTTAAGCATAGTGAGTGATATCAGATAACTTTGAAAAGCTTCTGGTGTTTGAAATTCTCCAATTGTTGGATCTATTTTTAATTTTGTTACATCTTCAACAAAGGATGTAAATATTGGATCATAAAAATCTTGATAATTATCAGAAATATATTTTAAAATAACTGTATCCATTTCAGTTTGACTAATTGAATAATTTTTTTGAATATTGACATTGATTATATTGTCCCCCATATATTCTAAAATAAATTTCATTTTTTTATCTAGACGTGACTTCATGCCATTATTAAAGGATGCAAATAGAGTATGGTTTTCAAATAAATGGTGGACAGCATTAAACATTTTTGAGAGGTTAGCATTATATAGCTCTACTTTTTGTTTAATTTCAGTAGGCAATGTAATAGATGAATTACAAGTCAGTAGATCATTTATAAAATGAGCTTCACCCACGTAAACTGGATTCTCTTTAATATGTATGATATTGCTATCATGACTAAACCCATAATCTGTTTTTAAAATTCTTACAAGACCATCATGACCACTAGCTACCTTTCTCAATCTGAAATTGCCAAAGATAGGAATGCTCACATCAGTTACAAAATCGTAAGACTCTCCACTTTCCATTGAGCTTCTTATAATAATTTTTTCAAAAATGTCTTTAAAATATTTTGTTGAATAAGACGTTTCACTATTTTCAAATCGAGCGGTTGTATAATTGTCTTTTGAATCTATTGTCAATGAAGTATTATTCAAATTCCCATTTTTTCTCACTCTTAAACCTATAGTTTTGTTTCTACTATCAAAGTAAAAATGAAGGTCAGATGGATGTTGATAGTTGATTAAGATATAAGTCAAGAGGTTGTCGATAGGTTCAAAGGTTTTAGAATTATAAAAAACGCCATCTTTTTCTATATATTCAAGTGAGCTTAATTCACATCCAAGAAGACTTAAAAATTTAAGGGCGTTGTCTAATTCTTTTGTTTCAAAGTTCAGCATGGGTTTTAGTCCTTTTTATATTTTTTAGCAAAAAGACCTTTTCAAAGGTCTTTTATTTAAACGTAAACGTCTATGCGTTGATGTACTGTATTATTTTGTTCTTGTTCTATCTTATTAGTCTCGTAGACATGCTTTTGGATTTCAACGTCTGTGTTCACTTTTCTGTTGATGACATCACGTTCATGAACTACTTTGGTAACGCTGTAAGTGCAATGATTGTTTACATTAAAATTAATAGTGCTCATAAGTAAATCTCCTATAGATTTTTTACAATGTGATTATACTCTTTTTCTTGTTTGTTTTCAAGTCTTATTTGATATTTTAATCGAAGCCCCGTAAAAAAATAAAAAATATATTTTCTTTATTTAATAAGTAAATATTGATTTTTAAATATTTTTAATAATTATTTATTGAACTGTAATTGCAATTTATCATTCAAATGATATTCTGTATTAAAATATATTATTCGTTTTTTGAATACAATCATAAATTAGAAATAAAAAATAGTCTTCAATTATTAATATATATGCTAGTATATAAATAATTTACTAATAAAGGAGTTCACCATGATTAAAAAAATTACTTTATTTGCAGCATTACTAACTTTATCTGGATGTAGCACTTATTATGAAATGAAAAATTGTGATCCAGAAAAAAATTACATTAATTCCAATCCAGAGGCATTAGAAAATTATAAAAAAATTGTTGCTGCTGGTGAGGTTAACAGTTATTATTTAAAAATTATTCCAACTCCATCATGTGAAAATAATAAATGTATATCATATGAAATTAATAAATATGATTTTATAGAAATGTATTTTAATGATAGTTCACGACAAGGAATTTATACAATTAAATTAAGCACAGATCCTTTGGATAAAAACTGTATTAAAAAGCAGTATAATTCTGATAAAAATTGTTATTCTGTAACAAAAAACCTTGATAATAAAATTCGTTCCCGTTTTTATTTAGAAGCAAATTTTACAGGAAACTTATTTTATCGAAAATTTGTCGATCTTCAAGAGAATGTTGAATTATTTACATCATCCTATCAGGTATATCATATACCAACAGCATTAGACAACCCGTCAGGGGGCATCTGTAAAACAAAGAATACACCAGAAGAATACATTTTTGACATTACAAAATATCCAAAATAAAAATAAATAGACCCAAGTTAAATAACTTAATGAGTTTACCATGATTAATAAAATTACTCTACTGACAGTATTATTGGCTTTATCTGGATGTAGCACTTACTATGAAATGAAAAATTGTGATCCAGAAAAAAATTACATTAATTCCAATCCAGAGGCATTAGAAAATTATAAAAAAATTGTTGCTGCTGGTGAGGTTAACAGTTATTATTTAAAAATTATTCCAACTCCATCATGTGAAAATAATAAATGTATATCATATGAAATTAATAAATATGATTTTATAGAAATGTATTTTAATGATAGTTCACGACAAGGAATTTATACAATTAAATTAAGCACAGATCCTTTGGATAAAAACTGTATTAAAAAGCAGTATAATTCTGATAAAAATTGTTATTCAGTTACGAAAAATAATAATGAAATTAAATCAAGATTTTATGTAGAATCAAATTATAATAATCATATTTTTTATAAGAAATTTACAGATTTAAAAGAAAACATTGTTTTATTTGAATCTTCATATCAAGTTTATCATATACCCACATCATTAGATATTCCATCAGGTGGAGTATGCCATATAAAAAACAATCCAAAAAATTATATTTTTGATATTTACGGATATCCAAAATAAAAAAAATCAATTAAACTCGGAGTATTATGTCATTAAATTATACAAATCAATATATTCAATCAATTTTATCATACATAGATTATATCACGTTTGATGGAACAGATGGTAAAGAAATATTGTTAAATAAAAATTATACGAACTTAACAGATAAAACTTCCTTTTTAAATAGGGCTAAAGAATATATAGACAATCCAATAACTTATGCAGAAATGGAATCTAGTTTAGAGTTTTTTACATCACATTTTAAGATCATTAATCAGGAAACAGCAGACAATTCTAATGGATTTACGGGAACAACTTACCAGTTGATAAGTCCAATTGAGGGATCTACTTATAATGTTGGAGAAATTTTTGTATCTTACACTGGGACAGAGGCAGAGTCTGGTGATTATTTTACGGATTTAAAATTAACTTTTTCTGATTCTATTACTTTTACTAGATCATCACAAGAACCATTAGCTTTAGATTATTTAAAGAGAACATTAAACAACTCAAATGGAAATGTTGTAAATATTTCAGGACATTCGTTAGGTGGTTATTTAGCAGCAAGAAGTTATTATTATCTTACAACAGAAGAAATAAAAAAAATAGGTGAGGTGACAACTTTTAATGGAGCTGGTTTTTCTGTTTTAGACGGAGGTTTAGACCCAGTAAAAAGAGCTTTATATGAAGAAAAAATAAACAATATTTTTTCTTACAGGGGGCTGAATGTTACTACAAGCAATATTGGTGAAATTGATATTTCTAATGCTTTGAAAGGTTCTTGGACACTTATTTCAACTTTTCAACATTTAGGTCCAAGAATAGGTGTATTTACTGAAAATCCGGGTGGATGGAAAGGAAATCATAGCATGTCTATGTTAGTCAACACTATGGGATTTTATTCTATTTTAAGTAAAATAATTACTGATGTTTTCTATGTTGAAGATGATAACGGTGTCGAATATTTGGGTGATGATGCTGTTGTTTATTGGGTTAATAAGCTGTTGAGTGGTTCGTTTTATGACACTATTGATTTTGGACAAGCTTATAATACATTAGCTTCCAAAATAATGGAAATGTTTAATATACCAGAAAATGAGAGTTCAAAAGCAGGTTACCCATCAGCTCAATTTCTTTCTTTATTTGATTATTTTACAGAAAATAATAATTTAAAAATTAAAATATTTGAAAATGTTCATTCAGAATCACCTGTTATAACTAATTTTGATAACAATAGTAATCGTGCTTATATGTATGCATTATTAAATGACTTACCATTTACTGTTATTGTTCCTGAATCTTATAATACAGGGATATACCAAAAAACAAACCAAGATGGTTTTCAATATACATCAAATATAAAATATAATGTAGAATATTATAGTGAGGATTATATAAGTCTAAGATCTATTTACAATAAACTATATACAAAGATACTATCTGACAAATTATCAAGTTCTTTAACTTATAATTTCACTGATGCTACTATTGTTATAGATGGTTTTGATAAATTTGCATTTATTGATGAAATCAATGTATCTGGAAGCCCAAATAATTACAACGTAATTTATGTAAATACAACAAAAGATGAATACATTCCTGATAACGTTCCATTGATCTATTTTAAAGCTGACACTGGTCGTTATCTTGATGTAAAACTCGGTAATGCTATTATATATGACACACCGGGTAACGACTCTATTAGGATATATTCAGATAATAATATAATCAACTCCACTTATGGCACAGATATTATTGAAATAGTAAGTGGAACTGTTGGCAATGTGATTATGCTGAAAGATTTAATAGCCACTGATAAAGAGCAATCCTTGATTGTTAGAAATAACAGTCAATTAGAGCACAGTCTTACTATCAGTGCTGATAATGTTAACATGGGAGATCTGATTGGAAGAATTAGTGATAACAAGGATTTCACATTAGATTTCGGTAATAAGGTTATAATTCTTTCAGGTAATACTGATTTAAATGTGGGTGGTTCTCAACATTCTTCGGCAGATATCAATGCTTTATTAAAAAACTTCCCTGAATTGTATTCAGTAGCGGCAGGACATAATTTTGTTTTTAATGAAAAATTTATTGATGATTACATAAAGATCACAGCCAAAAACTTTTCTGGTCAACTTGGATATGAAAACACACAAACAGTATCGTCAGAACATGCTGCTTATGTAATTGACAAGTTAACACAATATAGCCAAGACATGAATGATTCTTCATCATTATTCATACAAGAAGAAAAAAATAAATTGAATAATAAAGTTACAAGTATCTCTTCATCATTAAATGTGAATGGATTACAAGAAGATATCTTAAATATGGTCATCCCATTAATAAAAAACAAAGTTGAAGCACAGTCAGTTGCTTTTATTCTTCAAAACAAGTTAGATGATTTTAAATATTTAGATCTTAGTCATCAAGTTAATATGGCAACAGAAGATGGCATGGCTAATAATAGAGCTGATAACATATATGGAAAAAAAGAAACGAAAAATTATATAGCACACTATACTTCTGAAGGTGATAAATATTGGGTATGGGATGGTAAATATTATTATAATAGAGCTATTGATGGGGTTCAAGTATCTGCTTTTTATGATAGTGTTGAACGTGGTGAAGTAATGAATTATTATGTAGAGAATATTGTTTTGAAAAGCAGTTCAACATTTAGCAGTAATGTTCTTTCTGGATCTAATGGGTCGGATCTTTTAATTGGTGAACATGTTTATGGTCAAACAAACGATTTTGGAGTCGCAGGTGGAAAGACAGTCACAGAAGCAAACACCGTACAAAATGGAAATGATATTTTAATCGGTAAAGTAGCATCAGCATATTCAGGTAATAATTTTATATATGGTTCAGAAGGTGCCTATGGAGGATCAGGTAATGATTTGATTATTGGTGGTGGGACGATTATGGCAAATCAAAATTATAAAAATGATACAGAAAGCACTAATAATGAAAATGAGATAATAATATTATCATTATCAGATGTATATAGTTCTAATGGTAAAAATAATATTATAGATTTAGGCGAGGCAGGCAGCAATATATTTGGAACTAGAAATGATACTTTTATTGGTGGTAGTGGACATTCTACATTTATTGGTGGTTATAATGCTTATTTTGCTTTAAGATATGGTGACATCTCTTTTGGTTTGGATGGTGAGAATTTCTTAGAAACATTTAGAATGAAATTTAATATTCTTGATGATTTTTATAATTTACATAAAGTTAATCAATCTTTAGGTAAAAATATTATTTTAGCTGGCTCAGGTGGTGTGTCTGCTTCTCTTGGATATGGTGATTATATAGAGAATATGAAAGGTGGCGGTGGACAAATTATCGGATTAGGTGGTAATGATATATTTATTAAAGATCATACAGGTATAATATCAGGTGGTTCATCTAATATTAATATAACAGGAAATAATAATACAGTATATTTTGGAGTCAAAGATCAATATAGTTTATCTAATGCAAATAATAATATTTTGTATAGTAGAGGTTATCGAGATAATATTAATTTGGGTAATGATTACTATCAAATTACTGGTATAGATAATACTCTATTATTAGGTAAATCTTCTTATAATATAAAATTAGATGGCGAAAGCACCCAAGTTAAATTTAAAGAAAATAACAATAATAACAACATTGTTATAAATGAATCTAAAACTACATCTATTGATGTTGGCTTTCAAAATATCCTGACTATTGAAAGCCAAAATGAAATTTCTTTAAGATATGGAAATCTTACTGAGCTTTTAATAAATACCAGATCACCATTAAGCCTTAATAGTATTATATCTGATCGCATTGTGTTACAAAATTATAATGGTATGAATAACAGTGATATTTTTGCTTTATATAGTGTTACTGTTGACAACTTAACTGCTAGTAGTGGTATTATAACAGGCAGTGTAACTGATGTGTCAACAGCTAGTTTTGAAGGGACATTAGGCGGATTTTCTTTAAATGGTTCTGCTCTAGGAGCAAATGTTGAATTGAAAGGTTTTATTGAAGGTGTGAATACTTTATTTAATAACGTCAAATCATTTAATTTTCAGCAAACAATTAGAACATACGAGCAAGCTATTATTGAAATTAAAGATTCCAATATTGATAATTATACATCATCAGGGAGCACTAGATTTAGTGGACAAAATACAAATATTGATTCATTAACAGTTAGTGGCCTTAAAAACTCAATTTCTGTTGATGGATCTGTCAATTCAGCTATATTATCATCAACAAGTGAACTATTTTTTAATGCAAAATCAATTAAGTCATTACAGGCAAGTTCTAATGGAGTAGTTGTCAAAGGTAATAATGTATTAGGTGCAATATCAGTAGGTATGGGCATTTATGGAAATTCTTTAATGGTCGATAATGCTAGTTTTATTGAAGTTTCAAATAGTGGCTATGGTTCAATGTTTTTATCAGTTACAAATAGTGATGTCGTTAATATCATTAGTGGCTATTATAACGGAGCTGTTTTTACAAGTGTTAATACTGTAAATATAAATTTAGATAATGTTAATCCATTAAGTTCTTTTAATGGCGATAATATACATTTAACATCTACAAAACCATTATCAATTAGATATTCTAACAATAAGTATTATCTTAATAATGTATCATTCACTTTTATTCCTGATTCTGTTACTGTATCTGGTCGTCAATATAATTCAGAACAGTTAGCAGTATTATTTGAAGTCTTAAAGAAATCTAACTTAGTTCAAGCTACTGCACTAATAGATTCAACTGGGATTGGTTATGACTCGATAGGTGATACTAATAATCAAGGTGTTCATGTTGATAGTGGTATTTACATAGGTACTGATAGTGATGATATTGTTTATGCTACTGATAATAAGGCTTATCGAATTAAAGCAGGTAAAGGTGATGATTATATTGATTTTGGAACAAAGCCAAGAGATTCTTATACTCACATTATAGAGTACAATCGTGGTGATGGTTTAGATACTATTAACAGTAACAGTGAAAATATAGAAATACGATTGGGCAACATCGCATCAAATGAATTGTCATTTAAAATGATTGATGATGTAGTTACCAATAATAAAGTCCTTAAAGTTTTTTTAGGAACTGAACAAATATTTACTATCAATGGCTTTCTAATTTCTAACATAATATTTAAGGCAAGTGATAAAAATATACTAAAAGCTGATATTATTAGTTTAACATCTACTATTTATGGTACTGATAATGGTGAAGTTATTGAAGGACTAACAACAGATACTTATATTGTTGCTGGAAAGGGTAATGATACTATTAATTTTATAGGAAATAATAAAAATGTTCTCTATTACAGTCGTGGAGATGGTGTTGACATTGTTAATTCAGTTAGTAATTTTGAAATAAGATTTTCTGCTGATATTTTAAAGTCCAGCGTTCGATATAGTAAAGTAAGCGAAAATGTATATGACATCTATTTAGATGCAATTAAAATATTAACACTAACGAATACAAATCAATCTAAGTTTATTTTCTCAAATGGTGATGTGGTTGATGGATATTATATTAATTCGTATCTGTCTGAACAGTTAGGTGGTAAACCTTTTTATGAAAATGGAATATATACAGGAAGCGACCTTCCCGATTATTATGATTTGTCAGAAGGTGGTGAATATCATTTAAAAGGTAATAAAGGTAATGATACTTTTAATTTTGGTGGAAATAATGAGCATAGTATCTTAGACTATACCGAAGGTGATGGTGTTGATACTTTGGAAGGATATTCTAAAAATGTCGATATTAATTTGATTAACATGTCATCTGAATTTTTAACTTCTATTTATGAAAATGGTTACTTACACTTATATTATAAAGGAGTTAAAATCATGAGAATTGATGATGTTGATAAATCAAATATTAATATTCACATGAGTGATAAGTCTTTTACTCAAACAGAAATTTTCATATGGGCTTATGGTGAATCAGAAACTACCCCCACAGATCCAGCAAATACTGATGGCGATGATATTATTACGAATGACCCAACAATAGATAACAATATATATGCTGGTAAAGGTAATGACATTATTAATTTAACAAGTAATCCAGCTTATCCAAATGTTGTAAATAATATCTATTATTTTGATGGCGATGGACATGAAACAATTAATAATGATTCAAATAGCAAATATAAAATTTTGTTAGCTAATACTATTGCAGAAGAAGATGTTTCTTACAACACTGGATTTGTAAATGGTTCTGTAATGCTTTATATTTCTTATAAAAACGATGTTATTTTCACGATCCCATCTTTCAATTTTAATGATTTCACAATTGATTATTTATCATCAGGAAATTCTATTGATATGGATTCATTATCAGAAAATTTGATGATGAATTATGGAACAGATGGTGACGACATTTTAACATCAAATCAAGGAGTTGCTGTATTTTTTGCAGATGATGGTAACGATATTATTAATGTATCTTCTAACATTATGGCTGCTGATATTTATGCAGGCGGTGGTGATGATACGATAAATATTAATAATTATGGATTTAACAATATTAATTATAATGATGGAGATGGATACGATACTATTATCTTAAATAATCATGATAACACTATGATTTTAAATTTATATGACTATGATGAAGCTTCTATTAGATTCGAATATGATTTAACAAATCCAAATAATTTAAATATTTATAGTGATGAAACGAAAATTATTACAATTGAAAATTATGTGATTGATGATGTATCATTCGAGTCTATATCTATTGAGTTAAATGATAACACACTTGAAGGAGCTGATATTAATGCCAAAGCTGTTTCAGGTAGTGAGTCTTCTAAATTATTAGCGGATTCCAACATTAATGGTCTTATTAGTTTCATGGCTTCTACACCAGATGATTCAGATACAGCAACCAGTGATACTCAATCGGCATCTAGTTATATAAAAAAGAATGAGTAAGTTTTAAACTCTCTCAAAGAATCGCTTTCGAGCGATTTTTTTTATTTCTATTTTTTTAATATCTTAAACATGTTACAATATAATAAATAATTAACTTAAATAACAATGAAACAAATACTCACTGATACTTTGCTTGGCTACCATGAGACACATCCAATTACATGTCCATTCATCAATCCACTTATCTTTCAAGGTAAAACATGTACACGAGTATTCGATGTAGCTCTTTATCAAAATCCAAGTGATTTAACCATATATTCATATGATCTCTTCGAAGCGGTTGATAACTTAAAGAAATGGGTTTCTGATGTGATTGCTAGCTATGAAAACCTTCCTGATGAAGTAAAAGCTCTTAAATCAGATTTAGAAATAGATGTGATGATTGATAATATCAAAGAAATGTATCATTTCAACATTGATGTAGATTCACAAGAGCGTTATATCAATCAGATTATAAATCGTTGGGAGGAAGCTCATAATAAATACAATGATCTTAATGATAAGATTGAATCGAAATCAAGAGAACTTGATGTTGCCGAATCTATGCTTGATATTGATGTGAATGATGATGACGTTAAGAATTATAGATTGTCTCAGAAAACAACTACAGCCAATGAATTACTAGCATTGGAAAACGAGTTATTGATTTTACAAAATGAATTTGATGATGATATTTCTGCTCAATTCGAAATTGAAACAGAAACCTATTCACAAACATTAGAAACATTAAGAACCAGAAATGATAATATGCGAGTGGAAACTTACGCATTAATTGAATGCTTAACCATTAATTTTAAGAATGAACTCAATATTGAACAACCTAATGACTACCTCACAAAAAGATTTGGCATTAAAGACAGTTTAAGTGGTATCAAAACTTTAAACATTGGATTGCTTTATAACAACTCTGCGTTCAATGTGAACAGCTTAGATGAATACGAAACAAATGACAATGAATATGGAAAGCAATATTTTCTGAAGTTGGCTGATAACTTGTATTCAAGAAATATTTTAACACATGCTGACAAAAGTGAATTCAAAGAAAAAATCAACCCTTTCATGTTATTGAAAGATGCTTATTTCGAAAAATATGGTATATCAAAAGCTGAATCAAGAACTCCTGATTTTCAGAAGAAACTGTTATTCGATAAATTGAAAGAGTATGGATATCAAGTGGTCAGATTCTATGAGACGATTGATGACTATAAATCAAGTAAGGACAATTTTAAGACACTTGAATTAAAAGATTGGGGAAACACCTTAAAACAGAAGAAAACAATAAAGCCAGTATAAACTGGCTTTTGTTTTAAGGTTGAGATCTGAGTGATCCAGTTTTTGCTGGTCGTTGAATTTTAACTTGATTGTGCTCTGGGTCAAGTGCTGCTTTTTCAGCCATTTCCTCCTTTTGTTTTTTCAACATAAAGATAAAGCTTTTAAATTTAGGGGATTCTAATACTGCAGAGAGTTCACTTTTAATTTCAACAACACTTTTATCCAGCATGGTGTTATCCACATTACCAAAATCTTCAACAGCTTGACCATCATTTCCTGCTTTCTTCATGTAGTCTTCAACACGTTCTTTGTAAGGGCGAAGATCGGATGTGAATGCAAACACTTTCTTTTTTTGTGCAGCAGCATAGCCCATTTCAAAGGCTGTACCCACATCAGTCGATGGGCCACGGAAAGGTGACATGTTAACAATAAACAAATCAGCAGAATCCATCAAATTAGTATTCTTTTCATAGATTTCTTGGGATATCTGACTTGGCGTGTTATCAGTAGATACTTCATTATCCAATGGAATTAAAGCAACGATACCATGCTTTTCACATAATAGTCTGGTCACTTCTGCATTTATTTTTGCGTCAGGGTGAAAGACATCAGGGCCAGCCATATACGCTTTAATTACAATTTCATTCTTACTAGTCATTTAATCCTCATTATATTCTATTGGTCAACTATATTATTATAATACAAAAGAGATAATTATACAATCTTTTATTTTGATAATATTAATAAAGCAATATTAGTATACTTGCTGTTTTGAGCTTTTTTTAGTATAATTGAAATTATAAAAAAGGTATTATTGATGAGAAATAACGAAAAACACTATAACATAAATAAATTATTTAAATTCGATGAACAATTATTAGAAGATTTTTCAAAAGAATCTGCGATTCCACTGGTCAAACCCATTGGTATCTTTCATCTTGCGATTAAATTAAAAGAAGACGAATCTCCTTGTGTTGATGGTATTGGTTATCCCGCTCTCATTTGTCGCTATATCTTGAAAGATTATATGAAAGAAGATTATGACTTTTATTTACAAAATATTTTCGCTAAAATGAAACGTTATGGTAATTATATTAATGTCCAGTTTCAAAGACAAATAAAAAAAACAATAAGTATTACCTTATCTGATAATTATACTTCAATTAAGGATATTACCTCAATTAGTTTTGATTATGATATACACTTGCGTGATAAAAAACATCTCTATCCAGACGCCACAGTGACCATCGTTTTTAAAGGCGAATCAATCTATGAGTTCAGTATGGATGAAAATAATGAACCACACATTAAAATGGTTGTTAACTATAATGATTTAGATGGTTTCTTCGTTAAATTTATGGAAGCTTATAAAAATAAGTTTGCACGAAAAATAGGTGTACATCGATCAACAAATACTAGTCAACTTAAAACGTTGGTTGATATAGTTCTTTTTTAAACAAAAGCTTGTTTTTATGATATTTGTTTGTATAATTATTAGTCTACTATAAGGCGATATTACAATGAAAAATGATGTAGATAATTTTTTAAATGTTGATGATTCTCTTTTAAAAGTAATAGAAGATGAAGTATCTCTTATGATTATTGGTACCCATGATGGTTGTTCTATTTTTAATATTCAACCAATGAATCATTCACGTTTAGAAATCAAATTACAGGAAAACCAAAAACCTTTTTTTTATTATATAGGCGATCCATCTATTATATCTCGCTATATATTAACACAATACATGAAAGAAGATTATGATGTATTTTTACAATCTATTTTTCATAAAATTAAAAACTATGGCAAGTTTCTGAATATTGATTTTAATAGCTTCACAAAAATAAACATGAATATTACGTTAGCTAATGATTATCAATCTATTAAAGATATTATATCTGTATGTTTAGTCTATAGAATCCTGATCAGAACACATCAATATTATGCCATACATACAGAGCTTACTATTGTATTCGAAGGCGAGTCTCTTTACGATTTTAATTTTACGCAGGGTGATTATGCAACACTTAAAATGGTTATTAACTATAACGACTTAAATGGATTTTTTCTTAAATTTGGTGAGGTATATAGAACTGATATTGCAAAAAAATTAGAATTACCCGTTTCAACAGACATGAATCAAATGCTCATATTAGCTGAAATGTCGGTAATTTAGTTCAGTTTGTAATTTTAAAGATAAAAAAACCGTAAGTGAATACGGTTTATTTTATTTGGTGCGGAAAGTGGGACTCGAACCCACACGCCTCTCGGCACTGGCTTCTAAGACCAGCGTGTCTACCATTCCACCATTTCCGCATAGACATTAATATTTCTTTTCAATATAATTTAAATCAACATTTTCAAAGATAAAATCTATATTATTATTTTTGCAACAGGTTATCAAATCTTGATAGTCTTCAAAATCATTGGCATCATAATCAGGAATACTATCTTCATGTTCATATAAATCAATTAAACTGTAACTCAACTCAGTTTCATCAACACCAGCAATATCGGACCATTCTTTTCGAATAGAACGTTTAAAGACATAATCAGTAAAATCTTCTTTATGTGGCTCTGCAACCAGTTCGCCATCAAGGAAGATATTCCAATAACGATTGTCATACAAATTAACGATAACAATTTTACCTTTCACTGAGTTTGTCATGTTTAAATACCTTTGTAAGAAATAAAACATAAAGTTGGTGCCCGAAGACGGACTCGAACCGTCACTCCCGAAGGAAGGGGATTTTAAGTCCCCCGCGTCTACCATTTCGCCATTCGGGCATAAAAAAGTAATTCAATATTTTAGAATGCATTTCAGCAAACGTGTCTACCACTCCACCACCCCGTGCAAACACGAGAAAAGGATTCGAACCTTCGATATTGAATTAAATCTGGTCCCCGGAGCCGGACTCGAACCGGCACGCCTTTCGGCGGGAGATTTTAAGTCTCCTGTGTCTACCAATTCCACCATCCGGGGATAAACACATGTACAATCTGGTACCCGAAGTCGGACTCGAACCGACACGCTTTTCAGCGGGAGATTTTGAATCTCCTGTGTACTACCAATTTCACCATTCGGGCATATCTAAATCTGGTACGGAAGATGGGACTCGAACCCACACGCCTCGCGGCACTGGTTTCTGAAACCAGCATGTGCTACCATTTCATCACTTCCGCATTAACTCATAATTTGGTACCCGAAGTCGGACTCGAACCGACACGCCTTTCAGCGGGAGATTTTAAGTCTCCTGTGTACTACCAATTTCACCATTCTGGCATATCTAAATTTGGTGCGTTAGGTGAGACTCGAACTCACAATCCTTTCGGCACTGGCTTCTTAGACCAGCGTGTATACCATTCCACCACTAACGCATGATTTGTCGCTTAAAGTAGGAGTCGAACCTACAAGTCATGGACTCAATGTCCATCGCGTCTACCGTTCCGCCATATTAGTAAGATACTAATAACAGGATTCGAACCTGTAATGACAGGGCTATCACCCTATGTCTACCATTCCATCATTTAAGCAATCTGGTGCGGAAGGTGGGACTCGAACCCACACGTCTCTCGACACTGGCTTCTAAGGCCAGCACGTCTACCATTTCATCACTTCCGCGTGATATTTCTTTACATCAATTTGGTGCCCCGAGGGAGACTCGAACTCCCACTCCTTTCGGAAACGGATTTTGAATCCGCCGCGTCTACCATTCCGCCATCGGGGCTTATGTTGTAGCTACATATCTTACTATAAATCTGGTGCGATTGGAGAGACTTGAACTCTCAATCCTTGCGGCATTGGCTTCTTAGACCAACGTGTATACCATTCCACCACAATCGCATATCTTAATGAGTAAAGGGACTCGAACCCTTACGCCTTTATGGGGCATGTCTAAGCGAAGACATTATGGCTACCATTACATCATACTCATCAGGGGTTTGACTTTGATAATAGTGAGTTACAAGCTAATAATTACTATGTTTCAAAGTTTCCAGTGGGAACCGGAGCAACCCAATTTTAAATCTTTATTTGGTGCGGAAGGTGAGACTTGAACTCACAATCATTATAGAAACTGTGTTTGAGACAGTCGCGTTTACCAGTTTCGCCACATCCGCATATTTATTTCTTTAAGAGTGTTTGTTTGTTTCCTCACTCTTCATGTTTACTATCTTACCAACTCTTTTCTTCTTTGTCAACAACTATTTTAAATTATTTTAAAATATTTTCCTTTTAAATCAATGATTTACGTTGTTTATAGTTGTAGTTAACCCTAGACATTCGCCCATAAAAAAAGACCCTTTTGGGGTCCAGATGCGAAATGAGGCGAGTTTTTATATTCGAGGTCATCTGCATCTGGACAATCTAATTGTCCAAAATGCAGACAAATAGATGCTAGCCCAAGCTAAGTAATAGTGAGCTTAAGAGTAGCAGTGATAATCGAATAGTTGTGAACATAATTTCGTCCTCGTTAATTCTTATATTTTATCAAAGGTTCGTTTCAAAGTCAAATGATTTCGTGCTCATTGACTTTGATTTCAATCACTATAAGATAATAGAAATGTTAATATAATGGAGATGGTGCATGACCAAAGAGACAGATATACTTAAGCTCTACGAAAAAATTCTAAAACACTCACCTTATTCAAAAGCTAATGATGTTGTTCGTATAGAAGCCAATACTTATCCATCTCAATCAGTGGAGCAATACCTTATCAAATCAACCAGTAGTGATGAAACTCTGTTAAATGCCATCATGATACCCACTGGCATACACACTAGTCAGTATTTGTTAAATTTAAATTTTGAAGGCGTTACTAATGTTAACAATATTAATAAATGGTTAGGTAAAATTCATTTTAATCATGTGGTTGATATTATTAATAGCTATGCTCTGACTGGATTATCTGTTGGACTTATTAAGGATATCAGTTATCCAGCAAAAATATCGTTGTCGTGGTTTTATCAACACCAAGAGGTTTATCAATCCTTTGGAGCCTACTATCATTCTATTTATCCTGATTATAACAAACGTGTCGCTAAGGTTTCTTTTATTGATTTGACCACTGGTTTGGAAACACGTCCTTTAAAATTGACGGCTAATCTAGAACTCTTAATTGTCGATGAAGTCTTAACACCGACCGTTGTGTTATCTGTTCCTTTTGTTAAGACCAAGAATAGAAAAGAATTGCGTATCAATCTCAATGAACCTTTGGATCTTGCTGTTTACATATCATTGTTTAAAAATGAATTTCAGTCCTTGCTTGATGCCAAAGTAAAGAAAACAAAAAAGAAATAAATGAGACAACAAAAAACCTACATTGATAGTAGGTTTTAAGTATTGTATAGCTTGTAGATGTCATCATGGACAGTTTTGGCAGATAGGGCAGTAATAGGTGCCACGACCACCTTGTTTGATTCTGGTCACTGCATGACCTAATGAATCTTCTTTCTTACCATACACATGAAAATTATCTTGAAAGCTCCCTTCTTGGTCAAAAGCGTCACGGTAATCGGAAATAGAGGAACCACCTGCTATAATAGACTTGTTCAAAATGTCTTTAGTTTCCTTTACCAACATCTCTGATTGCTTCTGGGTTAAATCCATTGCTTTTGAATATGGACTTATGCCACAGATATACATGAGTTCAATCACATAGATATTACCAAGCCCCACTACATACTTTTGATCCAGTAAAAACTGCTTGATGTTCTTTCTATTGTTTCTTGATAAGGAATAAAGATAATCCCCTGTAAAAGCGTCAGTTAAAGGCTCTATACCCAGATGCTTTATAAATTTGTTATCATTGGGTATGTTTTCATAAGTAATGAAACCAAATTTACGAATGTCATTGTAGACCAGATAGGAACCATCTTCAAACTGTATTGCTACTCGATTAAATTTGTCATCAATCTTTTCTGGCTGAATAAGAAACTTTCCTGTCATGCCTAGGTGAGCAACAAGGGAACCTTTGTCCAGATTGAAAATAATGCATTTAGCTCGACGTTCGACATTCTTAATAGTTCGACCATCTAACAATTTTCCTAAATTTGCTTGAACAGGTTCACGTAACTTATTGTCATAGACTTCAACGTTTTTTATTTTTTTGTTTCCTATACTGGCGAGCGAGTTGACCACACATTGTACTTCTGGTAATTCTGGCATTTGGATTCTCCTTTATTGGCAAAATTAATAGTATGATTGTCTCACAAAAAATAATAAATTCAATAAAATTCTTTAATAAAGGATTCTTTATTTTTTAAAGATAATATGTTATAATGTTTATACAATAAAAGAAAAAATCATGACTACACAAAAAACTCTTTCAGTGTTGAATAAAATAACTTCAAAATATTCAAAGAATCTTTATAATGAAACCTCATTTCATGATCACTTCAAAAAAGATAATAATAACTCACTTGGAATATCTTTTGAAGATGTAGATTATGCTTTAAATAAGCTTATTTATGAAATTCAAGTAGATGAAGATAAATTCATTTACAACGATTATGATAATCTAGAAACACCTGTAGACATTTACAATGGGGCAATATATGCAACCTATGCTCCAAGCACTAGAGGTGACTTTAAAAAATCATTGAACTCTATGTTAGACCATTTAGATATTTTAATCAAAATGCCAGCTATTCGTGAATCAAAACAATATTATAATTATTTAAGTAGATTGGATTCAATGAAAACATTTTCTCAGCAGGTTATGGATGAATTTGAACCTAACACTTTATTTAAAACTAAAGTGCAAATAATCAATCAAAAACTAAAAATTAATAATCAGCATAAAAAAGAAAAAGATTTTTTAATCAGAAAACTTAAAAAACTAGCCAATGAGTATCCCGTAATAAACGAAACAAAAATTAGAGAACTTTTTTATAAATTTAATGAAAATTATATCAATATAGAAAAAGAATGTAAAGAAATTATTAAATCTAAAAACCCCATTGAATTCGAATGTATGGCGGATAGATTTATTGAATCAATGAACTTGGGGGAAACTCCTGTTCAACAATTTCTTATTAACAAACAAAAAAATATTGAAATAATATGTGAAGAAAAATTTACAAAATCACAGATAAATCAAGAAGTTTACATATTTTCTGATCATAGCATTGTTGTTAATCATCGTGATGATGGATACAAAAAAATTGAAGGTTCAATAGCATTAAGACAATTCAATTTTGATTTACATCTTGATTCAATAGATTATATGCTTAGAAAGAAACCACAAGTTAATAAATTTTTCAAAGCAAAATTTTTAGAAGAGAATAACTACAGTGCCGCAATCAATGCTATTGTTTCTTTCAATGAGAACGAAGTTATATTAAAGAATAGTGGTATAAAGTTGGCTTTATTTCAAGATAAATCTTTTGAAGCCATTGATGACTACATCAATCATATCAAAAAAATTCATAAAGTTGAACAGTTTGCTGGTAGTATTTTGAGTGCTAAGTATAAGCACCTTCTTAATATTAACACATTCCCTTTATTTGAAACATTGTATGAGAAAGATTTTGGGCAAAAAGAATTACAAATGTATATTGGTAAAAAATTAGCAGCCATCAAATCAGATAATGATATGATTAATATACTAAAAGGAACACTAAATTTATTTAGTGGATTTTTAATTGACAACGTTATTGAAAAATTAGAAAATTTAAAAATAAAGCCAATAATTAATGAAAACAATATATTAGTTTTTGAAGTTGAAAATTATGCAAACTGCAAAGAAATGGGTTCACCTGCTTGGTGTATTGTTCGTAATGAAAGTTATTTTGAGCAATATACAAAAGATGATAGTAGACAATATATTTGTTATGATTTTAATAAAAGTGAAACTGATATAAACTCATTAGTTGGATTTACTTATGATGCTTTTGGAACTATTGATGCTGCACATTATAAAAATGATGATGCAATAGATTATGAAGAAGATACTAAAGTTTTCAATATATTTCAACAGACATTATATTTAAATAAAAGTAGACATCAAATAGATAATGAATTATTACAAAAACTAGATAATGAATATATAAAAATTAAAAATAACAAACATGGAGTAAAGTTGTCATGAGAAAAGCTCGAAAAGATGATATTTTAGATTTGATGGATTTGTTTAGTAAAAAATATGATGTCGATATAGATTATATTCAACCAATTATTCTTAAAGGAATTTTAAATCTCCCAGCATATCGTGATATCATTTCTACAGCATTAGCAAAGACAAGCGATGGTCGCTTTATATTGTTAGTAGGAAATTCATATAACAAAATTTCAGATGAAAAAAATAAATCAAATTCATTTTTTAATGATTATAAAATATCTAAAATTAAAAATTCTGATATTGAGATTCTTTTACACGAGTCTGTACCTGAATTGTTGAGTTCCGTGTTAAATATTATCGAAAATAGCTCTAGTTTAAAAGATTTGATCGATGATTTTACTAAGACTTTCACATTGGAAGATCTCCATGCAATGAATACCATTCATAATACCCCATTATTTGAGATGATGCTTTCTGTTCATTCTGCAGAACAGGAAAACGATTTTCACAAAATAAATATATTGAAAGAAAAAATTGTTAATTCTTTTCTTCATATTGTAAGACAAAATAATATGAATACAGATATTTTTTATAATTCAATTCTTCAGAACTCTAACTTTAAAGAATTTAAAGAACTTTTCTCAAACTTAGTTTCTAACTATTTTGATTTATTTAAATATCATCATGAAATTAATTTGGGGCTTGCTGCCATTTCTGAAACAGAACAATCTTTGTTGAATAAACCTATTATTAATGATTTTTTTGATTTATTATCTAAGGAATATCCAGAATATTTTTTTAATGATAACATTTCTTTACATGAATATTCAGTGGATGACCATGAATTGATCAATTCGCAAAAGTCAATTAATGATATCTTAAAACCTTTCAATTTATTTGATATTCGTTTTTTACCGCAACTGAATTCTGAAGGACTCTCAGGATTTTATAATATTCCTGAGCGTTCATCTGATGGATTAAATAGTGTGAGGTTTATTGGAGAGAATCCATTTTTTACAAAATATTATGTTTATTTAGAACATATTAAGTCAGCAAATAAATTGGATGTATATAATTTAGAAACAATTGATTTCATTGAGAAAACATCAATTGATATAATTGAAAATGTTGTGAGAAAATGTTTAGAACTAGCTCAAGAAACAGGGTTCATTCTAAATATAAATAAACAATTTCAATTTATATCAACAGAGAATGATAATCATTTTAATATTGTTACCTGTTTTCATAAATTATCCATAGAGTATCCGAATGTGGTGGTTATTAATACAGAGGATCGTGATCTAAAGATAGCCAACCATTCAAAAAATATTTTAGCATTTACGAATGATGATTTTAATATTAATAAAAAATCTTTGAGTAACAATTTCAAACAAAAAATTTAAAAAATATCTATGTTTTGATTGCTTTTTTAAGGCTTGACTTATATGATATAACTAATATTAACAGGAGTTGTAAAAAATGCAATTAAGACAAAAAGTAGACGTTGGGGTTATATGCCTGATGGTAATAGGGTTTATAACGATTATGAAGATATCTTTACTCCCCGCATTACTGGCAGGTATGGTCACATTTCTGATGATGCGATTCTCGGAACAAATGATGAATAATTATATGAAGCTTGGTAATATGTCAAAATTTGTTTCTACTATATTCATATCGCTCATTATTATAGGGTTTTTAACTCTTATCTCCATGTATTCATTCTCTTGGCTCTATAAGACGGTTAGTAACCCAGATATGATTGTTAACGAAATTACGGTAGTATTAGATAAAACCATAAAAGACTTACCACCAAAAATATCTGGTTTCTTTCCTCAAGACATTCATAAGCTAAAAGTCAGCATTGTCGATTTCATGAAAGAGAACCTATTTGTACTAAGAGAATTCAGTCGTGGTGCAACACATACTTTAATTACTATGATTTTAGGTATGATTATTGGTATTATGATTGCCGCTAGTGATTATGTTAAAACTGATAAGATGTTTCTTGATTCTCTAAAAACACGTTATGCACATTTAATTGAATCTTTCAAACATGTAATGGTTGCACAAGCAGGTATTGCACTCTTTAATGCGGTAATGACTGCCTTGTTCTTACTTATTGCTATGCCACTCTTTGGTGTTGATTTCCCATTTGCAAAAACCATCATCATCTTAACGTTTGTTATCGGTTTAATCCCTATTGCGGGTAACTTGATTGTGAATGCGATTGTATTGCTTGTTGGCCTATCCGTTTCACCGTATGTGGGTGTCAGTGCCTTTGCTTATTTAATTTTCATACATAAATTCGAATACTTCTTGAATGCTAAAATTATCGGTAGTAGAATAGAAGCTAAAGCATTTGAACTCTTGGTTGCAATGTTGATAATGGAATCTATATTTGGTGTCACTGGGCTTATCGCAGCTCCTATTCTTTATTGTTACTTAAAGAAAGAACTCAAATATCACGAAGTTATTTAAAACAACATAAGAATGGAGGTCAAGTGACCTTCATTTTTTTTAGGAGCCAAAAAATTGAAAAACCGAATACGATACGCTATGCCTCTCACCATTGATGAATTAGAGCATATCATTTTCAAAGTTGGTAAAACTGCAGTATTTGATGACAATGTAATAAAGTCATCACTCTTAGAGCAAGCTGGCTTTATTTCTATTCTTGATTTAGAAGCAAGCGAATATCTTTTTAAATCCTTTGAACATTACATCTTATTAATCAACATAGAACGTTTGATTAACACAAATAAATTCTACATATCATCAAAATCTTACATATTAAACAATGAACGAAATATCAGCATCATTAAAAACTTAAATCGTGATAATTATCTTCATATTTTATCAACTGTTGGTGATTCAGAAGAAACGTTGATTGGTAATAAATTTTACATTACGAATAACACAAAAGCCTATAAAGAAGTTTTTGATTTTCCTGAGCATCTTGATATGGGAGTAACATATAGCGTATTTAAATATCAAGATTTCAAATATCGTATTGAACAAATTTGGATGGATGGTATGTTTGATGTTCAATATATTTCAAATGAAGATAATAACAATCTTATTGTAACGGACTTAACATTCTCTGAATACGGAACGTTGATAGCCTATTCTGTTGAAAACAAGAAAGGGTCAGTAAAATCTAGTAACCTAAATTCATTGATTGATACCAGCCATGTTAACATAGACAACTATCATTCATTTTTCCAAAAAATCAATAAAGAAACGTTAACGGTTATTGAAATGCTTATTGAATAATATTGTTGAGTAATATTATAATTATGCTATAATAGAAATAAATAATATGAGAACATTATGCAAAATATATTTAAACAAAGCATTAGCAATCAGCTTTATAATGATATCTTTACAACTTATCAATATATAAATTATACTTCATTTTATAAAGATGAAAACGAACGCAATATTAATAAAAAAGAAAACCAAAAAAAAATAGCAATGATTGCTGCTGGTAGTTTAGGATTGCTCACGGTTGGTATGATGGCACTTAATCATTTTGATATTTATCAAATAAATCCTGAAAACATTAAATTTAGTGTGGTTGCAGCTATATCTGCTATTTCTATTAATGCAACAATTTCAAATACTTTAGATAGATTAAAAAACAATCGCAACAAAAGATATTTTGACGAAGCGTTGAATTATGACCAATTTGAAAAAAGATTGGTCGCTGATTTAAAATCTTATGGCATTCCAGTCCAATATAAAGAAGTCTCAACATTAAAAGAACATAATGATTTGAAAGACATTTGGAAAAACTCAGATAAAAAAGATTTTATTGATGATGTTCGTAGCAAAACTACCGAGTATGTTAAAAAGTTAATGGATACTTATGTTGAACCTGCTTTAGTAGAATCATCAGCAAAGTTAGATCAACAATACATAAAACGTATGCTAGATGGTTTCAGTGAAGAACCTGTTGCAGAGATAGCTTTACCATCAAAAACAAAACCTAAGAAAAATACACCATAACAAAAAAGGCTTCGGCCTTTTTTTGTTGCTATTATTCTCAATAATGTGCTATAATACTGGCATTCTAATGAGGTCTGATTATGCTGGATATTAAAAACATAGAACCTGACATTTTATTCATTACTAAAAGTATACCTACCGATATCTTTATGGCGGCTTTGACAACCATTGGTTCGACCGTATATTTTTACGAAGATGAATCTATTATTAAAGATATTTTGCTTTTTCATGGATTCAAAGATATCAGCTCAACATTACGAACTATCCACTATAAGGTTACTAATGGAAAGATACTTCTCATTCATATAGAAGATTTTTATGTCCGAGATAAATACTGGATTCAATTAACGGATAAAAATATTAATTATATTGAAAATAATTTAAAAGAATACGATGACCCCTTGGACTCATTAGATTGTATTAATGAGGGTATTTATCAATTGTATGATACAACTTTAGAAATTCCATTTAATGAAATGTTTGATGTTGCCCATATCATTGATGAAAAAATTAAAATTAATAAAATTGAACTTTCATTTAAATACGAAAAAGATAAAATGATGTCAATTAGAATTTTTCATCGAAAAGGCAGTTATATCCATATAAGTTATATAAATTACGTTGATAAATTTGATTATCTATATTCGGACTTTATTGAATTTGTTGCTGGCCGCATGAATGTCGCACGATTAATCAATAAAACAAAAAAAATAAATTTAGATATTACATCTGATTCTGATATTGTTGATGTAGCCACTCTTACCTTGGATAACTTTCATTTATTCTGGAAGAATTTTACACCCGAACAAAAACTGCTTGTTGAAATGTCTGCAATATAAGGACTAGATAATGATTGACTTAAAAACCACTGAGATGAAGCTTATCACTGTAGATATTAATACCTTTGATGCTAACGAATTTGTTAGTCATGTGTATGAACCAGAAGTGTGTGTTGCTTTTATTAACTACAGTTATGAAATGCTAGACAATGTTTTTAGAAATGCCGGATTTTCAAAAATCAAAACGGCTGAAACTCCACATTACTTTCAAGTTTTAGGAGCGTATATTTTCGTTGTTTACTTAGAGGCGAGTGTCGATAACTTTGTAATGAGAGAAAAATATTACCTTTATAATTCTGAACAAAACCTGAAAGCTGTCGAAACCTTCAGTAATAAACGGGCCAGTAATGGTTCATTTAAAGATTTTCATAGCGATAGTGAAGTCTTTAAGCATAAACTCTTTCCAGAGTCTTTAGATATGCCATTTTACGTCAACTATCTTGTTCGCTCAGCTTATGAAACGCCGAAACTACTTAGATTAGATTTGGGTTTTAAATATGGTCAAGATAAGTTTATGTTTGTATCTATTTTTGATAGAGCAGATAAACGTATACAAATTCAGTATGATACCTATACCCCTAACTGTCAGTATATGTATGCCGAATTTATTCAGTTTATTAATGATGAATTAGTCGATTTAACTATCTTTAATCCAAAAAATCAGAAAAAGATGTCGATGATGAATCTGCGGGATGAATTTGATGCTCACATTACACTCGACAACTATCATCTTTTCTGGGAACGTTACACGGCTGAACAACTCACATTGATTGAAATGTTAATGGTCTAGTCGCTTACATATTTAAAATGAGGATACTTAATTATGATGGATTTGGAAAATACCGATATACACTTATTGTTTGTTGATATAGAAACAGAAAAAGAGACGCTTTGTCGTTATTTAAGCACACCAGCAACTACTGTTTGGTTTGAAAGTCATCGTTCAGAATTATTTTATGATTTGCTTATAAAATCAGGTTTTCAACAATTTAAAAATTTAACAAAATTGTACTTTCAAGTTTTTGGTGAATTGATCTTGATTATTAATGTTTATGAGACAAATGTTAAAGAAAAATATTGGATTAAAAACACTGAAAGTAATCTGGAATTCGTTCAGAAAGCAGATTTAAATTATGAAAGCTCCTTTCAAAGTTATTACAGTGATGCTGCACAACAATATAATCTGTATCCAGAAGCGGTCGATGTTCCGTTTTTTGAACACTTCGAAATTAGACAAACAGGTAATTTATTTTTAAATAAACCGAGCTTAATTCGTGTAGATATTGGTTTTAAATATGCTCCCGATCAATTTATTATTGCTTCTCTTTTTAAAAATGATAAAAATACTGTTCATATTTGTTATGATGACTATAATGATAATTCTAAAAAAACATATCCTGACTTTATAGAATTTGAAGGTAACCAATTAAGTGTTGTGCAGATGTTAAATAGAAAAACTAGTAAAAAGATATCACTGCTAGAAGAAAACATGTTTGATAGCACACAGATAACCTTATCGAACTTTCATTTGTTTTGGGAGCGAATGACAGCCGAAGAGAAAACACTATTAGATATTTTGTTAATTTAAACAGAAAGGAGCCTAAGCTCCTTTTTTGTTATTTAAAGAAAGGTGTTAGCGATTCTTTTTCAGTAAAAAGGCGAACTAAATCGATTCGTTTGACCGTGTATTTTGATTTTTTGAACTTTTCTGCGAGTATAATCAAAGCCGTGATGATATTGTTGTTATTCTTAGTTAAATCAAGTTCAATTAAATGAATACTACCACGTTCTTGGTAGTTAACCATATTAAATACACATTTACCTTCATGAAAGGCTTCTCTGAATAGGTTTAACAATACTTCTTTCCCGCAATCTACGTCAGTCTCAATTAAATAAGTTTTGTTGGTTTCGATATGTTTAACTTGTTCTGGATTGGTTATTGCCCCTTCCAGTGTATTCCAGTTCTTCATGAAGAACACTTTTGCGAGTGCTTCCAGTATTTTGTTATTTGGTAAAGAGACACCTTGTTCAGCTAAATACTTGGAAAGGTTTTTGGCAGATGCTTTTATATTTTGTTTGGTGGTTTCATATTTCATTTTTGAGACTCCTAATTGATGTCCAAAAAGTGCTTCCATTGCTTATAGGCAATTAGTAGTAGTTTAGTTTGAAAGATCCTTAGTTCGCCAAATTGGAAGCGGCTAGCCATAGACACATGAAGTGGTAAAGGAGGCTGTTTGAATAATAACCTCCTTTTTATGAAAAATCAAGTATTAAATTGCAATACCTTCTTTGTTTAGTGACAATTTTGCCTGAATTCGGAAGTTATCAATGAACGTATTCTTGATGTTTTGCTCAGCATCCAGTTGTTGTTTAATTTCATTGTGGTCATTATTAATCGTTTTCATAATCTCTTCAACTTTGACGGCAACGTTATAAAGTTGACTATCTGTATTTCCCAAACTGTTTAAGACCATAAAACTTGAAAAGGTGTCCATAAAACCATTATCTGACATGTCAAAAACAAAATCCAATGTAGTCCATAAAGAATCGAGTTGGACTTCACTGACCTTTAGACGTGTGTATTCAAGTTCTTTCTTGAATTTATTGATGGCAGGCATAACATCATTCACTTCTGAACGTGCCGTGCTGGTGCTCATACTCGACATCAGTGAAATTCCTTTGTTCTTAGTAAACATGTCTAGGGTTTCCATCGACTGAGCTGAACTGATGGCTGAGCGTGCTTCACTGATCTCTTTTAAGACATAATCGCCCGCTTTCTTGGTTTTATGAATGGTGTTGTATAAATCAGTGGCTAATTGCACTCGCTTGTTAATCTCTTCATATTTTGTATTGTTTTCTTGGTTGGACATAATGAGTTGATTGGTATAATTGTCATGCAATGATTGTTTTTTACTCAAAAGCTCTTGTGAATATCTTTTTGACAAGGATTCTTTTTCAGCAATAAAGGCTTTCAATTCTTTCAATTGTTTTCTTTTTGCAAAGGCAAACAATCTTTTGAAAAAGTTAATGGCTTTGTATTCAGCCGTAAAATCTATCAAGATAACTTCATATTCCGAAATAACGGTTTTCGTCTTTTTAATTTCATCTTGTTTGTTATTTTCAAAGGTTTTGTAATCATTGATTAAATTTGACAACATTGAGTAAACTCCTAAAAGAATACTTGATTATACCTTTTTCACATTCATAAATCAATATAATTTTGAAAGCAAAAAAAACACATCAAGTGTTTTTTTATTTTGTTTGATTAATTATCTCAAATTATCATTTTTCAATGTCTTTTTAACTTCTTTTAGTACATTGGATTGATGAGCGGGTGGATTTTTTATACTGTCGTCTACTATTGTTTTTATTTTGTTAAAGGTATCGCCTATGTCTAAATCTTCTAATTTTTTCAAAAAATCATTACCATGTTTTTCATTATGTTTTGATTGCATTGTTTTTTCAAGATTTTTATCATTTTCAAGGTTTTCTTTAGCCCTATGGTTAAGATATGAAAGCATACCAGCACCAACGGCAAGGCCAACTGGTAAGATCGCTCCTAATGCACCGCCAGCTCCTATATTTTGAAGATAAAGCTTACCTAATAGCATACCAGTAGGAATGGTCGCCATGCCTGTTAAAAATGTGCTTAAAACAAGATTGTTAGAGAGTTCATTACGATTATCAATTTTTGTATCAACTGATTTGTAGTTTTTCATTTTTGTTGAAAAGTCTTCAACAAGTTCATTCACTTTATTTAAAAGAACATCTGAATTTTTATTTATGAAAAGCGTCATGTGTTTATTATATAGTTGTTATTAATATATTATCATACTCTTGAAAAATAGAAATATATGCATTAAAGTTTATTTTTTTTAAGCACTTCTCTAACTTCATTACCCACATCTTCCTGAAATTTAGGTGGATTTTTAATACTTTCATCAACAACTGCTTTTATTTCTTTAAAGGCATCATCAAGATTGAATTCGCTAAGTTTTTCTAAGAAATCTTTTCCCACTACTTCATTGTGCTTGGATTGTAATGATTTATCTAAAGAATCACTGATAGCTAATTGCTGGGTGTCTTTACGATTTAAGTATGAAATCAACCCAGAACCTAAGCCAAGACCAGCAGGGATTATTGCTCCTATTGTTGCACCGCCTGTTAAACTGTCCAAATAGGCTGATCCTATCCACATTCCAATAGGGATAGCCGCAATAATAGACGCTGCAGCTCCACTTAATAGTTCTTCTGCAACTTCTTCACGATCTTCTATCTTTTCTGCTATTGATACATAATTTATTAAATTTTCAGTGTAATCATCGACTAAACCATGAAGTTCATTCGACAGTTCTTCTGATATGCTTTGTTTGAATAGTGCCATGTTGATATATTTTAATTATTATAATAATTGTAACATGTTTTAATTGCTTGTGAATAAGTTTTAAAAAAAATATACGTTGTAATTCTTTTCAGGTTGCATTAAAAAACCCTCAATTGAGGGCTTTTAATTTATTTTTTTCTTTTTTAAGCGGTTTTAATGTAAGAATTGATACTGACATCAATAATTTTATCTACGTTAATAGAGGCAACCAGTTTTTTATCAGTAAAATGTTTATTAGCTTCAAATAACTCTTCTTTTATAATGTGTTTGGCTACTGTTTTTTTGTTCACTGATTTGGATAGTCTTTGTCTTTTCAAGTTGATTTGGAGTATCCAATCAATGAGTTTGAAATAGCATTTTTTTACATCTATCGTATTATTGAATTCGTTGACGAACAATTTAAAACAATTAGCATCAACTTCACTGATTTGTTCTTTTATAAGTTTTATTGCATAACCTTCGTTTTTAACATTCGCATTGACGTGACCTTTAACAAATTCAATAACCTTTAACCAGTTATCTTCTTTAATTTTTAAGTCATAGATTATTTTAGCACTTAATGTAATCAATACGTTGTATGGGTTTTCAATTAGTTTAGACATATTATCACCTTGTTATACTAATATTATACAATAAAAATTATATTAATAAAGTGCCACTTAGAAGTATTCTGCGTTCATGTTGTCGTTCACTTTTTTCACAAACTCATCAACATTAATGAAAATCTTTTTAACAAGCTCTTTGTTGTCTTTAACAAATTCAGCATTTTCTTCAATCACTAATTCAACCACTGTATTGATGTAAAAATTCAAAAGTTCTTCTAATTTCAAGAGTTCTTCCAAATCGGATTTTAATAAGGCGTCTCTGTCCAAACCATCAAATTTTTCTTTTATTGCAAGTAGTTTAACAGATAAATCATTTACTTTTTCTAAAAATGTCATATTTTAATCTCCAAGATTTTTAATGTTATTCTATAAACTAATATCATAATTTATACAAAAAGGAAGACAGTGACAGTGTTTATTATTATATTTTTTAATCATTATAATATATGACGCCATTCAACTGACGTTACTTATTGTTTGTCTATCATGTCTCATTTTACGAAGTATTTCGTCTATTATTATTCAATATTGTGAAAGTTGGCACGTATTTTGGGGGTATGTTGAAGAATGCTTTGTAAGCTTCCTCTTACAAGACTTGTAGCCGATTATTAGTAGAACCTTAAATTGAAATCATGCAGAATGCCGAAATATTAAAAAAAAATATTGCAAAAAACCATAAATATTTAATATTCGATGATAAATATTTTTATATTATATGATTTTGCTTTCAACTCAAGGACTTATTGAAATATAATAACAACTTTATTTATGAAAAAATGATAAAAAAAATGGAGTTATTCCTTTGGCGTCAATAAAAAACCATGCAAAATACTATAAATCTAGTTGACATAAAATAAAATACTGTTAGTATGTAATTGTCAGCAAGGAAACAACAATAATAACTGCATAAAAAATGATTTTGAGTGTGGGCTGATGATGTAATGGACGACAATAAAAAAGGAATAGTGACTCAAGGATGTAAGCGTATCAGGATGATGATTTAAGGATATAGGGTTATATCAGGACGATAGGGAATCACTCAATAAAGGACTGTTACAAGGAAAAGGAAGAAGAATTAGAATGCACGATGGAATATGTTCTAGTTTATGTACACGGAGTGTTAATTTGTTTTAATGGATGTAAAAACCAAAGGAATGATAAGAGAGTCGAAAGGCTCTCTTTTTTTTTCTTCAATTTTTGTGGTATACTGAAAAGAAAACGAGATCAGTATGATAAATGAATTAAAAGAAAAGTATAACGCCATTGCTGTATTCCCTTATGGCTCCAATGTCTATAAAAATAAAACGCCTGAAGATTTTGATTTTATTATTGTCAGTGATAAGCCTTATTTCCAAGAACAATTTGAACAAGACAATATAAAATATGAAATCAGTAATTATAGCAAAGAAGAGTTCTTAGAACGTCTGAAAGAACATGAAATCTCCGTTCTGGAATGTTTGTATATTCCACATAAAGAAAAATACCTCTCACCCGCACTCAGTCGTGAAATAGAAGGGTTTACTTTGGATAAAGAAAAATTAAGAGAAAGCTGCTCACAAAAAAGTTCAAACAGTTATGTGAAAGCTAAGAAGAAATTGATTATTGAAGAAGATTTTAATTTAAGTGTGTCTTACAAGTCATTGTGGCATTCTCTTCGTATCCTAGATTTTGGTCTACAAATAGCTAAAACTAATAAAATCAATCCAGAAAGTTGCAATGAATTATATGACCAAGTGATTAAAGACTATCTTATCATGAAAAATGATTGGTCTAAACTTCACGAGAAGTATAAACCACTTCATAACAAGATAGCTTCTGAATTTAAACAGGAATGTCCTAAAAAGATTCACAAATGTATGTAAAGGTTGCTAGAAATAGCAACAACATAAATCCTTCACCATCATAGGTATTATGATTAGCTACAGCAGTATCATAAAATTTATAAAACTTGTCCAATCTATCACCTACAATAGACTTAACAATGCTTTGGTTTCCTTTTTCAAAGCACTCTGCAATAGCAGCAATACAAAATTTGAGAGCCATTTTTCTATTAAGCCCTAAATTCATTAGTATTTCTTCGACTTCCATTACTTTTAAATCATATGGATTTATTTCAACACCTGTTTCTTTATAATACATGTGCATAAATAATGTCACAGTCATTGAACAGTTTTCTAGAATAAAATATCTTTCAACTTCTGAGCTTATACAGTTTTTATCATCCACCAGTTCATTGATCTCAAATAAGACAAGATCTCTGTATGGTGAAGATGAATTGTCAACATAATCGTTTAGATAGTTATATAAAGTCGCCATGTGGTTGTCTGGATTGGCTGAGTTATGAAATCTTTCTCTCAACTTTCTTTCAATGTTATAGATAAACATTCTTTGGTTTAAAATATTAGCAGCAAACATTTCAATGTTATCATTGGAAAAAGTATCTTTAAATGCCTCTTCCATTCGATGTAGGTCTGCTACATAATTATTCAATGCGACTTGAGTCATACACTCTCCTTTTTCACCAATTATATAAAATAAACGAAATAAAGTCAACAAAAAAACTTTTTAAAAATTGATTACTATGCTATAATAATCATATTAACGTACATACAGGAAATTTATTATAATGAGAACAGTTTACTTTTTATCAGCGATGCCGGGAACTGGTAAATCAACTTTTATTAGAGAACATGGTTTAGATGCTCATAGCTTGTCTTTGGATGCTATTCGTCATATTTATGCAGGAGCTGCCACAGATATGGATGGTCGCCTTATATTATCTAACAATCGAGAGGATTTAGTTTTTGGTAAATTTATGGAAGCCTTTGAACTGAGACTTCAAATGGGTGGTGTTCTCTTTATTGATAACCTTAATCAAGACCAAAAAGCAATTGACTCTTACATGGATCTTTTGAAAAAATTTGATTATGATTACCGTGTGGTTCAATTCCCATTGCAGCCTATTGAGTTTTATTATGCTCGTAACGATCAACGTGAACCTTATAAAAGATTGCCAAAAGATGCGATTGATAGAAATTATGTGTTATTTCAGAATGCGTCATTTGATGATATGACAAAAATTATTACACCTGATGATGCGATTAAATTTGTTAAAGCTTCACCAGAAGACTTAATGATTGATTTAAGTGGATATAATAAGATTCATTACATTGGTGATCTTCAAGGTTCCTTTTATCCATTAAAAAAGTATTTTGAACAAGAAGGTGGTTTCAAAAAGAATGAATTCTATATCTTTGTAGGTGATTATATTGATCGTGGAATTGAAAATGATAAGTGTCTACACTTTTTAAGAAAGTATATGGGTTATGATAACATTGTATTTCTTATGGGTAACCATGAGAAGCATTTGTATAACTACAGTAATGATATCTATACACCACCTGATGAATTCATGAAGAAGACCTTGCCACAGCTTGAAAAAGCAGGTTTTACAAAAGAAGACATGAAAGAATTGTATCGTAAAATGCAATTGTTTAGCTTTATTCAATACAATGGACAAAAAATCATGACCACACATGCTGGTTTGACGGCTATCCCTGAGTTTCCACGTCTCTTGTCTGATGATGAATACATGCGTGGTTATGGTCCATACAGCTATGATGTTGATGGTAAGTTTAATGAACAAAACAAAGACAATGAATGGTATCAAGTTCATGGTCATAGAAACCAACATAAACTAGATTTCAACAGTTATCCTAAAAGTTTTGCATTAGAAGCTGATGTTGAATATGGTGGTAGTTTGCCTGTATTGAGAGTCAGCCGTGAAGGTTTCAATGGTGTCTACATTACCAATAAAGTGTTTAATAAAGAAGAAGTCCTTAAAATGGAAAAAGCATCTGGCATGTTTGGTGTTGGTGAACCAGAAGGTGCTCTTGCTCATTTCTTAAACCGTAAAGTAGATGGTCACAAAAGTGGTGTTGAATTACTTCAAGAGTTGAGAAACAATAAGTTGTTGGTAGAAACTGTTTCTATTTCAAAGCCACATTTATCTACATTTAATTTTAGCCATGATGTTGCTGACGCTAATATCCAAAAATCATCTGTTAAAATTCGTGGGCTTGTAGTGAATAACAAGACAGGTGATATCGTCACTCGTGGGTTTGATAAGTTTTATGCATTGAATGAAAAAGATGTTGCTGCTAATACATTAGAAGCTATTAAGGCAAAAGAAACGGGGGCTTTAAATGTATTTGAACAGGAAGATGGTCGTTTAGCCATGATTGGATATGACGTTGAAAATACTTCATTAGTGTTTACATCTAAACACGGAATTGATACTGCAGAAGCGGAGTCCTTTAAACAATTGATTTTGAGTAATCTTAAATCAAGTGAGCTTGAATTTATGAAAGTGTTTGCAAACAAACACAATGTTAACTATATTTTTGAAGTCATTGATCCAAAGAATGATTCAAACATCATTAAACCAGAGAATAGTTCTATTGTATTATTAGCAGTCGTAAAACGTGATGTTGTGCTATCACAATTAACATACGAAAACTTAGAAGCCTTTGCTGGTCATTTTGAATCGCTTGAAGCTAAGAAAAAATTTGTAAGCTTTAACAACTTTGAAGGTTTTGAAAAATTCTGTAATGCCCTCAGTAATGAATCAGCATTCAAAACAAAAAGGCAAATGGAAGGATTTGTAGTAGAAGGAGCTGGTATGTTTATGGTTAAATTGCCTTACTATCAATTCTGGAAGTCAATGAGTGATTGCGTAAACCAAATCAATGTGGATGCTGTTAAAGGTGTTAAAACTGATCTCCCTGCTTTAGTAGAAGCATTAAATATCAAGTCAGATGACAAGCCTAATGCGATTGAATTTTTGGAAAGTGTTAGAAGAATGTCGAAAGAAGAACGTGAATTAGATCTTGTGTCATTGAGAGAAAAGTTTTTGAGTTCAAGACCTGATCTTTCAGTTGTAGTAAAACCAAGAAAAAATAGGAACTCACCAAGTTAACTAAAATCTTGAAATGAAAATACTCCTACGGGGGTATTTTTTTTTGGACAAAAAAAAGCTCATAAGTCGGATTGGGGGATAACTTATGAGCCAGTACAGTGGGTATATAACATTATTATTATTATTTGGGGGACGCTCATTATAGCTAAACGATACACAAAGGTCAAGCATATTTAAACATATTTTTTACTTAATTTTCTTGACCATATGGTCCAGTACTAGAAAACACCTCTGGAAGCCTCTGTTTATCTAAGGTTATGATTTTATATAGTTTTTTTTTAAAAAAGAGCCTTTAAAAATTGACAAAATGATAATGTAAATATATAATAACAAGTATTATTCATTAAGGAGATAAAAATGAAACAAGAAGTTGCTATTTGCAATAGCGTAGTAGACTTGGATGGTGTTAAGCAGAAACTAGCTAAAACCATTGCAAGACTTATTGCTCATAAGAAACTAAAACAAAGAGAAGTTGAACAGCTTTTAAACATTAAACAGCCGCGTGTCAGTGATTTAGTAAATGGTAAAGTTGAGAAGTTTTCAATAGATTCTTTGTTGGAGTATTTAAACAAAATCGGTTATGTAATTGAGGGTTACCCGGCTGATGATGTTAACTATATCAACACAATTAAAACACGTTTGGTGACATCCATTGGTGAAATTATTGTTGCTAATAAATTCAAACAACGTCAAGTTCAAGAAATTCTTGATATTAAACAACCACGAGTGAGTGACTTGGTTAATAAAAAGATTGATAAATTTTCAGTCGATTCATTGATTGAATATTTTACCAAGATTGGTTATGTTTTTGAAGTGAACGTCATGGATTCAAGTAAAACGCCAGTGTCTATTCAATTTAAGACAGTGTGTAAAGAAATTAAGAAACCAAGAATGCCTAAAAAGCTTATCAAAGAGCATAAGGTTGCTTAATCGTAATTGATAGATGTAGAAAAAGGTCACTTCGGTGACCTTTTCTTATTCTATATCTATCTGGTTTAATCGGGCTGTTGTCACTTTTGCTCCTAATGTAAAGATACCAATATAATTAAGTGCTGCTCCCAATAAGAATACTGAGTCTAAATGCTCTTTTAGAATAATAATACAAACACAAGCATTTAAAAAACTAAGCAACACAATGGCGGCCATTTCAATATCGTAGACAGAACTCGTTACTATCAAATACTTGTATCTAAAATATTTGTAACATACGACACCAAAGATAAATAATGAAATACTGATTAAACCTATATGTATGTCTATCATGATAAGCTCCAAAAAAAGACAATACCGTAATATTGTCTTATGGTTTATTTACATTTTTCACAACCGCATTTTGATTCTCTGAGTTCTTTCCTTAAATCTTCTATTTCTTTGAGTAGGATATTATAAACATATTCACTTTCAACAGTAAGGCTGGGTGCATAATATCCATGTATTCTTTCTATTTCATAGGTGTCAGCCGCTAGTTTGATGACTTGCACTTTTGAACGGAGATCAGTTAACAATTCTAATCCATCTGTTAATCTGTAGTCGTTCACATAAAATACTCGTTTAATGCCACTTTGTATAATTCTTTTTGAACATTCTATACATGGAATATGCGTTACAAATAAAGAAGCGTTTTTAACACTCAGTGTGCTTTGTTCTGCTTTTGACATACAGTTAGCTTCACCATGTAATGTAATCGGGTTTGTTACATCTTGTCCCGGTAACTCACATATGTTATCAAAACCAGAAGGTGTTCCATTGTATCCCATTAACATTTCATTATTAGGCGTTACAATTAAAGCCCCAACTTTTAGTCGAGCACAATAAGATAAACGACTGGCTTGAAAAGCCATCGCCATATAGGTTTGAATGAACTTCAAATCGTGATGCTTACCTAATTTTTCTATTTCTGTTTCTATTTCATTATTATCCAACAACTGGTTAAAATCGCCATATCTTGACATTAAAAAATCCTCTTTTTATAAACTTTACACACAAAAGAGTATCATTAATTATTGATAAATCAATGCTTGTCGTCTTTTTTTTAATAATCTTTTTTTTGACTTTTCGTTTTTTGATGTTAACTTATTTCCTATTATTCAAGAGGAAATATAAATGAACAAACCGTATAAAAATATATCTGATACCAACACTGCTTTTGGCAACCTATTTGGATCAAGCGTTACTGGGACTACTGTTACTAACTATGAAAAACTTTATAACCAAGCCAAGAACCTTTATGATGAACTTGATGAATTACGTGATGATGGGTTCGCTCTTTTAATTAAAGATCCTACTGATAAAAAGGGGCGTAAAGAAGTGGTTGACGCTGTTGCTGATTTACTTGTATTCCTTTATGGTTTACCACACTTCTTAAACGTTCAGTATGTTGAAGCAGTAGCAAATCCACATATCGTAGAGTTTTTAGGTGAAATACCAACACCAGAATTGTACACCACTGTCTATGATGATATTAAAAACCTCATTGACGCCGTTATTGAAAGTATTCAAGAGAAAGCAACAGCTTCAGAAATCATGGCTGAAATTGTTAGTTTAGATACTTATCTTATGTCATTGTCCGCTTTCTATAAAGTTGATGTACCTAAATTAGTTCAAAAAGTGACTGATAGTAACATGAGCAAATTGTGTTTGAACGATGAGGATACTGCAGCAACATTGAAATACTATCGTGACAAAGGTGTTGATGTGTATTCAAAAGATTCTCCATTGATTCAATCTAATGGTAAACCATTCCAAGTTGTTTACTCATCATCGGAGCAAACAGTGGATGGTAAAGTATACAGAGCACACAAATTCTTGAAATGTGTTAACTGGTTTGAACCTGACCTCTCAGATATTTAATCATAGAATGTTTCAATAAATAAAGACGATAATTATCGTCTTTTTTATTTCTTATTTTATTGTTTATTTAGTAAAAATAAATATTTGTTTGTATATTGTATTCTATTTTAAACGATCTAAAATATAGGTAAGGACTAAAAGAGAATTATTATGTTTAATAAAGCGATTATATCACTCTCACTATTTATGTCATCTTCATCTGTTATGGCCGCAGTAAGCACTGCAGTTAACAGAACAATCGAACAAGGTGACTACATCAACCCTGATGTGTTAAAAGCCACCCTCATCACATCATTATTATTCTTATGCGTATTTGCGGCTCTTATTTTACTAGCAATGAAAAGTAAAACAGTCATGGCGGCTAATGTGTTTAGAGTTTCAGCTATCATTGTATTAGTTATTTTGCTTTCAATGAAGTATGCAACGAATTATCATAAGATGAATTATTACAGCCCAACACCTATAGTTCAAATGCCCAATAAATAATGACAAATCATTAATCGTATGTTATAGTTATTTTATTTGGAGTTTTACATGTCTTTTTATAATATAGCTCTTTCACTTTGTATTGGTGATGTTGAATTAGTCAGCATACCTAGTCAATATTTAGAACCAATCAATTTTCCACACTCTCTTGAAGATATTAAAAATGTTGTGATAAATTTTGGTGACTCCTATGTAAAATGTGATATAAAAATTGAATTTTCTTTTTTTAGTAATAATTTAAAAACCATTACTATTAATGGTAATGACATTTGTTATAAACGTTTATTTGAATTTTTGGATGAAACGAATCCAACAGAACAAATATCAGTAGCTGGATTCGAAAGATTTCAACTTTCATTTTCATTAATGGCACAAATTGGTGGCGGATTTACTCGACGTATTCCTAACAAACCTGTTGTCCAGTCATATAAAAATGGAATTCTTGATGTTTTAGAATTTATGATGATTGATTATCATTATAATGTTACTGATTACTCGCAATTTAAACAGTGGCAAAAACCAACAACTTTATATTTCAATGAAGATGGGACAATTAAAGGACAATATTCCTATATTCGTTTCGAGAATCAAAGACGTAACAAGAAAATGGAAAAGATTCAAATTGATGAGTACATAAAAACAATGAATGCATTGATAGGTCAAAATCTTAAATTAAATTATCAAACATATGAATTTGAATTTGAAAACTACACATTAAATTTAGTCGATGAATTAATTATTGATATGTATTTTTATTTTGATGATTATAAAATAAATAAAGAAATAACATTTAACAATAGAGATTATTTATTTCATTTAACACCTGATGAACGAATAGTATTGCAGATGCAAGTAATTTAATGATTGACATTATAATAATATAAACCTAACATAATAATAGGAGGTTTTATCATGTCAAAGCATGTCGATATGTCATTTACTGCAGCTAATAAGGAAATATTAAGTGTATCTGGGGTTACTTTTGATAACACTTCCTTCCCATTTGTCTACGAAGACATTGAAAAAGTTGTTATTTTAGTTGATGATGACTTTGAAGAAACAAAAGTAGTTGGATTAAATATTTACTTATTGGTTGATCATGAAACCAAACTCTTTAGATTTAATATCTTCGATAGCGATTTAACAACACTCTTTAAAACGATTGATAGTTCAGTAAAACCTCTGGTGATTGGCTTTGACCCTTATTTTCAATTAATGAGCGTTAAATTTATACCAAAAGGTATCTATGGCTTATACAAGGATAATGTTAACAAACCTGTTAGAACTGTTTATGATGAATTAGGCATAGTAAAAAACTTAACCTATCTGGATGTTGATCCTAATCAGTCGGATTTGAATTATTACAATGCATCTTGTCATACAACCCCTAAGTTTATTGCCTACAATGAATTTGGTGAATTGGATGAAGACAATTCGTATTTCTCAATACATAGAAAGAACACCACTTTCATTGTGGCCACTTATAAAGACCACTTAGCTTTAATAGAAAATATCACTAAGAAAAAGGCTTTTTTTAATTTGGAAGAACACAAAGTGATGATTGAAAATGAATTGCTTTCTGTTAATGACCTCATCTTATTAAGGCTCTATTATTCCTTTAATTATTACAAACTTAAATTTAATCTCGAATATCAATCGAAAGAAGATATTTTTAATTTTTCCGATAACGATAAAGCCTTAATTTCTATGTTATTGTTCTAACATATAGATTGACATTTAAATTAAATAAGATACTATTTATACACCAATTTAGGAGTATATATTATGGCAATATCAGCAAGTTTAAAAGAAGCAATATTAGCAATACCAGATGATGGTTTTTGGAAATCAAGTGCAGAAGACAGTTTTCTTGATGCGGGTGCATTGTTGGCTGAAAAAGGTTTAGCCGAAGATGAAATTGTTGATTTGTTGAATGATTTGTATTATGCAGCAGCATCTTGCTATGGTGGTTAACACTAACTAAATTGAATACTAAAAAACCGCTTTCTAGCGGTTTTTAAATAGTTCCCATTTCAATAATTTTCATGTAATCTATTTTTTCTTCAGTTGTTAGTTGTTTTAAATCAGCCATTGTCATTTTAAAATTATTTTTTAGTAAGACATCCATATGTTCTTTTACTTTTGATTCATAATCATTTTTAAAGCCTAACAATTCTACTTCCTGATTACATTTGTTATCTTCATGAATGTTTAAATATAGGTAATACCGTTTTTTAGCAGATACAGGGTAGGAAACTGTCAAAACAGGCTGTAGTTTGTTATTCTTAACTATGAATCTTAGTTCTATATTAATTGTACAAGCATAAACCATTTTTTTGTAATCTGGATCAAATTCAACTAAGGCATTTGAAAGCGTTACGACACCAGCCGTTTTGAATGAGCTGTTTTTTTCAATCAATTTACTTTTAAATTGTCCTTCTATCGAGCAGTCTTTTATTTCAATTTTTTTCACGAATCCATATCGTTCACCAATGATATTGAAATCATTAAACATATTATTTAGATAAGTGTAGTCATAGTTTTTATTTCCAAATAACTGATCAATAGTTTCGTTTTCTACATATCTAAATTTCATCGAACAGTGATAGTCATACGACATATTGGGAATCAATCGTTGAGGTTTAGCAAACACACAGGCTACGGTACTGGTATTGTATTTAACTGTTTCATCAATGCCTACAACTTCATAAATGGAATACTTGTCTTTTGGACACAAATACTTTTCAAAGGATGTATTATCAAACATCTCATGATAGGCTGCTAATACTACCTCTGCATTGATCATAGACACTCCGATTAAATCATGGACATTTCAGCAACTTTCAAATAATTCAATTTATCTTCAAAGGTTAATGTTGCTAAATATTTATTTTTTAGTTTTAATTCTTTTCTTAAAATCATATCCACTCTTTCTTTTAATACGATATCTAACTTAGACATCGCTTTTTCGAGTTGTCGTTCATTAAACGCTTGTCCATCTGGATGAATATCAACAGTAATGAACATTTTGTCACTGATAGAAATGGGGAATGTAATCTCTGCTAATGGATGAATAACACCGTTAGTGACAGCAAACTTATAGACTATTGTAATTCTTCGGCTTCTTAATTTACCATTTCTGGTGTTGTTTTTAGTTTTGAAGAAGTCTGCAAAATTAACTTCTGATATCTTAGTCTCAGTGGGAATAAGTTTTGTAGAAATTCCTTTAAATTGATAAGCTTTTTTAAAGTAATGATGAAGAGCGGGATCTTTAATGGTTTCCAATGATTCAAATAAAGCATGTTGTTGCCCCATTGCAAAGCAATCATTGATAACTTTATTGACAATTTCATAATTATAGTTCACTTGACTAAATAGAGAACTTACAAATTTTTTGTTGAGATTAGAAAACTGTAAATAAGTATAAAACTGATAATCTTCTTTTTCTTGTGGATACCCAGTGTTATAACTAAAAGCCATATATATTTCTTCATTTTCTTCATCAATTTCTTTTTGCTTAACAGCTTTATTTCTTGATTTAATAACCCCAACGACACCCGTACTTGTACTAGAGTTTGCGTCGTAAAACGAAGGCTTATCAAAAGCGGTTCCCTCAAAAAGTTTTAAATAGGCGTCTAAGCAGGTTATTTGACTTTCATTCATGTAAGGCTCCATAATTTAACAGTAACGGTATCATATTTCCGACATTTCTGCAATCGTTAAATAGTTGATTTTATCTTCTGTTGTTAACGTTGCTAATGTTTTATTAGTAAATTGTAATTCTTTTTTTAACACCTGATTGACTCTTTTAATCAATCTTTCTTCTAGTTCAGATGAGTATTTGATCAATCGTTCTTCAGCTTCTTGTTTCTGATCCGGGTGGATATCAAATGCGAGTTCTATACTGGCATTGGGTGCTACAGGGTAATCAATCATTGCTATTGGATGAATTTCATTGTTTCTTAAAACAAAATGATAACATAAGGTCATATTTTTACCTTTTAATTTTTTTGCACCTCTTTCTAGTTTATGCAGTTCAGTCTTATAGAAATTTGAAAACTGTATATTTGAAATATTTTTTGTGCTGGCAAATTGTGTGTTTTCGTAATGCGTCCACAAATATCTTGAAACTAACGTTTCTTCAATTTTAATATATTTAACTGGCTTTAAAGTTTTAAACAACTTATAGGTTTCACCTAGTGTGTATAAATGTTTTATTGCTTTTTCAATGAATGCATAATTATATTGATGTGGCTTTAACAGTTCCCTCACTGTTTTTATGTTTATATTTTCGAAGCCAATGACACATTCTTTTTCATAATCCACACATTTATTTGGAAATCCAACCTTATCCTTAAATCTAAATATTACCTTAGATGAAGATTCTTTCATATCTACGATGAATGCATGGTTGAAATAATGATTACTTTCACCTGTATTGATTTGATCGATGTCTTGATCTTTAAAAAAGTCTTTACAGACTTGAATAAGATTGTTTTGTTCTTCGCTCATTAATATCTCCAGTGGTATTTTATTCTTTGATTACATTCAAATCGTGTTCATGTCTATGACAATGAGGTAATTTAATTTTTCTTCTAACGTCATGGCCGCAATCTCTTCTTTTTTCATTTTAAGTTTTCTTTTCAAAACACTTTCAAAATGTTCTTCTAAGATCTTTGCAAAACGAATCTTTTCTTTTTCCAAATGTTCTTTTTGAGCCACTTCTTGTGATGGGTGTAAATTTAGTTTTACCAAAAAATCATAAGATGAACTATAAGGCAACGATATACTGACAATCGGTTGAATATCAAGACTCTCAGAAAGATAAAAGTTGTTATGAATTTTTGCCACTTTCTTTTTCAAGTTATCAGCAGACGATCTTTTGTCCGTCATCATGGGAGAAAACGATATTTTTGTTAAATGTTTTTGTTCACTCTTGGCAACTTTTCTTACGGTTGTGTATAATTCTTCAAGTTTTGTGTGCTTTAATTCGGTAATTTCTTTGTAGAAACCAAACTTGTGACCAATTTTATAAAGAGATTGAACGGTATCATGAATAGCTTGATAATTATAGTTTTGGGCATTAAAAAAGTCTGTTAATATGTCTTCTTTTATGTCATTACCAATTATTTCACACATATATGGATATGATTGTCCATAAAACTTGGCTCTATTTGAACGGTAAAAGTTAAATTGTAAGCTAGTGCTGGTAGGTTCTCCTTTGCGTTTGTAGATACTTTTAATATTTGTCATTATAAAATCACCTTCTGTTTGAACAATTTCATTTTCAGAAGGCAATAAATTTTGGGTCATTTTATTAAAAGCATTTAAGTAAATTGTTAATTCATTCATTTTACAAACCTCTTTCGTGAGGTCTATTATATCAAAAAAAAGAACTTTAATCAACTAAATTGAATTCATTTCAAGTATCGGAATGTAATTTAATTTTTCTTCTAATGTTAATCGAAAAATTTCATCTCTGGTTAACTTCATTCGTTTGTTTAATAAGAAATCTAAATGATCTTCTAACAATTTTTTAAAATCATTAATTTGCAATTCTAAATTTTCTAATTGACTTTCTTTTTGAGATGGATGTAAATAAATTTTCACCATGAAACTAGATGATGAGCAATAAGGAATTGTTAAATAAAGAATAGGATGTATCTCGTTATCATCACTTACAAAAAATTCAACACGATGACTGGCAACCTTATTGAGTGGTTTGCCATCATTTCTAGGCTTTAAAAAACTAGCTAAATTTAATTTGCTTACATTTTTTACAGTAATTCGTGGTTCATCAAAGCCATAGTCAAAGCTATCATGTAGTTTAATATTTTTTATTTCTTGCATATTGTTAAAGAAACTAAATGATTGACCTACTTTAAAGCAATCGACCATTGCTTTTTCAACTAATTCGTAATTGTAGTTTTGAGCTTCAAAAATGTCTTTTAATAGTTCATAAGGCACATCTCTTGTTCGTATCTGACAATGAGTGTCGTAACTTTCTTGACTAGTCTTCTTGTCAGGATAAAAGCTAACATTTATATAGTAGTTAAATTTTGATTTGTCTTCTGGTTCATTGACACTGACAAATTCATGTTGAACCCCATGTTGTCGATAAATGACACGATTTTCTGGTGTTTGTTTGACTATTAATTTATTAAAAGCTTCTTTGTACCTATCTTCTTTGTTCATTTTGACTCCATATTCTCATTTATTTAAAATTTTACCATTTCTACTAACGGTAGATAACTCATTTTTTCTTCTAAGGTTAATTTCAGTATATCTGCTTTTTTGAGTTTGAGCGATTTATTTAAAAGGATGTCGATATGTTCAGTGAGTAATACTTTGAAATCATTTAGTATTGAAGGTATCGTATTAATCATTTCTTCTTTTTTTGATGGATGTAAATTGATTGAAACCATCATATATTTGTTCATTGTATAAGGTATAGATAAACTCAATACCGGGTGAAGTCTATTATCTTCTGACAATTTAAATTCAAGACGATAAACAAGTGTTTTTTTCTTTTCATTACCATTGGGTGTTTTTGTAGCAATAACAGTTGAAAGCGATATCTTTGTTGCCGTTTTTATTGATTCTGATATGTAATAGAACCCGTGGCTATAACTGTCACTTATTTTAAAATCATGAACAGGTGTGAATGTCGTAAAAAATTTAAATTCTTGGCCTATTTTTATCAAGTTCATTAACACTTGTTGAACTAATTCATAATTGTAAGTATTGTTACTGAATATTTTAGTTATGTCCTCACTTGGCATATTTTGAAGCTGAAATTTACAAGAAGTATCATAATACGTTTCACCGACTTTCTCTAATTTAGCATGCTGAGTAAATACGCATGAAATCGCTTTACGATCAGGTAAGTTGTCATTTTTGACAAGATGTATCAAACTATCAGAGTTATCCATAGAATTCTCAATCCTTGTATAAACAGGATTTATCATTTTTCCTAAGAAATGATGAAAAGCTTTTTTGTATCTTTTTTCTTTATCAAAATGTATCATTTAATAGTACCTTAAATTTTAACCATGTGAAAAAGTGCTAATTCTTCTTTTGTATATTTATTCAGTGGTTTTTCCAAAAAACCTTGCAACCTTTGAGAATAAAACTGTTCATGTACGGCATCTATTGTTTTATCTATTTTAGAAAGCATGCTGGGAGCAAACTGAAATTGAAAGGATGCAGCAACTGTAGACACTTTTATTGTTGGGATAGCATATAATTTTTTAGAACGTTTATTGTAATAGAAATAAGTTTCCTTCAAATAAAAAACAACTTTTCTTTTATTTTCTATAATATTTTCATATTTGTCGATAAGATCTCTATTTTCATCGTAAGCTGCTAAAATAGCATCGTAAATCGATTTGTCAGCCGCTTCAAAAATCTTACGGTATTCATCACTCTCATGATCTCGACTAACGTACATGGTATTTCCATCATTAACCTTGGCAAAAAGTTTATGAGTACCAATATCAGTAGATGGAAGACTTATTTCAAAATCTGTTTTGTTATTATAACTCACTTTTATTTTCGATTCATCTAACTCTAAAATATCAGTAATTTTTTCTACCAACGTCATAATTTTTCTCCTACATAATTTCAGGATTATACATGAACATAACATTTTTTGCAATGTTTTATTGACTTCACCGTGTTTTTTGCTTATAATTGAGATGTGCTTTATTGAGAGCGTGCTAAATAGGCGAGATGGCGAAACCGAACTGGTATCAATGATTATGTTTTCATTAATCAAACAACCCAACTTAATTGATCCTTAAAATAAGTTGATTCCTATTTGTCGAATTATAACACTATTTTAATGGAGAATAATTATGTCAAACATCAGTATCAATTCGAAAAATTTTAATCGCTATACCAAAAGACTTCAAAAAAATGCAGAAAAATATGGTCTAAAAATTACACTATCACAGGCTCAGGAATTGTTTTCTGAAACATTGGGAGCTGCTAACTATTTTGAAATGCAAGCCATCCTTGAAAAAGAGTCGATTTCCAGAGAAGCTGAGTTTATTCAAAAATACAAAGAAATTATCAATAACGAAACAGCCATTGCAAAGTCTCGTATCTATGTAGACTTTGGGAATATGATTATTGATATTGTCGGCTGGAATGAAGAGGAAGTTTATTCCATTTATTTTGGTAGCGAACGTATTGATAAATTAGATGACTTTAAGCAAATAGGAATCCCGCTTGAAACATCAGAAAAATTAGTAAAATTATTCAATGAATATAATCCAGTAGGAAAATATGAAGGATTGTTGTTTGGTTCAAATGTTAGAAAAATTATGCAAGATGAAACAGGCAGTAATGACACGGTTTATTTTAAAAACAAGTTATTCGCTTATGAAAAAATGATTGATGGATCTGTTTATTCAAAACGCTATATGGTTGTTACAGATCAGGGATTTAAGTCGATTGTAAAGAAACTCCATCCTTCAGGTGATTATTGCATCATGAAAAGTGATAGATATCCGGGGTTTTCTGATGGTGATAAAGAGATTGCCTTACATCAGATAAAGAAAAATGATTCTATTGCTATTGAGTATTACCATGAGGTTGGTCAGGAGTATCCAAAGTGTTTACTTACACGTTTTTGGACATCTATTGATGGTGTAACACAAGAATATCAACCGGCTGATTATAAGCTTAATTTGCAGAGTTAATATCATAATTGTATAGTTATTGTTAGAAGATGACCACAAATCAACATAGAACAACCTTCGGGTTGTTTTTTTTTCGATTGGTGTTATTATGTCATCAGCCAACTATCGAGAAAATTATGAAAACACTCACTTATTTTTTGGAAGACAGTTTAAACTTAGATAATATATTGATAGCCATCAACTCAGCTAATCAAGTGGTATTTGTCAGTCTTGATAATACAAAAGAAGATAACATCTATAATTTGAAAAAAGAGTATCCTAATTTCAAAATAGAAGAAGGTATTCTTAATGATAATATGAGAGAAATATTTAACCACGTCAAAAACCCAGTTAGACCCCATTCAGTAGAAATACATATGGATGGTTCAGACTTTCAGATGGCTGTATGGAATGCGATTATGAAAATACCCACTGGTAAAACTGCTAGTTATACTGAAATAGCTGAATCATTAGGTAAACCACAATCTGTTCGTGCTGTAGCAACTGCTTGTAGTAAAAATAAGATAGCCGTATTAGTGCCTTGTCATAGAGTGGTCAGTAAGAGTGATAAGAATACAGGATATAGATGGGATGTGTTTAGAAAGAAAAGATTGTTGGATATTGAAAAGGAAAAACAATTCTGAGGTGGGATTTATACAAGTGATGAGCGTGCTGAGGCTTCCGATGAGTCTTTTCTCAAAGAAGCCTTATTAAAGGAGTTTTTACCTTCTCCACGTTTGGATTTAGCTTTTTTATCTTCTACAATACGAAGACCACAGTTACCCATTTCATGCATATATTTAGCAACGAAATTTCTTGACTCTTGTGGCTGTTGATTCTTTTTCATTTTCATTTCACTACTCTCCTAGTTATTTCCCTATAATATCATAGTATTTAAAGAAAATAAAGCCTTTTAAGATCAAAATTATAAAAAAATAAGTTGCCTAAATTTTGTTCATGATTTATACTTCAGTTGATATGATTGGAGAGTATGAAAAAAATGAATGTTAAATCATTAGTGCCTGCTTTTTACTTTAAGAATTACCATTCTTTTGTATTGCTCAATTCTATTATTTTTTTAATTTTATCAATTCCTTTCCCAACAGTTGATGATTGGTCATTAAATGGAATGAGATATCTTTTAGACTATCCTATCATGTTCTTTCTAACACTGTTGGTTGTATCAAATATTGCACTGTATTCTAAAAGTTTTATATCTAAATCTTATCCATCCATACAAGACAGCATGTCCGATTTTTTTAATGTTTATTGTGTCTATGTTGCCATTATTTTAAAAGTTATGTTTCAACTTGGATGTATTTCTTATTACCTTTATGAAAAAAACATGACAACATTTCCATCAGCAAAATGGATGTTGGGAACGATGGCTTTATTTTATTTCTTATCACTCCTGAGTATTGGGCATTTTGTCTTTCATTCAGTTAAAGGCACTTATAAAAGGTACAAAACACCAGCCCACAAGAACCACTGGATTATGGAATATCTCAATCCTAAGCAACTTCGAAAATTAAAAAACATTTCTAGCAATGGAAAAATCGTTTCTATTTATTTTAATGGATTTCTTCTAAATGAAGCTGATAACAGTGTTGTGATTAGACAATATAAGCTCAAACTGAATGCATTTCGAGACTATATTACACTTAACAATTTAAAATTAGATGATTTGAATGATGACGAACTTAAAGTCATTGAAATGCTAGGTATATAATTATGGAGTTTAAGTCATGAGAGTTCAACTGGTTTTACCCACTATTTATATTTACAATTATCATGCTCTCAATATTGTAGCCTGTCTTTTGTTTCTTGGTCTGCAAGCGATTGTTGGCGATGATTATTTTGAAACGGTTTCATTTATTCAGCCGATTATTAAATATTCTCTAGTATTGTTACTGATTTTAAACATTGTATTATTGATCAAGTCAATCCTTGTTAAAACGTATACCAGCCTTAATGAAAGTCAAAAGGATATCTATCAAATCATGAGTTTCATCATCATGATTTCATTTAAAGTGTGTATTATGGTATTAGTATTCTTTATGTGGCTTGGTGTCTTTGAAAAAGATTACATGAATATCACTGTTCATATTATTATAGGGTGTTTCTTTTTTATTTATTGTCTTTCATTTTTACTATTTTTATATTTTAGTATGATAGGTATTAAAAATAGAATAAATCATGTTAAAGTAAAAAATCATTGGACTTTTGAGTTCATGAGTGAAAAACAAATAAGAAACGTTAAAACCTATCAAGAAGAAGGTAAGGTTATAGGTATTTATTTTAAAGGATTTCTGGTTAATGAAAAAGATAATGAGCTGACGCTCAATGGTAAGCCGCTTAATCTCAACTCATTCAAATTTTACATGAACAATAAAAAGTGCAAAATTGACGATTTAACCGATGAAGATATAGCCATTATCGAGATGTTAGGAATCTAATGTAAGACTATCTTATTTTGGCTTTATATGTTTTTTTGGTAGAAAATGATCAATAGGATTTCCATACCCCATATGCTCTAATATATCAGGACATAAAAATGGAATGACTAAACCATCTACACTATTGGCAAGAGCTGTTCTTATAACTTTAAAATCCTTTCTCAATCGTTCACTGGCTAAATGGAAATATTGTCCATCTTTTTGCAATATGGATAAAATGATTTGTTTATTATCTCTTGCTTCATCAGCTATGTAATAAACTGCTGATATATTATTGTTTATAGCTGCCTTAACTATTTTTTTATCGCTTCGTAATCGTGATGAAGCAAATTCTAATGCTTTTCCATGATTTTTGACTGCAGTTAAAACTACTTCATAGTCATCTTGCATTTCTTTACTAGCATATTGAAGATTTAATCCATTTGCTTTGACCGTCATCAACACAACATCTTTATCATTCTTTAACTGATCAGAATAACCTTCTAATTGCCACACTTTTAATTTCAATAATAATTCTTTGTTGTTTGAATACTTTTCAGTCAAATGCACTAAGCATTCTGGTGAGTGTTTTAATGTCATGTGAACAATTTCATCATCATTTTTTAAGATGGTTGATAATTTTTCAAAAATATTATTGCTTAAATATCCTGTCTTTTTCATCGCTGCAAGCACAATATCTCTGTCAGCTAGAAACTTTTTGTTTGCAAATAAAAGATTGTCTCCATTTTGTGAAATAGCTTTCAATACTACATCTCTGTCAGCTTTCAATCGTTCGCTTACATCATTCAAGGATATATAGTTTTTATCAATAAGTTTTAAAACATCATCTTTAATGTCTAAATGCAATGCTATTTTTTTTCTGAAAAGATTGAAATCAATGGATTTATCTTTCCATTCTCTTATCACAATTTCGACACTATCCATTTCACAACACCTTTATAATTTTTTCCAGTATATCAATTGTGTAATATTTAATCAATATTCAAGGTTGAAAAAAAGCCACTTTATAGTGGCTGTTCGTCTTATTGTTTCTCTACATCATTACAGCTTTTACATAACTCATTGTCGCATAGATGTTCAAAGTAATTCCAACAACGATCACATTTCTTAAAATCATGCTTGAATAACTCAGTTTTATGATATTTAACAACATTCACATTCCCCAGTAATACAGACAAGACGGTTTGTTGTTCCTTGTTCAAATCCTTGTCTAAGTAAAGTACCGTCTCATTGTTTTTAGACATTACTTTATTGGTTCTACCTTCTTCAAACAATTTATTCGCTACATCTCTTAGTTCTAAGACTTGATTAAAGCTGTTTTGATCAAAATCAACTACAACGTCATCCAATAACTCTTCCATAAATACACTTAACCCAGAGTAGCTGTTGAGACTTCTGTAGTATTCTTCTGTTGAATAAGGAAGGTAAGTAGACAATAAGACCATTAAATTATGTTGAACATAGTTTAAAACAGATTGCGTTAATCTTCTTCTTGGTGCGTCAGGAGCTAGACAATATAATCTGTCTTTGTTCGCTTCAAAGTAAAGCACGCTCAATCTATCACAAAAAGCATACAGAACGCTTAATGCTTCATTAAACTTGTATTCATCACCTAGTTTTAAAACGGTCTTTTTAAGCTCGTTTGTTTCATTGAGCACGTATTTATCCAACAAGTCCATGTCTTGTGTGTTTAATACACTTTCGGGTGTGTAATCATATAAGTTTTGCAACATGAACCTGTAAGTGTTTCTAAACTTCTTATACATTTCAGTTGCTGCTTGTAATGTGCTTTCTGAATAGGTCAATTCTTTATGATAGTCTTGGTTAAGACACCATAATCTTAATACATCAGGACTATGCTGTTTCAATAAGTCTTTCAAAGCGACATAATTACCTAATGACTTAGAAAACTTCATACCTTTCGCATCCACTACAAAGCCATGTGTGAATACTTGTTTGTAAGGTGCTTTATTATTTAAAGCAGTTGATGTCAACAAGGATGATTGAAACCATCCACGGTGTTGGTCAGAACCTTCCAAGTATAAATCAGATTGTGTGGTACCGTAGTTTCTTTTCATCACAGTCGTATGTGTCATTCCACTGTCAAACCAGACATCAAGTGTTTGAGCAGAGAAGTCATCAGTATAAAGTGATGATAATCCGTTATGTTTAACAAAGGTGACCCACGTTCTATATTCAGCAAGAGCTTCTGGGGTTTTATCTTTGGGTAATGGCACGCCCCAAAGTCTGTTCCGTGAAACACACCAACTGTTACGAGTAGACAACATGGATGACAATCTATTTTTACCATTGCTCGGGAAGAAAGTTACATGTTCTACTTCATCAAGAGCTTTTTCTTTCACATTAGAAAGATCCATGAACCATTCTTTTGAAGCTTTAGAGAACAATGGAGACTTATGACGCCAGCAGTGTGGGTATTCATGTTCTAATTTGGTTAAATTGAAAACCAGTTGATCGCCTTGTAATTTCTGTAATACGAATGCGGCTGAATCTTTCAAATTCATACCTTGTAGCTCTGGAAAATCAACTGAATCATATTTACCATAGTTATCCACATAACTATTAACGTCAAGATGATGAGTTTCGCCCAAATAAAAGTCATCTAGCCCAAAGGACGGAGCCACATGAACAAAACCAGTACCTGAGTTTTCAACAAAATCTGCTTGAAGTAAAGGTACCATTTTTTTACTGTATGGACTTTGAACATCGAGATTGTCTAATTCAACATCTGTAACGTATTCCATTTCTGAACCAAGATCGTCATTTTTCAATCTGACATAATACTTATTATGGGCTTTATTGTAATACTTTGCATAAGTAAAACGTTTATTATACGCAACAGCTTGGTTGGCTGGTAAGGTATAAGGCGTTGTTGTCCATACAAGTAGATAAGTGTTATCATCCAGTTTGAATTCAACCGTTACGCTGTCGGATGTTTTGACTTTGTATTCGACCTCAGCTTCCGCTAAGGAAGACTGACAATCTTTACACCAATGAACAGGTCTAAATTTTTGATAGAGATATTCTTTTTCTAACAAACTAAGAACAGCTTCCATTTCCTCAGCTTCACGGAAGAATTCATTTGTTTTGTAAGACTTATCAAAATCAGCTAACATACCAAACTCTTTTAACTGGGATAATTGATTAGCGACTTGTTCATTAGAATACTGGTAACACTGATTGAGGAATTCTTGTTTGTTAGTTTTACCACTATGCAATTTTTCAACGGCTAATTCAACAGGCAATCCATGACAGTCAAATCCATTGTTAAAAGGAGCGTAGTAGCCATTGAGGCGTTTAAATTTTAAGACAGTATCTTTCAATACCTTGTTGGTAAAATGACCCAAATGCAGGTCACCGTTCGCATAGGGAGGCCCATCATGAAGCAAGAATAAAGGCTTATGACGTTGACTTTCTAAAAAGTCTTTCATTTCTTGGCTATTCCAGCAATCCATATAGCTGGATTTATCCAAAAACTTTTCGTTAAGGTTGAAACTGACTTTTTGCATGTTGAGTGTATATTTCATTTTGAATCTCCTAGATTGAGTAATTTAATTTATTTTCGGCAATAAAAAAAGGCACTTGGTTTTGACCGAGTGCCTTTGAATTAACAACAACTTATCCTGTTAGCTCATTGGCAACTTAGGGATAATAATAATGCTGTTTACGAATGTGTTTAAGGTTTTCATGTTTTATTTAATCTCTTTTAATTAATTTCAATCATATAACAATTGACCGATTAAGTCAATCTCTATTTTAAATAGCTTTAAACAAATCAAGGTTATTTTTCAAATCGACCCTGAATTGATCTTTAACAATGTTGAACAATTGACGAATCCTTTCTTTGGAAAGACCACACATACCTGCAATGGCTGTTTGATTTTTTGAATCCAAAATATGAATCATCATGTGGTAATGCTCATTGTTTGTTTTATCAAAAAGTGTATTCAATGAGGTTTGGAAAACTTTTCTTACCACTTGTTCTACATCTTTCATGATAAAGTTTTGTTGCAGTTCATCTTTTACAATTTCTTTAATGATCTTTTGAGAAGCTGTCATCTTTAAATCAAATTTATCGAAAAGTGCCAACACTTCAACTTTCTTGCTGCTCAATTCGTTGTTATCGCGTTTAATCAGCTCTCTTTTCAAGAATGAGAGGATATCAAACGTATCTTCTGCGAGTTCTGTTTCATTTTCATCTTGTTCTTTATTGAATTTATACAACTCAATGTCATCACATGTTTGAACAAATTCTTTTAACAGTTCGTAGGTCAACATGTCTTCGACAATCAAATATTCATAATTAGCCGCAACTAACAATTCACGTCTATTTTTTTCAATGTTATCATCGTGCCAACGTCTTTTGAGATCCCTTGACCATTCTTGAAATTTTTTGTCAGTGGCATAACGCAATGGAATACGACTCAAAAAATGTTCTTGCAACATAGGAAAGTAAGCATTCCAATGATCTTTGGTCGAAAGAATACCAGCATTTTCCACAAACGTTTTAATTCTATTTCGCTTAGCTTCATTTTTCTGGTTGGTTGATGAGTGTGAACGAATCCAGTTCAACAAGGTAACACCGTAGATAAGGTAGTCTTTGGAAGGTAGTTTTCCTTCCTTGGTGATGAAATCGACAGCCGCATCATACATTTTCTCCCAACGTTGATCGGGACTTAATGTATTATACTGTTCAGTGCTGAAGGTGGGGTTTAAGTCCATTCAATTATCCTCTATGGTGTACAAGTCAGTCCGATTATACCACAAAGTTGAATAAATGGCAATCTATTATTTAATTACTATAATATTTATTCAAGACTTATCACCTTTTTGTAAATACAAATGTTATTATATTTCAAAATGTTTGAAAGAGCGTTAAAGCAATGGTAAATTGTAGAGATAAGACAATAGGAGATTGTTGAATGGAAGGTCATACCGCGTCACTTTTAAAAAATAAGAAATTTTTACCCTTATTTTTAACTCAATTTTTTGGGGCTTTTAATGATAACGTTTTTAAAAATGCGTTAATCATGATGATAGTATTCAAATTGGCAACAGATACCAATTTATACGTTAACTTAGCTGCAGCTTTATTTATTTTACCCTTTTTCTTGTTTTCAGCGGTGGCAGGTCAAATTGCTGATAAGTATGAAAAGTCTTTTGTGATTAAAGTTAACAAATTTATAGAAATTCTTATTATGTTGATGGCAACCATGTTCTTTTACATGAATAGTATCAATGGATTGATAGCTGTTTTATTCTTGATGGGAACACAATCAGCATTTTTTGGGCCTTTGAAATACAGTATTTTACCACAACACTTACATGAAAAAGAAATCATGGCAGCCAATGGATTTATTGAAATGGGTACATTCTTGGCTATCTTGCTGGGTACCATGTTAGGCGTTGGTTTAATTGCTCAACAAAATGGTGAAGGCTTGGTGTCAGTTGTTATTTTAGCGATTTCTGTTATAGGCTTTGTAACGAGCTTGTTTATTCCAAAAGCTCAATCATTAAATACAGCCACTAAAATCAATTACAATATATTTACAGCAACTTCTGGTGTATTTAAAATTATGAAACAACAACAGAAATCAGTAGTGATGTCTATTTTTGCTGTTTCATGGTTTTGGTTCTTGGGAGCTGTTTATCTGACACAATTACCACAGTTTGTAAAAAGTGAACTTGGGTATTCTGAGTCTGTTGTCACCTTGTTTCTTGTGGTGTTCTCTGTTGGTATAGGTTTAGGCTCCATGTTGTGTGAACGTATCTCAAAAGATTACATTGAAGTCGGTTTAGTAGCTTTTGGTTCATTTGGTATTACTTTGTTTGGTATCCTAATGTTTTTTGAAGTTCAAAGCTTTGATTCATTATCGTTGGTGGTCAACAATACATTATTAACATTAGAACAATTTAAGCAAGACCCAAGAAGTGTTTATCTTTGCACTTATCTATTCTGTATTGGATTATTTGGGGGGTTCTATACAGTTCCTTTGTATGCAATGATTCAAACCAGAACCATTAAAGAACATATGTCACGTATTATTGCTGCCAACAACATCTTGAACTCAATCTTTATGGTAGCATCTGCAATTGTGGCTATCATCTTATTAAAGTTCTTAAAGATTAGTCAGTTGTTTTTAGCCCTATCGTTGTTTAACTGGGTAGTTGCTTATTACATTTATAAGAAGATACCAGAATTCTATCTACGTTTTATGACATGGTTTGTGTTAACGTTCATGTATAGAATAAAAACACACAATCTTTCTCATGTGCCAAGTGAAGGAGCGGCAGTAATTGCAGTGAACCATGTAAGTTTTGTAGACGCTTTAATTATCACCAGTGAAATTAAAAGACCAATGAGATTTATCATGTATTACAAAATATTTAACATTCCAGTGTTGAATTGGTTGTTTAGACAAATGGGTGGTATCCCTATTGCGGGTATTAAAGAAGATCCTAAGATTTTGGAAGAATGTTATGTAAAGATAAAAGAAGCCTTGGAAAACGGTGAATTAGTATGCATATTTCCAGAAGGAGCCATTACTTATGATGGTGAACTCAAAATTTTTAAGAGTGGTATTGAGAAGATTATCGAAGCAACGCCAGTTCCAGTTATTCCAGTCGCTATCAAAGGGGTATATGGTAGCATGTTTAGCAGAAAACATAAAGTGAGATTGCCTCGTAAATTCTTTAGACGAATTACAATTGAAATAGGTAAACCGATACCAGCAGCAGATGCGAAAAAGCAAGTATTGTATGAAAAAGTTAAAGAGTTGATTGAAAAGTAAGATAAAAAAAAGAACCTTCGGGTTCTTTTTTTGTTGACTTAATTCTTAATAATAGACACCATTAAAACCTAAGACGCATTTTACTGCGGGATTTTTATCAAGATAGTTCTGATTGTGTTCTTCGGCTGGATGAAATCTTTCCATTCTTAGAATCTTTGTTTTCGATTCACCAACACGCCCAGCGAGTTTTATCTTTTGGTTAAATCTATTCAATGCCATCACCATACTGGATTGATGATCAATGTTGGTGTAGAAAATATAACTTTGATATTTTTCAGGAATTTCTTTTAAGATGAATGAGTGATTTTCAAAAAATGTTCCCAAGTAATGATCGAGATCTTTTAATGATGAGTAAGTAATTTCAAGTAGTTCTATTCCATCTGGATTGTAACCAACTCGTGTCTCTAATGTGGGATAATTGTTTTTAAATATGTATTGCGAACTCCAAAAGCATCCCATTCCTAAATATAATTTATCCATTGTGAGCCTCCTTATGGTTTTAATACTATTATACTCGATATAAAAACCTTTACAAACAAACGCATATAGTGTATTGTAAGCAATTAATACAAAAGGAGGATATCATGTCATTAAAAGATGAAATAACACAAGCACGAGTTAAAGCGTTGAGAGAAAAAGACAACCTCACAAAAACAGCGGTTGGCTATATCCTTGCAGCGATTAAACAAAAAGAAGTAGACACTAAGAAAGAAGTCACTGATGCTGATGTCATTAGTATTTTGAAAACACTCATACGTCAACGTAAAGACGCTATTGAAGAATACAAAGACATTAAGGAATTGGTTGAAAAAGACTCAGCAGAAATTGAACTGTTGTCTAAATACATGCCAACACAATTAAGTGATGAAGATGTATTAGCTATCATTCGGGCTGGTATTGTACAAGCTAAATCTGAAAATCCTGTTATTGCTTTTGGTGATGTAATGAAATTAATCAAAAGTCAATTGAATGGTAAAACAGACATGAGTAAAGTTAAAGGGATGGTTGAAAAAGAACTTGGTTAACAAGTTCTTTTTTTTTACTAGATTATTTTTTAAATGTTATATCCACAAAGTCATCCGATTTGCAGGCTTTTGCTAGGTCTATGTTTTTAATTTCTTTGTAGTTGTTTAATGTCTTGTCTCCTACAGTCACAGAACTCCATCCAACATTTTTTTCTTTTTTAATAAAATCAATACAATTAAAATCAGCTTCAACGTGTGTGTATTTAACTTCAAATGCATTACTGGATGTTCCTGATATTAACACTTCTCCGTCCCAATTGTTCATTATCGTTTTATCAGCTATCGTCATTGTGTTTGGAATTAGTCCTTCTTTAATGGCCGTGGCATTGTCTAATTTAAAGTTTCCTTTTTGTTTATAGATGTCATTTATATTTTTGTATAAAGCTGAGACATGTTCAGATTCGTGTTGGACATTGAGTTTATCTTTAACAGTTCCATATACTGTTATGGTTATTGCAATCAATCCAACAATTAAAAAAATCAACATCATCATCGGCACCATACTAGCTTGTGGGCTAACGAGATATTTACCAGCTTCTTCTGGTGTGTCACACCATTTAATTTGTTCAATGGCGGCTTGATTAGGAGTTAATCCTTTAACAAAGGCTTCCTCTAGCGTATTAATATCTTCTGGTGATAAGTCAGGTGAAATTGTTTTGTTTGATGACATGTCTTGGTATGTTTCAAGAACCTTAGCTAACATTTCAGAGTCTTCTTTATACATCATCTTTAATATTAAGGTAGGTTTTAATAAGAATGCATTCAATGTTTTAGCATCAGGAATCAAAAGATGTTCTTCAAATTCTATTAACAATGTTAATTTGTGTTTGGCGTCGTTTAGCCAGATATCTTTTTCAGTGGTCATAGATTAGTTACCTTTTTTTAGTATTTAATCATTCGCCAAAAAACTGTCAACTTTATTAAAAAAAAAGAGCCATCGCTGGCTCTCTTTTATGTTACTTGACTACCTGATTACTCAGTTGTTGCTGCTTTGGTTCTTGAACGGCGTGTGGTGGTTTTCTTAGCCACTTCACAGCCGATGACAAATTCAACTTTGCCATCTTTCATCACTGCTTGAATAACTGAATTTTCAGGCAATTGAGTGAATGTTACAAGCTTGGCAAGTGGCAGAGCAATAAGCTCTTTCACAATACGAGCCACTGGACGGGCACCCATTGCTGGTTCATAACCCTTCACTGACAATTCATCCAATACTGCAGTTTCAATTTCAAGTGTAAAGCCTTTCTTTGCCGCTTCCGCATAGATTGGAGCAAGGTTTTTGTTAACGATGTTCAAGATCATGTCTTTATCAATCGCTTTAAACTCGACCATACCATCAAGACGGTTACGGAACTCAGGAGCAAAGATTTTATTCACTTGTTCCCAGTTTACCAAGCTGCTAACCGCTTCTTTGTTTTGTACAAAACCGATACCGTTTTTCTCTTGTGAAGACAACTTGATACCTGCGTTTGAAGTCATGATAATCAGCGTATTACGGAAGTCAATCTTACGACCTTCTGAGTCCGTCATGAAGCCATAATCAAGCACTTGCAAGAAAGCGTTGAACACATCAGGGTTAGCCTTTTCAAATTCATCCAAAAGGATAACAGAGTAAGGGTTTTTGTTAACTTGCTCAGTAAGCAAACCACCTTTACCATGACCGATATAACCAGCCGGGGCACCAATCAACTTAGAAACAGTGTGAGCTTCCATGTATTCTGACATGTCAAAACGTAGCAAGCTCATGTTCATTTCTTTCGCCAGTTGTTTAGCCAACTCAGTTTTACCAACACCAGTAGGGCCGATGAACAAGTAAGAACCGATAGGTTTATCAACAGAGCCAAAACCACTTTTGTTCAATACGATAGCATCAACAATCTTTTCAACAGCACCATCTTGACCGAAAATTTGTTTCTTAATGTTGGTATCAAGATTTTTCAATTGTTCGCTCAATACACCTTCAACTTCTTTCACCGGCTGTTTAGCCATTTTAGAGATAACTTCTTCTACAAGAGCAACAGTTACCACTTTTTCAGTCATACGAAGTTTTGCATATGCACCTGTTTCATCAAGCACGTCAATCGCTTTGTCAGGGAATTTCTTGTTGTGCAAGAAACGAGCTGATAGGTTCACAATACTCGCAATGGCTGCATCATCATACGTCACACCATGACCTTTTTCGTATTGACCTTTAACTTGCTTCAACACATGCAAGGTAGCTTCTGGTGAAAGTTCATCCAAATCAACCTTGTTGAAACGGCGAGAAAGAGCTGAGTTTTTCTCAAAAACCTGACGATATTCCTCAGTGGTTGTAGCACCGATGCAGCGAATTTTACCAGAAGACAAGTAAGGCTTCAATGTGTTACCAATGTCCATACCACCTTCTGACTTACCAGAGCTGATAATGCTATGGATTTCGTCAATGAAAAGAATAGTGTTGTTGTTAGAAACAGCATCAATAATCTTTTTAACACGATCTTCCAAATCACCACGGAATTTTGTACCCGCAACCATACCGTTCACATCAAGAGAAAGCACTTTAAAACCTTTCAACGAGTCGTGAATGTTACCAGCCGCAATTTTTTGAGCCAAACCTTCAACCACAGCAGTTTTACCAACACCTGCATCACCAACGATGATTGGGTTGTTTTTCTTACGGCGTGAAAGAATTTCTTCAATACGATCAACTTCTTCGACACGACCGATCATTGGTTCAAGTTTACCTTGTGCCGCTTGTTCAGTAAGGTCAGTCACAAAAGAACGAATCAATTGACTAACGTTGGTGTTGGTACCATGACGATCTTCTTCCATAACCGCTTTGCTACGTTGGTTATCGTATTCTACCAGTTGTTCAATGTTAACGTTGCTCTTAGTCAAAGCTTCTTGGGCTGGCAAGTGTGATGTTTCAAGAATAGTAATCAACAAGTCGATTTCATCAAGTTCATTACGACCACTACTCAAAATTTTCATAATGGTACGTTGCATTGCTTTTTCCATTGTCGCAGAATGCTTAAGTTCTTTACTTAGTGTGCGAGGTTTGTTAGTATCAACAGTTGCCTTCAAGTTGCTTTTGAGTTCATGTACGTTGATTTTGTTGTTATTAAGGATATTTCGGAATTCTGTACTTAAGTCAACCATTTTAAGTATGAGATATTCAGGAGACAGGAGGCCGTTATTCTCTTCGAATACTTGACCACGGATTGCTTCAAAAATTTTAATTAGGCTTTCGGACATATTAGCATTGCTCATAGAATCTCCTTTTGTTTTCAATTCTTTCCGCTATTATATGATAGAAAAATCACATATGTCAATCTTTTTTTTCAATTCATTTTATATCATTCCATGCTATATATAGAAGAAGAAAAATATGAACTAGACAGATCCTCTTCTTTTTCCCTTTTATAAAATATTTTTAAAAATTAAGTATTAAAGTATTGTCTTAGTTTAACTGTTGTGTTAGAATAGCCTCACTAAATTAGAAATCAGGAGTAATTAGTATGAACACAGAAAATAACAACATCGACATCGAAGAACTTGAAGACACCATTGCTGAATTTGAAGCTGGCATTAAAGATGAACGTGGTCCAACCCGTAGACAACTGGCTAAAATTGAATCTGATTACTCAGATGTGTTAAAAGGTGATGTTGATAACATTGATGATGAAAGTGAAATGAGTGCAGAAGATAAAGCTCTCATGAAACGAATTTCAAAATACATTGAAAACGTAAGACTGGGTAATCGTATCACATCATCTGAATACGTGCATGTTCGTAAATCACGCGAGGATGATGAAGACGATGGTGAAGTAAAAGAGCTTGACTGCAACTTTGATCGTAATGCAGGTCGCCATTTGTCAAGAATGGATCGTATGTTCGATGAGTAAATATTCCTGAAATTTTAAAGAGGCTTCGGCCTCTTTTTTTTATCTTTCAATTTTGTAAACGTCAAGTTCAGCATTTGTTAACGTTTCAAATTTTTTGTTATGCTTGTCAATGTAATCCGTTAAACCTTTGATATCATACAAATGATTATTATAGTTGAGCACATCCATCTGTATTGGTGTTTTATGATATCCTAAATTGATTTGATTGGGTTTATTTATTTTGAAAATTTCTACCAAATTATCAATGATTTTTTGAGGATCTTCAATCGAATCTGATATTCTTTTTGTAATCACTCTGTTAGTGGTTATATAATGTTTGTATTCTTCTGGTATGGTTAATGGCTTGTTGTGGTAGTGCCATTCTTGACAAATTTCGTCAACAGTAAAAAATACAGTGAGTATGATTCTAGCAATAGCAAACATTAATATAGCAAAATTGAGAACAAACATTATTCCAGTTACATGATACATAGAGAAAGCCACTGTAAAATATACACCAAATTCAACAACCTTTAAAATGTTAAATCCTAAAATTTCAGTCATCGCTGCTTTTAATTTTTCAGGATAAACTGAAATCACTCGGTGTCTTAATGAAATATGAAGATCATGCAGTCTAAATAAGACATCAATTCCGTAAAAACCACACAAAACCCATACAAATAAATTAATCTTTTCTCCATCTATACAAGAAATTGCAGCCAAAAATAAAGCTCCACTGATGATGGTATTGTATATATATTTGTTGTTAAAGTATAACATGCTTGTTTCTTTCGTCATTAGGAAGACTCCTTTAATAATCATTTATTGTAGCCTTCCTAATTTAAAAGTCAAAAAAAGCCTACGAATAGGCTTTTGTTTTATTTTACATGTATTAATCAACTTCTTTTTTGATAACTTCACCTGTTGCAGCGTTGATTTTAACATTGAAGTCTGCTTTGTTAGCGTCTACTAAATCGACATCATAAACATAAATACCGTTATCAAGATCGAGTTCAGTTGATTCTACAGTTGTACCGGGATATTGTTTGATGGCAATATCATTGAGTTCTTTAACATCTTTGATGGTTCCACTTTCTCGTAGTTTTATCGCTTCTGAATCGCTGACATCTGCAAATGCTACACCTGAAACCATGATTGCTGCTAACGCTAGTATGATCTTTTTCATAGGATATCCTCCGGTTAATTGTTATATATCATACATGAAAAAACACAAAAATCAAGTTTTTGGATGGAATTTAACAATATGGTTAAGGTTTGATATTATGTTTTTAGATAGTTTACAGGATAACATCATTAAAAAATAATTCGCTTTCTTTTTATCTTCTGTATGCTATGATGAAAATAAAGTCAACTATATTTTAAAACTCATGCATACGATACATATAGAAAAAAGTTTACAGCAGCAACACATTTGCGAAAAATTCCTCAATTCGGTTAGCCACAATCATCCAGAACTTCAACTTGCTTACTCTTATGAACAATCCACAGACCTTTCAGTGGTCTTTGAAATCAACTTCTCTTTGGAACATCCAGCTTTGGCAGAAGAGTTAGTTAAAAAACTATACGGCATAAATTGACTTTTATTCTTTATAAATTAAACTAATAAAATATATTTCAGGAGAATTTTATGAGAAAAACAATTTTGGCACTCGCTATATTGAGTGGCATCTCTTTACAAGCGAATGCTCAATTGTCTGGTGATGATTTAATGGATATTACAGATATTCTTAATGATACACCTACCGCAACTGCAAAAACACCAGAAAAAACAAAACCTGTTGAACAGAAAAAAGCGGAGCCTGTCAAAGCAGAAAAGAAAACCACTACACCTGTAGTCGAAACAAAAACTTCAAAACCAGAAACAACTGCAGTGACAGATAAAGATGTAAAACCTGCTGATGTCCCTGTTGTTGAAAAGTCCAAAACTAAACCAACACTTGTCGTTCCTGTTTCTGCTACTAATTTTGTCTTGAATGTTAAACGATTAAACAAAAGTATCATCACTAAAACATTGAGTAAAGATGAAATTGGATTAGGTTTAATGACTGATGTCGCTAATGACCATAAAACAGATAAAGAGGTTGTCGAGTTTATTGATGAAGCAAACAAAAATAAACTGGTTAGTTTTTCAAACTTTGTTGAAGAACCTAGTGTTTATGTAGGTAGTAAGACGACTGTTGATAAAGAAACAGGAAAAGCAACAGTTAAAGAAGAATTGGGTACGTTAGTCTATGGTTATGGATATATTGTTCAAATCAAAGAATATGATAAGAAAAATAATAGAGTTTCTATTCGTTTAGATTACACTAACAAAGCAATTTCTTCTTATGAAGAACATGAGGTTGTTACTACCGAAGGTGTTTTAACTAAAGTGAAGATCCCTGTTATAAAAACATCTGTTACATCTAACGTATTCTGGATTAAACTCGAAACAGATTCCAAACAATCTATAAAAGTAGATGACAAACATTATTTAGATATTACAATGGGTCGTGTGTTACCTTATGTTAAACCTGTTATTGCTGTTGACTTCAAAAAGATGGCGGCAGATGAAAAAGCAGCTAAGGAAGCAGAAATTAAAGCAAAACAAGATAAGATAAAAGCGGATGCGGCTGCAAAAGAAGCTGCAAAGTTAGAAGCCATTAAAGCAGAAAACAGTTTATATGATGATTTAGAAAAAGATTTGAAAAAATAAAATAATCGATAATAGAAAAATAAGCCTGATGGCTTATTTTTTTTGTCTTAAAATTAATATTTTCTATTTTTAGTAAGTGAATTTTAGTTGAAAATTAAGGCCACTGGTTTTCAATCCAGCATCTTTATTAGCTGAGTAATCATCAGCAAAAGATAAGTTTGATAATGCATAAGTAGCAATAAAACTTAAGTTATCAACCTTTGTAATATTGTTTTTATAATAAAGTCCCGACTCTTGTATTTTCTCAGTTGCCAATTGTGACTCTTTGGTATACAAACCAACATATTCATTTTTATCCAAGCTATAAAACATATCTAAATAGGTTAATGGGATAGTAGAATTAAGTGATTCAGATCCTAATTGAGCTGTTTCAATTTCTCCAACATACTGTCTAAGACCACCACCTAAATTGACACCAAAATTGTAATTATCTGCAAATAAAGTGTAATAACTGACTGCATCACCATATTGAAGGTTAACATCAACAAAGTTAGCTTGGTTATTGATGTAGTTTGCGTTAACTTCACCGTAATTAGTTGAATAGGCATTACTGGTGTATTCTAATTTCAAATTAGGCATACCAACTTTTGTTTTGAGATCAAGGTAGAATGATTGAGCAATGGTGTTGTAACTTAATTTTGAATTACTGGTACCTTGTGCAGTGACATTACTTAAATTGGTTGCAGCCCCACCTTCCACTTGAATGGAATCATCAGCCATTGCGACCGTTGACAATAATCCAGCTATCGCTGCTGGTAATATTAATTTTAGGCTAAACATGGTTTACTCTTTTTATTTGTTTTTACATAGTAGACCAAAAAAAGTTATAAATCAACGTTATATGTCGTTTTTTTATTAAATTTTTAATCTAGATGTTCTTTTCGTTGGAGTGTCAGAACTAATATCTGTAATTATTTTATGATCTTTTTTTAAATCCTTTTCCTTCATTTCTTCAATCCAGTTCAAAATTCTTAATTTATGTTCTGGACGTTTAAGGTTGAAGATTGGCACTTGAAAATGACAGGCTAATCGCATAGCCGTTCGAGTTCCACCTGTCCCTCTTGTCATCTCAGATAAATCGATGGCTCCATCATTGGTATAGCAAACTAAAAATTTAGAAGGATTTCTTAAGTTATCACCTAAAACTTGAAAAACATTTCTGGTGTGTAGCTTGACGGTCATTAACCCACCATCGCCACGACTGTTTAATAAATTATCCCAATCCTCATGTAAATCAAATTTTGAAACAATATACATCGCTTCTCTGACTAATTCAGTGTCATCAATGAAGCGACCTACAATACCATCTTCTTTTCGCCAGTTTAAGCGAGGTAAAAAGATATTTGAATAGTTAGACACACCTTTTTGAAAAGCTTCGTCAGCTCCCCATGATCCACCACTTCGTAATGTCCAGCCAGTTTTGTTGAGATAGGTGGCTAGTTCAGTCATGATAGCTAAGTATTCAGCAGGTGTTTCTCGTGAACCTACCCCTGTATAAAATTTCTCTGGACTTGTCATAGTTTCTCAATTTGTCTATTATTACATTATACCACAATAAAGCATGATGACCAAAATAATAAAGAGATTAAAAAGAAAAATGGCCTACTGTTTAAAGTAAGCCATTGTTTTTATTTTAAAAGCAATTTAAACGTAAGCTGCTTTTTCTTTGATGTAGTAGTCTTTAACCAACACGTACAAATTTTTACCATTTGTTTCAAGTGTTGTATCCACTTTATCTTTGTTGCTATTGATGATAACCACTGCACTGTCTTTCATAACATTAATGGTTCTGCCTAATCTTAGTTCTTGACCATCAGTAAATAAGACTTTATCACCATCAAGAACACCTTCACCATAAATAGACTTAGCTACAGACAATTGACGAAAAAAATCACGTTCAGTTGGTTTCTTTTCTCTTTTTTCAAATTTCATGTCAAAGACTTCTTCCAAATCAATTGGGTCTGGTATGACATAAATACTTTTGGATGGTGTTTTCACTACACTTAACTTTGTAGTGAGTGAATCTTCGACTTGTACATGGCCTATTTTATTGAAGGCTTTAATAACACCTTTGTAAACAACACCATTTTCGCTTACAAAGACAGCTTCTTTTTCTTTTTCAATAACTTTACCAACAATATCGACTATTTCGTTCATAAATATCTCCATTTCATTTTGTAAAATTTTAACTTGACAAGCGGTAAATGTCAAATTATTAACACATAGCAAAAAACCCGCATCGGCGGGTCTTTGCATTAAACGTTAAGCAGCACGTTTTTTAACTCTGGCATAGTAGCCTTTCGAAACAAGATAAACCTGTTTATCTGACTCTTTGATGGTAAGTTCTCTTTTATTTCCCTTACCGATTACCTTCAATGATCCATCTTCTGTTATCTCCAACACTCGACCTATTTGTAAGGTTCCGTGAGTAGTAGCATACAAGATTTGATCGTCTTTTAATAATTCCTTGCCTTTTATATCTTTAATTTCTGTATTCATAACATATACCTCTATCTGTTAATTGTCTAAATATTAGCATAGAATAATGATATTGTCAAATTATGTACAATACCGTTCATCGTACAGTAATCTCGATTTATTTATTTTTACCAACGAACATTCCGCAAGAAGCTTGTACATCAAAGCCTACTTTGGGTACTACCCTATATTGAGCTGGTTTTAAAAGATCGACCAAGATAGATACGTTTCTATGTATAACAGACTCATCAGACTCTTTACCATACTTATCAGAATATGGATTGTATCTAACAATATTCAAGTTGACTTTAAGGTCAATTTTATTAATGGCTTCAGCCATATTGATCATGTCTTGTTCAGAATCATTTTCACCTTCAATGAACGCAAAGTGTATTTTTGGCACCTTACCATTGTAATCTTGCCATTCTTTTAAAAGTTCTAAACTTCTTTCGTAAGGTAGTGCTCTAGCTAACCATTTTTTTCTAAATTTTTCATCTGTACTGTAAAGAGAATAATAGATCTCTGGCAATGTATTTGGAAAGATATCAACTAAGGTACGATCACCCATACTTTCAGGCATGATAGTAGAAATAAGGTATTTTGCTTCCAATCCACGACTTTGAGCCATAGCCGCATAAGTCCCTAACAAACGTTCGTTATCATTAAGAACCACTGGGTTGTTTAATGCTTCACCTCTTGCCATGAAGTTATAATGAACTAATTTTGCTTTGATTGGTTGAATATCATAATGTTCGTAAACAAGAGCAGCTTGTTTTACTAATTCTTCATAGGAAGCATTTTCAAGTTTGTTTTGACCAGTTGCGGTTAAGTGGCACATTCTACAAGCTTGATCACATCCTGATTGAGAAGAAACATAAATAATGAAATAATCATTTTCACGACGCACAAACCGAGCTTCGTATTGTCCGATTTGAGATGCGGGATAGATAATGTTTAATGATTGGTCAATTTGACTTTGTTTTTTAATAATATCGCTCATTCTAGAACTCCTAGTTATCTATAAATTATAACACTTTGTTTATATTTTATCAAACTAGTTTTTCAATAATTGATTGATTATTTATTTTCTATTTTGTCATCAAAATAAGAGAATGGTAACAATCTAGCAATATTTTTAGCATCATCAATGCCACGGTGTTGAGTACCGATGAATTGTAATCCAGCTCGACCTAATGCACGACCTAGGCCGATTTCGCGTCCTATTTTTTGTTTTTTCGCAAACAAGTTTTTTAAATTGACACCAGAAGCAAAATGAAACCTTTGGTTATTTCGTTCACAAAACTTCTTCAATTCGTAAAAATCGTATCGGCCCCATGAACAGAATTCAGGATTAGGATATTGTATAAACCAATCTTCGAAAGACTGATAGGCTTCTTTGTATAAGGGAGCATTATCGACATCTGATTGCTTTATTTTGGTCAACTGTTTACAAAACGCAGTCAGTTCTGATTGGTAGTTGAGTGGTTTGATAAAAGTTTGGAATTCACCAACGATTTCAAATCGTTCGTTTACCGCAACCGCACCAATTTCAATAGGTTCTGAAAATTCACGGTTAAAGGTTGATTGAGTGTTGGCTTGGTCATCACAAGTGGCTTCGATGTCAGTAATGATGAATGTTTTTTGAGGTGTTTCTATTATAGTATTTTTCATGGCGATGATTATAACATTGTTTGTTTAAAAAAGCAACATTTTAAATTCATTTTTTTTTAACATTTTTTTTGACAAATTATGAATTTCGATTATCATATAAAGGATTTTTATTGACATTAAGGAGATTAATATGAATACAACAACTATACAAGAAAAACCTAATTTAATGGCTTGGTTTTTTACTTTATTTCTCAGTCTTTCAGGAACGTTAGGAATTATTTACGCTCTATCTATGTTCCTTGATGGAATTAATACCTACAGACTTAAAAGCGAAGGTTTTGATTTGACAATAAGTTTAATCAAAGCAGATCCTATGTATTTCTTTTCGCTCGGCTTTCTTGTTCTAGCTTTAGTAATTACGTTTATTTTCTTTGCTCTTGCTATTTTTAAAGAAAATATTAAATCATATTCTAATAAATTTTTAATATCTATTTCAATAGTAATGGCAATCTTTGCTGTTTTTGTAGTTAAATTTGAAACTAAAAATGAATTGTTGGTTAATTTTAGTGAAGAAGTTTATAATAATATTGCAAAACAATATGAAGATCCAGCTATATTTACTAATTCGACCCCTGCAAAAGAATTCAAGTTAGCTTTAGATAATAACAATTTTGAAGCACTTAAACCTTATATCAACAATCCAAAAAACATTAGAGGTCTAAGCGAAGCTGACATGTTTAATAAGCTGTTAACGGTTCAAAACATCTCTAACCAATCAGTAAGAAATGAATTTGATTCTATCTATGCTGATCGTTATATCACCATTGAAGAATATAACAAATTTAAAAATAATGCAACTAACAGTATTCTGCATTCATTAACAGCCGAGATTAAATCAAACACTGATAATGATAAAATTTTGGCAGCCAATCTTTAATTATAAATAAGCAGACAATAAAAAACCACTTTCCAGTGGTTTTTTTACTTTCGTAGATTACTTATTTTTCATTGTATTCAGCTTTCAGTTGTTCATACAATTTTTCAATATCAGACAATTCACTGGCAGTGTTGTTAAATTTGACAATTTTACCAAAGTGTACACTGGCAATGGCTGACTTGATTTGTGCTTTTTTAGCTCCATTACTTTTCATGTGTTTGATACGGTTCTCAGCGACAACTGGATCGATGTTTCTGAATTCGACCAAACGAGCATGGCGAACAGACTCTTCTGCATCAACCAGAATGACATGGTTATTGCAAAGGTTTAGCATATCACTTTCCACCAGCAACGCAGAGTTAATCAGTACAATACCTTTTTTACCACGAAGTTCTTTACGAAGTAGAACCATTACAGGTTCTTTGAAGATTTCATTCAAGAAGTCAACGTGTTCTTTACTGTCTTCTGTACCAAAAGCAATTTGACCAATTTTAGCACGGTCAAGTGTGCCGAAACGTTTACGAATGCGTTCACGAATTTCTTTGTAACGTGGTTTATCTGAACTGTATACTTGATGTGCAAGCTTATCTAGCTCGATGTTAAATACCAGTGGATTATCTTCGGATTCGGCATGTTGTTTTTCAGAGAACAATGCGAGTTGGTCAGCCACATACGACTTACCAGAACCCATTACACCCGTAATACCATAGACCAGTTGACTTGAAATTTTACGTTCAAGCAGTTTTTTAACTGGGAGTGGAACATACTCATGAATCAGACCATTCTCAGCTTGAATTGCTTTGACATTGCTAGAACTCACATGAGCGAGTTTAGAGCGTGAAAACATAAAGAAAGTATCAATATCCATTTGAGAACCGTTGATCTGATCAAGGGCTTGTTCATCCACAGCATCAGAAGCATTTCGAATGCCACGAACAATAATGCTTGCACCTTGTTCAAAAGCAAAGTCAACCAACAGACCTTCAAAGAACATAACGGTGACGTTATCCAGATGGGACAGCGATTGCTTGGCAACGGTCAAACGCTCATCAGGGGTTAGCATATACTTTTTGTTAGGGTTTACACCTAGACCCACAATAAGCTTGTCAAAGCCTGCCGCAGCACGGTTAATGATGTCAATATGACCGAAGGTGATAGGGTCGCCAGATAGTGCGTAAACAGCAGTAGTCATGATATGTCTCTCCAATTTGTTTATTAAAAAATGCTCTCTTTCGAGTGCATTGTTTTTTCTGTTAAATCGTGGTTATTGAGTTTTAATTTTTCTTTGACTTTGTTTTTTGTGTTTTCCATTGTCTTTTAACTCTTCAATTGCTCTTTGACTTTTCACAACTCTTTCTTTGGAGTGGAAGTAATCATCAGCAGCAAGTTCATCAAGTCTGTCAAGGTCAATGTCCTTCACATCAATTTTACTCATAGATTTTCCTCATTTATAGCCTTTTAAAAGGCTTCGAAATGATTCGCTTCCTTTTATATTATATTACACTACTTAGATATTTAATTCAATACCTTTCTAATGGAATATCTTACTAATAATGCTTGAAAAACCTAATCTTCTATTTTGACTCAACGCTAATTTAATCTCACTCAAAATATCTTCATATTCTTTATATTTTGGCTCTTTATCTGTCTTTATTATAGCACACATTATACCTAGAATGCCACTAATAATTTCAGAATCTGAAAAACCTTGTAATAAAGTACCTTCGTCAGTCTTGGTGACGGTGATGTGAACAATGCTCATACAACCAGATATCTTGTTGTTGTGGGTTCGCTCAGCTTCTGGTAAGATATTGAGATCTCTTTTTCTGGATAATATGTAGTCATACAACAATTCGTCATCATTGCTGTAGGTTTGCAGTTCGCTTAATATTTTCTCTTTTGGTGTCATTAATGAGTTCCTTATAGAATGCTATAAGTTTACCGCTTTAAAAAAATTAATCAATTGTAAAAAAAATAAAGCACCTGAGTGCTTTATCTTTGTTCCATCTTATAATAACTTTCTTTTTTACGTTTGTTCTCTATTGATTCCATCTTATTGTACGGTGTAGCTGGAAAGAAAGATTCAAAAATTTTACTTATAAAGTCACAAACATAGTTTGTTTCTTTTTCTTGGCGTTTCATTTTAAAGCTCCTAATTGTATATCTATTTATCAACGATATTACCATTTAGGCAAAAAACTGTCAAGTATATTGCACATATATATTTAATTGAACGATACTGTCTTGTCTAGTTTTTTGTTTTTGCCCATGTTAAACTCCTGTAAAATAAGAATATTACTATTTATATCTTTAATTCAGCTTTAAATTGTTGTTGGTATTTTCAATAATGTACCGTTTGTATTCTTCATCAATTAATGCCTCTATTTTACTGTCTTCATAAGTGATTGTTACTCTCTCATTTGAATCAGAGAAATTAGTTCCGCAGTTAATGTAGACTGTACGATTTTCTTTAATTATTTTTTTGATATGAAAAGCAGCGTCGAAAAAGTTATATTGACCTAAACCATATTTATGTCTTAATGAATCCATTGTAATGTCTGCTACATCACAAGCATCTGTAACATAATTTTTATACACTATTTTGTAAATAGTTCCACTTTCTTTTGTTGCGTAAACAGTTATTTTATTAGTTTTCAATATATTACTATCAGCGTTATCACTGGCAACGCTTGCAGTGAGAAGGTTATATTTAATATCTCTAAAATTGTAAGTGTCAAGTCCTTTCAATTCTGTATTTTTTGATAATGTATCAATATTATCACCTAGATTAACACCATATATACCACCGATAGGTTCATTTTTTGTGACTTCTGATTGGAGTCTATTAAGTCGATTGATACCATATCCTATTGTGATGATAGCTAAAAATACTACAAACAAACTCATCCCAGTGATAATAACTTTTTCTCTTGATATCATGTTAAACTCCTGTAAAAAAGTCAATAATACTACTTATATAATTTTTTGTCAATGAAACAAAAAAAGAACCATCAGGTTCTTATTGTATTTGGTAGGATGTATAGAAACTGCTGTAAGTGTCAAGGGCTTTAACATCACATGGACTGATATAGATTTCTTTATCAACTTTAATGGGTGTAGCAATTTCATACACTAAGTATCCATTATTAATATTGAAGACTTGTTCATATTCGTAACCTTCTCTATGCGTGATATTGAATACATAATCAGCGTTGCTGTCTTTAATAGAATCTCGATGTATCCATTTATCTACATAGTTAGTATTTTTATCGTTTGTTTTTTTACCTGTCATGCTGAAAATTCGGTTTTCAGCTTCATTGTAATATTTAATTTCTGTAAACTGAGGGTCTTTACACATGAATAGCTTACAAGTCGTACATGGATAAGTTTTACATTCTTCTACACCATCAATTTTACCTGTTAACAGAACAGATTTATTTTTTTGGCTTTTAAATTTTAAGATTTCTACTTCATCATATTTGAAATGTTTAACAAAACCAACACCGCAAGATAACTTTGTAAAGTCAAATGATGTTGTTTTACTTGGGGTGGAACACCCTGTTACTGTTAAAAATGCAAAAGTGATTAGCAAGGGATTTAAAAATCCTTTAACTATTTTCATTTTGATACTCGTTTATTGTTTTGAGTTATTATACAACAAACTGAAATTATATCAATTAGACTTGCCTATTATTTTAAAAATATTTTAAGAGAAATTAAAATAGTCATCATACCTTATCCAGACGACTCCTTTTTTATAAATTTTATTTTGAATGACTGTATGCATTCTGGGTACGTTCGCTAAGATAAATTTCAAATCATTTTCAGTCAGGTCATCGACATGAATAAATTCAGCACACTGCATAAAGTAGCTATCAATTCCATCTTCTATACATTTATCATAGAGATCTTCTTTGCTACTGGCATTCGCTAATACATAATAGTTTCTGGCCCCTTCCCCTGTTGCTGCATATTGTATTTTCATAAAGTAAGTCATATGATTACCTCAAATAGTTAAAGAAGTATACAACGATTTATATGTAGTGTCAATTTAGAGTAATTGACTTAATTGACGTAAAGCGATATAATACAAAAATATAAAAAAAGGGCACATGATGATCACAAAAATATTAAGTATCAAGAAAAAATATGAGAAACATTTAGCCGAAAATGCAAGCATTGCAGACTATAAACCAAAAATCACCATCTTTACAGGTGCTGGTATTTCTCGTGACAGTGGACTTGAAACATTCAGGGACAGTGATGGTTTGTGGAATAATCATTCTATTGAAGAAATTGCTACTGCGAGTGCTATTCGAAAAGATTTTCCAAAAGTTAACAATTTCTATAACATGAGAAGACGTGAAGTGCTGGCGGCTGAACCTAATCAAGCTCATCTTATTCTAAAACAACTGGAAGAACATTTTGAAGTTGTTATTGTTACTCAAAATGTAGACAACTTGCATGAGAAAGCAGGCAGTTCAAAGGTTTTGCACCTTCATGGTGAAATTATGAAATCTCGCCCTGTTGCTAATACTAAGATATTTTATGAGCAGACTGATGATATCAATGTAGGTGATAGATGTCCAGCCACCAATTCACAATTAAGACCTCATGTTGTTTTGTTTAATGAAAAATTAGATGAAGACATCTTTTATGAAGCAAGAAGACACATACGAGAATCTGATTTGTTTATTGTTGTAGGTAGTAGTTTGCAAGTCAATCCAGCGGCTTCTTTGGTTGCTGAAGGCAATGGCATGAGAGAGTTCTATTTGGTTGACCCGAGTGATGTAGAAACTATGTATCGCCATAAATTTAAGCATGTCAAAGACACTGCAGTTAATGGATTGGCTGAATTGTTACCTACGTTAATTGAACAAGCCAATGAACTGGTTAATAAATTTAGAGACAAAAAAGGAGCTTGATAGCTCCTTATAGTTTTATTCCGCTGTCTTTTAATTTCTTCTTAGCCAATAGTTCTATATCCATTGCGTAGTTGCTTAACTCAGCTTCTTTTTCTTTATACCGTTTGGTATGTTTATCATTTAAGTTTTTAACCAGCTTATAACTGCCGTGAATAACTGATAGTGTATTATTGATTGTAGGTATATTTTTGTTAGATGCCGTCATGTTATCTTGGAGCACAATTTCTTCTGATTTATCATCGCTAATAATATTCATTAGAGGTTCGTAATAAGCAACATCGGCTGTTGAATCATAGGTTAAAATTTGTTCTTTACTATACTTAATTGACTTTTTAAACCTTGAAACCGCCGCAATGGCTTCACCAAAATTCTTGTTGATGTCAACCATCAATATTTGATAGTTTTGTTCATTAATACCATTATGGTATCTAATATTTAACTCATTGAGTAATTTAACACCGTGTTCAAGTGCATTGATAGAAATTATACAAATATCTTCAATTTCTTTGGTGACACGATTGATTTCAAAATACATTTCTTTTTCAGATAGTAATCGTTTATTTTTCAATGAGCTTTCATCACTTCCAGAAATAATGCTATTTTTAGCATATTCGATAATATGAGTTTTGCGTTCTTCTATTTCTTTTTTAATTTCATTTATGGTATGAGTCGATAATTGGATAGACTCAACAATCTCATTGACACTAGAATGCTCATTTTTATCAAAAAATTTTTTCATGAAAGATCGCTTAACGTGTTCAGACTTTTTTACTAATAATAATTGTTCGTATTCGACTATTTTGTATTGTTCATTACTAATGATTTCCTGTTTTTGTTCCAGAAATTCTTTGTAATTTTCTATATGCAGTTCTAACATTCTTATAGCCCCTAAAAAAGTCTCTTTAGTTTAACACAAGGCAAAAAATAATTCAATAAAAAAGGTGATGTCTTTTTTATTTTTCTGTAATACTTGAACTACACTTTAAAATCATTCTTCGTTAAAGTACTCTTCCATGATATACCAAAGGTAATCACGAGCACTATTTAACACGTTATGGTAGATATCTTTCTGGACTTCTTTTCGGACGTGCTCATCTTTTGACTTCTCGTATATTTTAGCGAGGGCTAAATGACAAGTGTATTCTTGAATTTTTACAAAGTTCTCTTTTGGATGTAAAGAATGTTTACCATCTGGTACCGATGAATGTTCTGATTGTTCTTGATAAACTGCGATGTTTCTATATACTGGCAGGATATCACTCTCATGATACCCATAAATTTCAGAGTTCAGTTCTTTAAATTTATCTCTCACTCCCACTACAAAAAAGACATTTCTTACTTTAACCAAAAGCTCTACATCAATAGGTTCTTCTGAATGTGTATAAGCAACAGTCTCCATTCTTTTTATTTCTTCGGTAATATTATCATAGACTGATAACACCAATAATTTAACTTCGAGGTTTGCATTGATAGTGAAGACACCATTATTGTTTATCATTTTAGAACTCCAAGTTTATTACTATTATACTAGAAGATTTACAAAAAATGTCAATTTTACACTATTTAAGCACACATCAAATCATTAAATTATATTATATATTGATCATTTCTATAAGTTTATTATAGCTTTTTATATTTCTTACAAATGATTCATTAGTTTCATTTTTTAAATCAATTGATAATAAATCAGATACAAGTATCTTGAGTGAGTTTATATTTTCCTGCGATAATTGTGCTTTGGATCTATCAAGGTGGTCTAATATAATATGTGTAATGAGATGCCATTCAGTGGTCTTAGTGTATCGGTTGAAGCGTAGTTCGATATCACCACCATGTGGTTCAGCCCTACAAGCATAAGATTTGTATTCTAATTCACCAAAATAAGGAATGGTTAATTTTTTGTTGTTATTGTAATTGTTGTAGGTTTCAAATCCATTTTGAGTGAGCAGTATATCACTAATGGTTTTAATTTCTCCCGGTTCAAAAAGGAGTTCATCTGCTATGATGACTGATTGACCATTAGCCATGTATTCAAGTAAGGCGACTTCGTTCAGTTTTCCATTAATACGAGTTCGTATAGGAATTGTCTTCTTATTTCTAAATTCGAGCGTTAAATTAAATGGATAATATTTTGAAAACATGTAAAATAAAAACTTTTCTGGAAATTTGTTTGATGGATTCATTGTCATGTTTTGAGCAATGTCTAACAGGTTTGAATGTTCTTCACACTCAGCTAAGGTTTTAAAAATCATAAATTACCACCTTTTATCAATGTCATCATTTGGCGATCCTTCTGTTTACAATTTCATAATATCATAAAAAAATAATAATCAAATAGTTGTTTACTTTTTGACTTTTAAGTATTTTAGTATACAATTTTATATAAACTCATATAGAAAAATAATGTTAAAACGCATATTAATTACAAGTTTATTTTTACTTTCAACCACTTCATTTGCTCAAGACAATAGACATCAAAGAATTACATCTCAGGAAGAATTAGATCGAGAGATAGTGTATTTAATGAAAAAATTTGACTATGAAAAGCCTGATACTTTAATTCGATTAGTTGATTATGTTAACCGCAACTCAGAGGTGAGAGGTTATGTGATCAATAAATTTTCAATGAGTGCTACTAAAAATGATAAGAAAGGTAAAAACATTAAGTTTATTGTTGATTATATCAGTCAAAATATTGTTGAATTAGACACCTCTAATATCCCTAAAAATGGTGAATGGCAAGGACAATCAGGACACTCGCTGTTCTTTATTAATGGGAATACCCATTCTTATTCCACAGAAGAGATGAGACAAGCAGCTCCCTATGGTATTCCATTTGAATATGGATATCCTAACTTTACCAGTTTTAGAGTGGGAGACTTAATTCCAATTCAAAATCCAACCGCCTCCTATCCACATGATTATGAGAAAGTTGTCAATCAAATCATTATGGAAAAGAAACCTATCAATGGCATTGTTTTCAATAATGCTGCTGAGTTTAAAGAATATCTGCAAACGAACCTTATTAACTTGCATTATGCTCATGATGAAAATGCGTTTGAATTTTTACCCAATACTGTTGTGTCAGTCATCAACTATGAATTACCACACATATCAAAAAGAAAGCCTCATTAAGAGGCTTTTCTTTCATCTACATACTGGTTAAGCAAGAACTCAAATTCGGCTGGTGATAAGCCAAAGAAGTATTTTACTTTTTCATTGACCGAATTTACTACATAATTACTCTTTGAGATGATTCTTACAGCCCCTTGACCATATTCAATTAAAATACCTGCATTGATATTAGCAACCTTTTCAATGTTGTATTTAAATACTGGATGGTAATCAAAAGGATTAACCCCATCTTTGTAGCGGTTATCTCTAATGGTGACATCGACATGTTTACCTTTAATAATCGCATAGAACATAAAGATTTCTAAACTGCAGTTGTGTTTGTTTTCTTGGTACCCTTCTCGAAAGGTGACCACTGCTTTTTTTATTAAATCTCTTTTATTCATTTCAGTTTCAGTGACTTCGTTAGTTTTGTTTTGTTCAATAGCGTTCATGATTATTCTCCTAATAGTTTATCATTAAATTTTTTGCCGATTTTGTTAATTTTTTTCCATTTGATTTTAAAGCTCGTTGATTCAATACCGCCAAACATGGAAGCATTACTATGAATCTCACAGAAGCCAGTAATCAAAAGGGTTGCAGCGAATGGTAGTGCATAGAACTTTTCAAAATCATCCATTTTAAGCAAATGAATGTCCATATCATGCTCCATCAATTGAGCTTGAAGTTCAGTGCCACCGATTTTACGCCAGATTAGACCAGATGCTTGTGCATGGTCAGGGAAGTGACGGTTACCATTTTCATCAATAGTCAAACAGAAGGGTTTACCACAGTCGTGATAAATCTGATAAGTGTTGATGTCTTTTTCGTCTACTAAGTTATTCCAAATAGATTTGTTATAAATCCAATCAGGAAGTCTCCATTCGAGTGTTAATGGTTTTCCATCAATAATGTGATCTTTCAAATCTTGAAAGTATTTATTGACTGATAATCCATGTTGAAGAACATTCATGCCTTGTGTTTGTTCACAGGCTTTCATCTCTTTAACAAGATCTTTGAAGCTAAGGTTTTTAATGTTATCAATCTACATAGTCATGGTCGTTCTCCTAATAAGTAATGTTGTGTTATTTTGAAGCTTTAAATGTTTCTATTTGGTTCTTTATTGCGTGCTCTAATTGTACCAAATCATCTACTGTAAAGTCAACACCTATTTTATATTTTAATGCTTTTAAATCCCAAGATTCTAAGTTATTAAGTTCTAGTTGTTTTCTGGATTTTTCAACAGCACTTAACCAGTCGAGAGCAATAGAAACAGCTTCCGATTTATCTGTTGCACATTTAGTAAAGTCTTTTGTTTCTCTTAATAAGGCATATAATACATAATCCTTCAAGAATAATACTTTGACTTTGTGTCCATTATCATCACGATAAGGGCGTTCTGTTTTTAAAAAAGTTTTCATGGTGTTTATCATTGCTAATCTACTCATTTTATTTCTCCTTTGAAAAAATGATTTATATCTTTATATTGGTTAAAGTTCTCTTTACTGACTTCTGTTATGTCATATTCAGGGGCTAAAAAAAACATTAATCCTTCTGGTGTAAATTCAATTTCGTGATGTGGTTGATGATCCATTAAAATAACCTCCAAAAAACCTTCATGTGTTAAAAATACGAGAATTCTTTCTGGCAGCACATCCAATGTGTCTATAAAATGAACAAAGGAATGTAAAGCTTCTGTATTCATCTCTAATTCATCGTTATGTTCTCCCCAACCGTAATCATAGGCAATCAATTCAACTAAATTTTTAGCAGTATCCTGTTCTAATTTATACAATAATCCAGAAACCATCTCTAATTTTGTTTTGTAGTTAGCAAAACAGTTTTCTGGATCGGTATATTTAAAATGTTTAAACACTGATCGAGGGAGTGCAATACCATCGTCATAACCTGTCATGTAGAGATAAGTTGCTTCTGGTTCAAAACAAACGTCTACTAACTGATTGTTTAATATCCAGTTGATACTCATCATCCCTTCATGGTTGAAGAAGAACCCGATATCATTGGGGATATTGTCATTGATCTTATTAAGAAAATACAACATCTCTCTGCATGATGCTTCATTCATAGGTTCAGCATCACGACCATCCCAGTTGGCTTTAACTTCAGCCAACTCGATTAATCGTTGAATAGATGAATCACTTAGTTTGATTGTGTGTTCATTGATTAGGGTTAATATTAATTCTTTATCCATAAGTCCCCCTTATACACACTGAAATTTCTTGGTGATTTGTTTCACTTCTTCTTTGGTGCAAGGCCCAATACCGAGAGCGGTAATGATAGGAGAACCATCAAAGTGTGGTGGCAAAATATGACCTTGATCGACAATAATTGAACATGGCAATCCCGCAGCAATAGCTTGGTTGTATGCTTTAATTAAGTGATCTTCATTTTTGGCTTTTAACGTAACCTTAGATCCGCCTGATTGACGATTTCTATAGAGCTTAACGTTTTCTGGGTGCGATTCTTGTGCGTTTGTTAATGCATCCGTATAAGCGTGACCAGCTTGAGCTGCAAGCTTACCCGTTGGCATGTTTAAATCGCCGCGAATAATTGAATAGATGTAGTAATGTGAGTCTTTGTCCGAAGGAACAAATTGAGTGTATTGGCTAAGAATAGCCTCTTTGGTGATGAAGTCGAATTCGTTATTATCAATCTACAACATGATGTAATCTCCTTTGTTTGATTTACAGTTATAATTCTACGCTCTATTTTTTTAGAAGTCAACATTTTTTTTTAACATTACTAAAATACTTTAAAATATTATCTGTTAAAAAATCTATAACATTTTAAAAATAATAGATAAAAGCATTGAAAAGAAAGTTTCAATCTGCTATCATTTCACTCATCTGTTTTTGGTTAAACAGACATTGATAGGGAGTTTGTTTAATGTTGCAAATAATTATAGCAATTTTGATCACAACAATTGTATCGATTGCTGGTTTTGGTCAGATAGAGAGATTAGCACGAGAGAATGCTGCAAAAGCGAGACATTGTGAGAATGTATCTTGTGTTGATGATAAATCAAAGACTATTGATCCTAAAATACTTGCAGTAAAACCTATCGATTTTGTTAAAACTGCACCTGTTACAAATGTAGTTGTTGAAAATCATTATGATTTGAAGGAGTTAAACGATGGCTTGATGGCATTGTCTGGTTTGGGTGGTTTTGCTTTATTTGTTTTTATTATTTATAAATGTTTTGGTGTGGGACGTAGAACTTTAATGCTGTCAATCGCTAGAAAAAGAAGTCTTATGCTTATCAAAGCGTTTGATTCGATTGTTGATGATGTGAAACATTGTCTTGAACACAATAACAAAATTACAGAGCAAATAGACTTTAACAATTTACTTATTCAGGTTAACAAAGAAAACCCTTCTATGAATTCTTTGATTTTAAGCAATCGAATCATGAAGGATCAATATAATTTTATTGAAAGGAAAATTTTAAATGATTTCAAAAAATAAACAAAGAGGCAGCTCGTTATTCGAAATAATGATAATATTTGTTTTATTCTTCATTGTAACGTTTACTGTTGCAAGTTTTATTGGTAATGATAAAACAACGACTACTCCTAGCCAGTCACAAGCTATTGCGATTAAACCAGAAGTGAAAAAAGACGTTAAATATGAGCGTATACAGCCCATAGTGACTGAGATCATTGATTATAGAAGACAGCCTAAGCAAAATAAAGATTTCAAGTTAATGCCAGTTGTCAATCCTGAAATGAGAACAGAGCCTATTCAGCCTGTTGCTCCTGAGCCTGTTGTGGTCACACCACCACCAGCACCTATTATTGAGCAGACTGAAAATCATTATCATTTTGAAGATTTGAATACAGGTCTTATGTATTTGGGAAGTATTGTTCTTACAATGTTTAGTCTGTTTTATGCATTTAAAGGTGCTGGTAAATTGATGGTGACGCTTACCATCAAGAAAGCTATAAAAAATAGTAAATTCATTCAAGAAGCATTCTCTAACGATGTAAATGATCATACAACTTATCTTGATTATAGTAGAAAGTATAATGACCAGTTAAGCTTAAATAGACTCATTATAGATCGATATAATGATAACTATTATGCTGGCGAGCTGAAAATTCATACTGAGCATTTGGCAAGCAGTCTTAGTTTTATTGAACGTATGTTTGTCGCTGATATGAATAACCCATCATGATGAGTAATGAACAAGGGCAGATTATGAAAAAATACACTAAATACCACTATGCAAAAAAAGACTTTCATTCAAAGAAATCTTTTTATGAGAATAGATGCGATATCGGCCATAAAGGTGTCATAGGTGAAAAAGTGAACTTAGATGTTAATAATTACGATTATGATTTTGGTGATGATACAGGTTATAATGACTACAAAGTATCTGATGATAGTATGATGGAAATTGATACTGATATGGATGATCTTGTAGATGATTATTCTTATAATGAACATTACGAAAATTTATTTGACACTTATCCTAAAAAGAAAAAATCAAATAAAGATTCTAAAAAATCAAAGTCGTTAATGCTTGATGAAGAAGCTGGTTTTGATCGTGTTAAACGCTATTATGTTGCTAACATGGAGGCTAATCAAAAGAAAAAAGAAAAAATGATTGGCCTTGCTATTACGACTGGATTACTAATGGTGGGTATTGCTGTTGTCAGCATTTATGCCACGTTTTTCAACATGTCTGAAAAATCAACTGTTTATATTGCTCATGAAACTGGTAAGTTTATTACTAGCGATTTAAGTGTTAGTGAAATTCATAATTTAAGACAGCAAATAAGTAAAGATACAGCACTTATTGTCAATAAACCTTTGTTAGAATCTAATAAGGCTGCAGCAAAAGAAGAACCAAAAGTTGTGGCTCCATCCATTGTTAATAATTACAATTTTGAACAATTGAATACAGGATTGACAACATTAGGCTATTCATTACTGGGTTGTTTGTCGGCTTTTGTGTCGTTTAAAGGACTTTCACTTTGGGGGCGTTCACGTAGACTAAAAAAAGAAATCAAAAAGAGCAATGCATTGCTGACTCAATTTAAATCATTAATTAATACTAACAACAACCAGTTGGAAACCAGTCAATTTATATCGGAACAAATTATATTGAACAATATTTTTATTGAACGTTTGTCAAGCAATAATAATGTAGTAGAATTAATAGCGGTTAATGAGAAATTAAAAGACACCAACAGTTTTATTAATGATCATTTAATCAAAAATTTAAAAGGTGAATAAATATGCTTGGTATAGTTGTCGCAATAACATTAGTGGCGTTGATTGCTTTACTCAGTATGTCTGCTGTATATAATGCACCATTACATCAAGATCAAAAAGAAATTGAATCTAATCGTATTAGTTCACAATCAGTGTCAAAACAAGCTGACATGAAAGAACTGAATGTTCAAAAACAGGAAGTTTTTCAACAACAACAACCGATTCCAGAACCTGCTGAAGCTGTTGCACCTCAAATTAACAATTATGATTTTGATAAATTAAGTAAAGCTTTGATCTTTATTGTAGGTGGTGTGTTTTCAATTATTTCGTTAAAGCTTTTGATTAGATTTTTTAACTATTACAAAACGACTCGTAAGTTTAAGAAAAATACTAAAAAGACACAACTGCTGGTTGAGCAATTAAAGACTGTTTTTGATAATGAAAAAGATTTTCTGTTAATCACTGATTCCATAGAATATCAACTTAAAATTAATGATTTGCTATTAAATTTAGACGAATCAAAACACTATGGTTTAGAACTGGAAGTGGCTGATGATTACCTGTATGCATCTTATAAATTCATTAACGAAAAATTGATTGGCAATTTAAAATAAAACAAGCCCAGTTGGGCTTATTTTTTTCCTTTTGCGACATAGATGTATTTACATAAGTTTGGTCTATCTGTACAAAACTCTAAAGATCTTAATTTACCTTTTCTATCAATTAAATTCCATTTATACTTGAGTAATGAAGGTTCACCATCACGAAAATCAATAAAAAATCTGTATTCTGATATTGGCGTTGGTTCACTTGAATATTGATCATTATTGTTTTTTTGTGGTATGAATATAGTGACATGTTTCCCTAGTGGATCTTCACTGATTCTTTTTATTTCATTACATTCTATAAAATTTATTTTCTTGTCTTCTGGTTTTAAAGTTAACTGACTTTTTTGATTGCAAAATTGACTATCATGTACTAGATAATTCCATGCGTATTCTGTTAACGCAATATCAACTTTTTGTTCTGGATGGTTATAGCCATAGGCTGTTTTCAATTCTAATGATTGTAAATAGCTTTTCAATATTGTTTGGTTAATACTTTGCTTGTAATTAATAACGTCTCTTGTAATTAATATAGATGCTAAAATGACTAATAATAAAACTAACACAGACACTTTTATCATTGTTGCTTTTGTCATATCTTCATAAAAGCGTTTCTTTCTTACCTTGTAATGCTCGTAAATCATACTAACTATTTTTTTATTGTTTTATAGTATTATTATACTACAAAAAAACTAAAACAAAATATTAAAATACTATTTAAATAATGATATTTATTAATTTACGTTGCACTTCTACTAAAAATAAATATAAGTATTTATTTAAAAAACAAAAGGCTAATAAAGAAATAATCCCTCTATTGAGGGATTATATTAAACCATATACATTTTTAATACATTAAATACACTTAGATCTTTTATAACTTCTTTTATATCAAAAATTTCTTTTAATTTTTTATATTTCGGATCATCCAAATACATATACATGATGGTATCTTCCATTGTCTCACACCATTCAGGAATTTCTCGCCTTTGCATATTTCTATAAAAGAATGAAATAGTAGAGAACATAATGTTTGTATGTTTTTCATAATAAACATTAAAATTATACATCGAATTACGACCCATACCCCCTAAATCATGACCATCTACATCTGTAAATGGATTCATCACAGATATATTTACACTGCTTATTTTCGTTAAATCAAAATCTTTATAACTTATTGTTGCATATAATTCAAGATTATATTTATTCCCTTCATCAAAAAATTGTGCAAAGAACTCTGAATTATACCCATCTATTAAGTCTTTTTCTTTAATTTTAACATACACACACAATGCATCCACTTCTGCAGATTGATCTCTTTTAACACCATCCAAGAACTCTCTGGTGAAGATGGTTTTCAAATTATAAATATTTTCATAAAACAGATGACTTCTTTTTTCCATATACTCATATTGCCATTCGTACTGGTCATCATTGTAATCATCGTCGTCATCATAACAACAACAACAAGGATAACAATCCATATCGTCATACCAGATTTCGTGTGCTATATTATTGGTGAATTTTTTATTGAACTCTTTGAATTTAGAGTTGCCGAGGTGTCTTACTGCATTATACATGTGAAATCTCCTAATTATTAAGCAATAAATGGCGTTTATGTGTAATAGATAATCTTCCAAATAATGGATGTAAAGTGATTACTATTGTAGTTATGCTTTCGTCATTTATTAGCGTGATATAATTAGTTACATGAGATTTCTCCATTAAATTTGTGAATATTCTACTATCTTAAAGCATTTTTTAATAAATATCAAGTTAAATTTTACTAAAAATTCAACATAGCTACCAAATCAAAAAACGCTTGTGGGTTATCTTCTAATTCATCCAGTTCCATTTCTATTTCATATTTTTCAAAATACTTTTTAAACTGATAATGGAAAATAATTTTTTTGAAGAATTCTTTTGAGTAAGTTTTCTTTAAACGAAGATAGCCATGTGGTGTCATTGAAATTGCATAATAAGCCGGATTGTTTAAAAAATCAAACTTACGAATCTCAACGGTAAAGTGTTTATAGCCACTGGATGTAATGTAACGTTGATTAAATCGTTTTGACGTAATATTACCCGCCTTATCCTTAACGTCTTTGTCATAGGATTCGGATTGTTGTAACCTTACTTCAAGTTTTAAATTAGGTATAAGTTCGCCATTTTTTCCTATTTTAAACTCTTCTTTTTGAGAAATTTCTAAAATAAAGTTGATCGAGTTCTTAATAAAGTAATTAAGCACTTTACTATTTTTGCGTGGTGGTGACAACTCGACTTCACCGTATTGAGCAAAAACTTCCAAGATTTCTTTAATACAATGCTCAGCAATAGGTTTAATTTGTTCAGCAAATATTTTTCTATGCTCTTCCGTCTTATTGTGTTTATATTTGGTCATGTAATCCAATGTGATATTGTAATTATATTCTGGTATTAAGTCCGATTTATAGGTAGTCTTGAAGACATCTTTGGCTAATAGAATATTAGGACTTGATTCTAATTGTTCTCTAAACCCATAAATTTTAGAAGTCGGAAACTTACTATGATTTTTGTTGATAGCAAATGTATAGCTCATGTATTCTATTTTACTTTCGGCTGGCGTCGGATTGAATGTCAACGCATTTTTATTTGCTGATGTGATATACACCATGTTTTCCAAAATTTGAATGGAGGCTTTGGGAATAAGAAAGTCACGGTTCTTATCATTCTCATAAAGACTTTGGAAGATGTTTTGAACATTTACACCTACAGATGAATTCTTCCAGTCCATTGGCATTTGTTTACTTAATTTTTCAAATTCAATAAAATACATAATTAAAATCTCCACATATCATATATCGTTTTGTAACTGTCGAAGTTAGTTTCAAAATCTTTAAAACTTACGGTGTTTCCAATGTTTTTTGTCATTCTTTTATGCAATCTTTGTAGTATACATTTTGTCAATAGGTCATCTTGTTGCCTTGGACTTTCAATAAACTTTAAATCAGTCAAGAACTGAGCAAATTCTAGTCCTTTCACATCACTCAAAATAAAAGTCATTTTGGCATTGTAGACAAAAAGTTCAACCCACAAAAACTCAATCACCACATCCAGTTTTACATGATAAAACATTTGAGAACGAGTAAAATTTTTATACATTTTTGTTTTACCATCAAAATCAAAAGGCATATGCATCACACTGACCGTAAAACAACTGTTCTCGGATAAACCCCTTCGTTTAAATTCTCGTTCAAATTTTTCTGGTTGAATACAACCGAATTCTACCAGTTTATTGAAATACGTTGTTCGAATAGCTCTATTCATTTCAGTTTTATCTTTCAATCTGATGAAGTGTTTATTGTCGAGCTTTTTCAAGGCTACCATTTGAGCAGGAGTGATTTCTAATCGAATCAAGTCATTTTCATTAGGCAGTTTACCATTAAACGAAGGAGTTGCTATTTTGATTCCGTTAGTTTGATCATTATTGTTGTTCACATATAATCCACCTTCACTTCTACGGAAGGGAAATTGTTCAGACAACAAAATAAATCTTTTCACTCAGCAAACTCCTTAAATGTCCATTATTATACATTAATGTAGAAGGTAAGTCAAACTAATAGGTTTTCTTATTTGACTTTTTTTATATTCGTAGTAAATTATTTTCATCAATAATGGTATATATTACATGAAAAAAATACAAGACTATTTGAAACAATCCTATGAGAACTCAGTGAATAAAGGTTGGTATGAAAGACCGACAACTTCTATTGAACGATTTGCTCTCATGTTGTCGGAAATATCCGAAGCCACCGAAGAAGTTCGATCATCAAAAGAAGACTTCTACCTCGTGGAAGGAAAACCAGAAGGTCAGTCTGTTGAATTAGTCGATGTCTTAATTCGTATATTTGATTATTCAGGTTATGGCAATGTCAACTTTTCTAAGTTTTTGGAAACTCAATTTTTTGTATCCTTTAATCCGATTGTTACGATTGATGATTTAATGAATGAAGTATCACAATTAAACAATATTCGTTGCTATGAAGAGTTACAAAATTTGAAAAGTGATATAGAGTTCCACATATCGGTGGCAATCTCTATTTGTGATGCGGCTAAATCACACATGAAAAAAACTGAGAAAGAGTTCTTGTTTTTAGCTGAAACGGTGGTTAAAATAGCATACTTCTTCCGTAAGAAAGGTTGGGATATGACAAAGGTTCTTGATATTAAACATGAATACAATGTGAACCGCCCACATAAACATGGTGGAAAAGTCTGTTAGGAGTATAAACAATGAATAAAATGATAATGGGTGCAGTATTGTGTGGTTCTCTATTAATGACAGCATGTGCTAGTCATACATCAACAATACCCCCAGCTTTTTTACTTGAAGACAATGTGACAATGAGCGTTGTCACCGACTATCAAGAAAAAATGCTAACAAAACAATTAAGTAGTAAATTCGATATTTCTAAAAATGCAACAAGTTTGGTATTAACCGTCAGTGATTTTGATGTATTTGAAAATGACAATGAAACCATTAAGTCATCCATTAAGAAAGACTTGGATGTGATTGCAAACATGGTAGTCATTTCACCACACAGCCAGTTAAAAATTGTATCCCACACTGACAATGAACTAGAATATTACTCAGGATTAGTGATTACAACACGTAAAGCATTAGAGTTAAAAGAATATATGCAAGCGAAAGATATTAGAGAAAAAAGAATTAGTTTTTACGGCGTAGGTAATGAATTCCCAATCATTAAAAACCCTACGAGTGAAGAAAAGATTAAAAATAGACGAATTGAAATACAAATTAACAACATATAACCAACAAAATAATTAGGAGAATCAATATGCGTAAAATTACAATATCAGTATTAACAGCAGCCATTTTAATGGGTGGTTTGGCTGGATGTACAAACAATCCTTACACGGGTGAAAGTCAGGCAGCAAAAAGTGCTAAATATGGTGGTTTCGGTGCTCTCGGTGGTGCGGCAGTTGGTGCTTTGGTTGGTGGTAAAAAAGGTGCATTGATCGGAGCCGCTGTAGGTGGTGCTGGTGGTGCTGGTTATGGTTACTACACTGATGTTCAAGAAAAGAAATTAGCTGACCAACTTAGAGGTACTGGTGTTCAAGTTCAACGTGAAGGCGACAATCTTAGTTTGATTATGCCGGGAAATATTACATTTAAAACAGCACAATCAGATATTTCAGCATCATTCTATCCAGTATTAAATTCTATTGCTACTACATTGAAAGAATATAATACCAGTAACATTGTGGTGATTGGTCACACTGATAACACTGGATCTTTTGAAAAGAACCAAGTATTGTCTGAACAACGTGCCTATTCAGTGGCTAACTACTTTGTAGCACAAGGTGTTGCACAAGACCGCGTTCAAGCTTTTGGTTATGGCCCACGTCAACCCATTGCTGATAACAACACAGAAGCTGGTAAACAAACGAATCGTCGTGTTGAGATTCAAATCATCAACAAACAGCAGTAATTTAGCATGAATAAGTTGACCTTATTTATCTGTTCATCACTGGCACTTGCTGTCAGTGGATGTTCAGTGACGACCAGCTATTATACAGAACAAAGTGGTTACTCTGAAATTATCAGTAATGAGCAAGTGGTTACACCACCCGTAGTAGCACCTGCACCTATTCCAGAAGAAATGAGCATTGAGAAAAGAGCTTATCTTGAAACTCAACAAGCTGAATTCACAAAAGATTTGGATAAAACTGGGGTTATCATTAATAAACAGGGCAATGACTTATTGCTATACATTCCTGTTGCAGAAGCTTACAGTTACAATGGTTTTCAATTAACAAGTTATGGTTATACTGTATTAAATAAAATTGCTATCAATTTGTTAGATCAAGAATTTAGTGAATTTACACTAGGCGTTTATGATGGTTTAAGTACTTATCATAATCCTAATTTTAATATCATTGAAGCAAGAGCACGTATTGCGACTGACTATTTACTATCAAGACGAGTTAATCCTGATAAGATAGTGTATAAACAAGAATCTATCCCAGTTCCACAATTGATTGATCCTACAATAAGCTACATTGAAATACGGATTAAAAACGATGTAAATAATTATAAATAAAAACTAAGACCACACTCAGTGGTCTTTTTTATTGATTGCAGTAAAATAATATCATTTAAAATCTATATCAAAACAGCCATAAGACTTGACTTTAAATCGTTAACAGTTAATATTTTATTATTATTGGAGATAAAAATGAAACAAACCATAAAAATTTTTTCAGCACTTGCTATTGCACTATTAGGAGCAGGTTGTTCAAGCATTGATAATCACTTAGCTCAACACGTTGAGAAGGAACCTACCTTGGGTAGTTTGAAATGGTCAACGAATGATTACAAAATTTATTTAAGAACTATGTATGTTCAAGCCGACTTTAATGAAAATGGCGACAAACGCCTATTCGCAGACTATGATTACACAATGGAATCCTCTCCATGTACTACAATCAGTAAATACAGCCCAAGAACAAACATCTACTCATTCCAAAATAAAGGAGAGACATTGACATTTGAATGTAGACCTTATTTTAATTATGATCAACCTGACGCCAGAAGACTTTATTTGTTGGGATCTCAAAAAGATTGCGAAGATAGACAATTTGATTATAAGATAGCCGTTGTTGACAGTGGACAAGACAACTTAGCAGTCTGCGATAAACTACACCCAGAAGCATCTGAGAAAGTACAACAGCGTTATAAAGATTGGTTAAAAGCAGGTGTCTTTAAGTAATAAAGAGTGTTAATTTAGACAATAAAAAACCGCTTAGGCGGTTTTATTATTTTAAGATATTATTAAGAATTTTGTATCTTTCATCCAAATCTTTTATAGACTCTTTCTTATCAACTACGGTGACAGGTTTAGGTTCCGTAATTTTACTGTAATTCTCTTCAATATCTTTTGTAGTTACTTTAAGGATTATCGTAGCAATCACATTGGTCGCGTTAATGTTTTGTTCTATGAGAACATATTTTCGGCTATCAAGATTAACATATCCTTTATTAAAAAATTCTTTATTGTAATGTTTATCACCTAAAAAATTATTATATCGTGATTCCAAATAATCCAGTTCTTGTTTGACTTGACCATACGTGTCATCAAATTTGTATTGACTGAGTATTAGTCGGCTGCTTAGCACATAACCATCTATCAAATCATATTCCGTGATGAATTTATTATCAGTCATATCTTCGGCAATTCTTAACGTTTGATGTTCAAGTCCTTTTAAATTAATGGTTACTAATTTGCCGTTATCCATCTCCACCACTTTATTTATATGATCTTTTAAATCGTAGTTAGCTCTGGATGAACCCACTCTCTTTGTATTGATAGGAGGAAAATTTTCTTTACCTGCTGTTGTAGGAACGGTATCAAATAAGGTTAAGTTTAAGTAGGATGTTTTTGGGATAAAAACATCAACACTGTCTTTGGCACCAACAGCCTTTTCCATCTCGCTAAATATGGTTGGGAAACTTTCTATTGTTTTTTTTGTTTCTGTCTTAGTGTCATCGGCATAAGCCGTTAATGAACACACAGCAAACAACGTTAATAATGTAGTTTTTAACATGGTCTTTCTCCTATTTTAAAATGGTATCGAGTATTTTGTATTGTTTATCAATGTTTTTTTCTTTCATGCTATTTATTATCTTGTCATAGTTTTTATATGTATCTTTTTCAAGTATTGATAAATTTAAAAAGCAACATTTACCTTTAAGTATAACCGATATCTGTGCAATGTTTTTATCATTTTTGCATTTAGTCGAATAGAAATGATATTTATAGCCAAGATCAATTAAAGCATTTTTACATTTCTTAGCTATATGTTTATTTTCTTCATATAACTCCATAATGCTTTTTTCGTTTTTATAGCTAAGTGTTAACATTTGTATATTGATTACATAACCATAGCCAACCGTGTATTCAAATACAAATGGATTCTTTGGATTATAGTCGTCACCGACTTGGATTGTTTGATATTTTATGTTTTCAAGATTAATTGTTACTGTAATAGATGTTTCATTTTTACTTATGTTTACAATATGTTCCTTAACATTTTTATAATCTATTGATGAGCCAAGATTGTTTACAAACTGATTCTCAGTAATTCGGTAAAGATCGCCCTCTTCTTTTTGGAAAATATAATAGAGTTTACTTGTTTGGGGAATTACTATTGTTAGTTCCTTTTGCTTACCAACTTGCGTTCCTAATTGACTTAGAATTGGTGGAAAATCGTTGACTGACATGTTATATCTCCTGAATTCCTGTAATAGTAACATTAAATAAATAATAATCAAACAAAAAATATAGATAATCTAATAGCATTATGATATAATAAGTCAAATTTAAGGACTTGTATTATGATTAGAAATACTGAATTGTCGCCCAATAAAAGCAAATCGTTGAAAACGAAAGCGGATCATTATCTTGAGATCGTTGCTATTGCCACAGAGAATGGTGGTGAATGTTTGGATAATGAGTATGTGGCAAGCAATATTAAGATGAATTTTAGATGTGTTGATAGTCATGAATGGTCAGCACGACCTAACGATATTAAACGTGGCACATGGTGTCCATCGTGTCGATCTAACAAAACAGAAAACCTTGTTCGACAATTCTTTGAAACAGTTTTTAACCAGCCATTTAAAGTTTCTAGCCCAGAATGGCTTCAAATTGAAGGCGAACGAAAATGTATTCTAGATGGTTTGAACACTGATTTGAAGATTGCCTTTGAGTATCATGGCGAACAACACTATCATTATATCCCGCATTTTCATGACCGGGCCAATAAATCATTTGAATACCAGCAGGAACGCGATAAGAAAGTCAGATCGCTTTGTGAATCAAATGGCATCAAACTTATTGAGATTAAGTATTTGGAAGATGGTTACTCTCGTGAAACCTTTATTTCATACCTTACTGATATCTTTAAAGCCGAATTGGATATTACAGTCACTGCTCAACAAATAACTAAATTTAAAAAATTGCCATTTGCAAGTTCAAAAATTAATGAATTAAAAGAATTGGCTAAAAAAATGAAAGGTGAATGTCTATCTGTTAAATATTTAGGAACCCATTCAAAAGCTAAATGGAAGTGTGAAAAAGGACATGAATGGGAAGCGGTACCTAAATCTATCAAAAAAGGTCATTGGTGCCCTTATTGTAATGGACGACTAAGAGAAGGCAACACTTTAGAAGAAATTTCAGCGATTGCACGTTCAAAAGGTGGTCAATGTTTATCAATCAGTGTTCAAAATTTAAAAGAGAAACTGAGTTTTATCTGTTCAAATGGACATTCTTTCGAAACATCCAGTGATGGCATCCTTTATACCAATAAATGGTGTCCATACTGTGCCAAGAATAAATTGGTTGATCCTATGGCTGATATGCACGAGCATGCCAAGCTTAAAGGTGGTAAATTTCTTTCGACTGTTTATGTTAATTCAACAGCTCCTTTAATGTTTGAATGTGGTGATGGACATACATGGAATACAACTTATTCATCCATTCGACACAGAAAGTCTTGGTGCCCTAAATGCCATAATAAGAAAAAAGGTCAAAACTTGGCTGGCTATCTCAACAAACCTAAGATTATTGAGACGACTATCGAAATTCAAATAAAATGATCTTATTTCATTGACTTTTTTTGAAAATAGGTTTATAATTGAAAAATATTAAATAGGAATTTATTTTATGAACATTCAATTAACTATAAGAGCCAGAGCGATATCTTAGTGAGCTAATCTCATTGAGAGGGGTTAGCACACGCTAAACCCTCTGGCAAACGAATGTGGAGCCTTTGAGGGTAATAACTCAAAGGCTTTTTTTATGCCTGTTTGAGAAGGGTAGACTATTACCCTAATGAATGTATATCATTGATTTTAAAGGAAAAATATTTTAAAATAAATTAAAATAGTTGTTGACAAAGGTGAAAAGAGTTGGTAAGATGTTAAACATGAAGAGTTGAGAAGCAAAAAGAAAAACGCTTCATAAAGAATAAATATGGGGGCACATGTTCCAAGGGATGGCGAGTTTGCCTTGCACGCAGACTGCGAAGAGTTCGATTCTCTTTGTCTCCACCAAATTTGTTGACTTGATGTGTTATAGAACAAACTTAAAATATGGGCTGTTAGTTTAACTGGGAAAATACCTGCCTTGCACGCAGATGTTCAGAGTTCGATTCTCTGACGGTCCACCAGATTAGTTGTAGAAAGAGAATTATGTCTGCGTAGCTCAGTTGGATAGAGCATCCGCCTTCTAAGCGGATGGTCGTTGGTTCGAATCCAACCGTAGACACCAAATTAGATGTAACCAGATATGGGCTGATAGTTTAACTGGGAAAACACTTGCCTTGCACGCAGGAGTTCAGAGTTCGATTCTCTGTCGGTCCACCAGATTTAAGTAATACAATGGGGCTTTTAGTTTAACTGGCAAAACCTTGGGATTTCTCCTAAAGAATATGGTTCGAGTCCATATAGCTCCACCAGTTTATAAGTTTCATGGGCCATTAGTTCAGTTGGTAGAACGCCTGCTTTGCACGCAGGATGTCATGAGTTCAAATCTCATATGTGTCCACCAGTTTTAAAATTTTATACGGGGTTTTAGTTTAACTATCGAAAAACAACAAGGAAACTTGTAAATGAAAGGTCGAAACTTTCAGACTCCACCAAATAATGTTTTTTATATTCTCATAGCTCAACTGGAAGAGCAATGACCTTCTAAGTCATCGGTTGTAGGTTCGAGTCCTACTGGGAATGCCAAATTAGTTAGTTGATGTTTCAACTGATTTAAACGCTACATGTTGCCTGATTAGCAACTAGTATACTGGTCAAGTATGATTGAAGCAGCTTAATCACTGCAGTCTGACCTCTGATAAGTATATCCGGTAGGTATTTACCGTCACTTCGAAGCGTGGAGATATTTATTATCGTTGAAGCGTTAGCGGAAATACTATTATGGGCTGTTAGTTTAGCTGGGAAAATACCTGCCTTGCACGCAGGAGTGCTGGGTTCGAGTCCCTGACGGTCCACCAGTTTTGTTGTTTGTCCGTGTAGCTCAGTTGGATAGAGCGTCTGCCTCCTAAGCGGAAGGTCGTAGGTTCAAATCCTATCACGGACGCCAGTTTTGATATTTTATTTAGAGGATTAATCAATGGTAATTGCTTATGTGGCACCTTTGTTAAAAGATGATTATATTAACGCAACCGCTGATAATAAAACTATTAAAGAAAGTCATGATATTCGTGAAAAAATTGTAGCTCGCTCTCTTTATGTATTTGATAAAATTGCTGAGTTGTTGAATTTAAAATATAATTGGGTTGCTTTTGATACTATTGATTTAGAAAAATATCAAGGTGCCGATAACGGAGAATATGATTATCAGCGTTATTTTGAAACGTTTAAATTTTATAGTGATATTGACGAATTAGAATATAAAAATAAAATTATTGATGTTTATTGTAATCAATTTCCATCAAGTTTTATTTATGAAGAATTTGAAGATGAAGTTCTTGGAACGGCTGAATCAATTAAGCTAGGTATTGATTTAAAAAAAGAAAGAGCAGATAGAAAACGAAAACATGATAAGGATAAAGAAAAAGAACGCAATAAGATTAGACCAGAAGTAATAGCTTCTATTAAATCTAAATTGAGTGAATTAGAATTATCTTTTGTTGATTTTAAATGATTTAACAAAGAATAAGGGAGTTTTACTGTAAAGGTGAAACTGGATTGGAGCCGTGGTTTCCGGGGGGCATTCATTCACTATGGGATTTTAGCTCAGTTGGTTAGAGCATCCGACTCATAATCGGCAGGTCGTAAGTTCAAGTCTTACAAGTCCCACCAAATTAGATGTGTATATGGTTCTGTAGCATAACGGTAAATGCACCCCGCTCATAACGGGATGATTAAGGTTCGATTCCTTGCAGAACCACCAGATAGTAGAAAGGTAGCTTAACGGGAGAGCAGCCGGGATGACCCGGTAACTTTAAATCTCATGTCAGATAAATTCTCGTAATTTATAGGCCATGTGGATAGTGGTAATGGTTCGAATCCATTGCTTTCTACTTGCATTTTGGGGTTGTAGTTCAGTTGGTAGAACGCTTGTATGGCATACAAGAGGTCGTGGGTTCGAATCCCATCTTCTCCACCAAATATAAAGAGAACTTTCGAGTTCTCTTTTTTATTGCTTGATTTTTGAATTTATGTTATAATCAATCATTATTTTATTATGAGGAATTATTGTGATTAAAAGTTCATTAAAAGATATCAATAAATCATTAAAAACACATTACAAAAGCCCTTTTAAAGTATCTAATTATAAAGAAGAACTTGAAGGAGAAATAGTCGATTTTGTTGTTATTGAAGATATTAATAAGCGAACACTCGCTCGCTTTCAATACCTAAAAGAAGATGGTGCTATTATCTCTGGTTACAATGACTCTCCATTATATAAATCAGAACGCGAACAATATTTTCCAGCATATTATGATCAACAACACTTGGATATCTATCAAAAAGTATTCGATTTGTTTTATGATAATCCTATTGTAAAAGAATATGTTCAAAAATATTCGCTTGGCACCGTTAATAAAAATATGTTTGATATTAGCGATGATCATAGACGTGGCGTCTCATTAATCAAATGTTTCTATTTTTTAGGCAACAGCAGTCGTTCTGATAGTTCTATTGGGCTTCAATATTATATCAATGAACATGGTAAAATCACACCACGAATGAAAATTAAGTTTTCATTCATGACCTGTGGCAGTCTTACTATCTATTATGATTACTCATCTAATAGCTTTCATTTTGGCAAAGCCAGTTTTAATGAATCCAATAAACTTGTTAAACTTGATGATGAAAAGACGACTGAATTATTTAATATTAAGTCTGGTGAGGTATTCATTGATGATGAGCATTTAAATCTAATCTTCACTCGTTGGATGTTGGAAATGGGATATCGGTTAAACAAACAAGCTTTTGTCGCTTACAAGATGGATGAATTCATTGAACTTGCTGACACAGCAAAAGTGATTGAACATCTAAGTTTGATAAAAATGGCACTTATTTAAGATTATTACAATATAAGGATAACAACATGATTCGCAATTCATTAAAAACTATTAAGAAAACAATTAGAAAAAAATATCCAAAACCTTTTGATGTATCAACGTTCATAAAAACTAAACCAGAAGTCGCTGGCACCTATATTGTTATTAAAGATTTCAATAAAGAAGCTATTGCGGAGTTTAAATATAATCAAGAAGATGGTGCTATTCTGATAGGTTATGACAATTCTCCTAAATATCGAGAGTATTATGAAAAGAATTTTCCAGAATTACATATCAAAGAACACCTTAATTACTATCAGGAAGTGTTTGATAAACTTCATGAGAACTCCATTTTTAAAGAACTTTTTGAAGTTGATTTGGAGCCTCTAAAAGTAACTGAAGATATGTTTTCACTCAATAAAGAATGCATTAAACGTTTGCATGTTAACAAAACATTTAAAAACCTAGTACCGGCTGGACTACATATTTCTATTTGCTTTCAATATTACGTTAATGATAACTTTATGTTAAAACCTCGAATGAAATTTAATTTTGAGTTTGATGATTTTGGGAGCTTGATTCTTTATTATGACTATGATACGAAATGTCTTCATTTCGGTGAAATTCAATTTGTAGACAGTGAAACATTTAAAGATTTGAATACTAATAATGTTACTTTTATCAATAACTTACCTTTTTACATCACTAAAAGACACTTACAGATGTTAGGCTTAGATACAAAAAAAACAGATATTGAATTTTATGCTTTGAATAATGATGAAAGTTATTCTTTAATGAGTATTAACCAACAAGATCCAATTAAGACTTTTTCGAAGTTGAAAAGCATCTTTGATAAATGGATGATGGAAATTGGTGTACTTATTAACAAAAAGATAGCTGTTTTCTATAAATTAGATAACACATTTGAACCTGATGCCAAAGAAAATGTTGTTGATAACTTTAATATTTTAAAAATGACCTTAATTTGATTTAAATATTTCTGTATTGACCTTGTAAACTGGCTTTTTAACAGTATTATTTATCTAAAATAAAGGAGATTAAACATGAGTGTGTTAAAAAATTTCATAGTAAAATATGATAAAACAATTGTAAAAGCATTGGTTATTGTTGTAACTTTATTTATACCAGCTTTACTACTATTACCACAATTAATAGAAAGTTACACTTATAATGCATATGTATCTGGTACATTATCTAATTATATCGAATCCGATAATTCATTAAAATTTTTAAGACTATTCAGTTTCGCTTTAATAGCCATTTTTATTGTCTATAGTTTATTGCGAAAATATTCTTTAGGTGAAGAAAGACATACAAACTATAATCATAAAACTAAGCTTTGGATTTTGGTTATTATGTTGGTTTTTCCTGCAATTGCATTACATCTAATTAATTCGCATTACGAAAATAAAAATAGTATTTTTATTGAAAATAAATTGAAAAGTATTAAACAAAGCGTTTTAGACGGTAAATGTTCACCAGCGGCAAATAAAGGAATTGGTTATTTTACTGATGTTTCAAGTTGTGGTATAGTGGAAGGAAATTTGCCGGGGACTATCTATTTATTGAAAGCAGGTCAGTATAGCACCACAAGCCATAAAGATGGTAAATCAACAACTATTACAGAAGAAAAACCTAATACGCTTACTTACAAAAATTATCTGGGCAGCTTTTGTAGAGACTTAACAGATTCTGAAAACCCTGTTTATAAAGAATTTACAGCAGTCGAAGTGCATGGTGTTAATCCTTTATCTGATAAGTTTGAAACAGCTTCTTGCGAAGAAAGAAAAACGGTTGGTCAAATTCAATTTATGTTCAAATAATTGAAGACAAACAAAAAGAGAACTTCGTAGTTCTCTTTTTTTATATTTATTTTTTTTAACAATCTTAAAACTTGTCTTTAATATCAATAACGTCTGTAATCAAGTAATCAATATTACCTTTAAATATGGTATTCATCTTAAATACAATGCTCAAATCAATACCCGTATTTGGATTAACAGCTATAAGAAATGATGTATCTTTGTATTCTGATACTTTATCATCCAACATTATATAGTTTTTTATTTTATTTTTCGAAACAAAATTTAAACATTCATGCTGGCGTGTATACTCTTTATATCGTTCCGATAGGTCATCAGTTATTCCTATCACTTTATTATTAAGGATCTGATTGAAGAATTCTAAATCTTTAAGAAATCGCCATGTGGATGAGATAACAATGTGAATATTATTATGGCTGCAGTAAGCATTTAAGCAGGAAATAGCCTCTGGATACCAGACATTTTGTGTCGGATGTTTTAAAACACCATCAATATCTAGAAATATTATATTATCCATCTTTTATATTTACCTTTATGTGCTACACTATTATATAGAAAACAATAGAAAATAACAATGGATTATTACAAATTAATTGGCGAAGAAATTGCTTATTATGATATAAATGGCAAGAAACAGACAATCGGCACAATAAGACACATCAATGATGACAAAGCAAAGATAGCTTTTACTATTGATGGTCAAAATGCATTTCGTGAATTGGCTAAAAAAGAATATTTAGACAGAAGCGATATCTTAACACTTATGAAAACAAGCAAAAGAGAAGTAGACGCTTACTATGGTAGACCAACTACCGATGTTGGCAGTGTTTTCGATTTCGTCAAACAAACCGCAAAGAAAGGTTTTACTGAATTGTCTATCGGTGATAACTCCAATGAGCAAATATACCTCAGAAAAGGACAGTTTGTAACCAACAATGAATCTATTTCTAACGTGTTTGATAATGCTGTTAAATCGGATTTGGATGGTGATAAAGAAAGCCTTGTTGTTAAATCTATTCAGTTAAGTAAAGAAGGTAATAAAGTAGTGGGCCGTCACATTATGATAAAAGCCGCTGCTGACCCTGCTAATGACTACAAAACTTTATTAGAATTCGCCGCTCTCGAAACCTTAAAAGAAAGTGGTCTTAATGTGCCTAAGTATAAATTAGAAACAATTGATAATCGTCCTTACTTGATTATGGAAAATTTTAACAAATCGAATTCTTTTGAACTGAATGTGATTAAGGATGAGCGTGGCACAGCTATTCAAGTCGCTGATACTGCTGCATTTTACAGCACCAAATTGTCTTATGACATGAATGACATGGCTAAATGTTTCTCAAACAATAAAGCCAAATTAAACGATGAGAACTATGAACATTCTTACCTTGTAGCCATGAAGCTTGCGAATGCTGTTCATGATTCTTCAACTTTGGATGGTGATACCAAAGAATATGTTGAAGCCAGAAAAAATAAAGTTCAAAAAGATTTAATGAAAGCATTGTCTTTTAATATTCTTATTGGGAACACTGATATGCACGGTGGCAATGTTAAAGTCTTATTGAACCAAGGATCTAACCCGTTAACTAATAAACCAGATTTTGAGTTTGCACCTTTCTATGACATTACACCGCACTCTATCAATCAGCCGGGTAATAACGAATTATTAAGACATGGTAAAAATTTAAATACCTTGGAAGCAAAAGATTTGTATAATAGCAGTTATCGTGGAGTGGCTAGAACTGAAATGTTCCAGAAAGAGTTTGAAGACGCTAAGAAAATGGTTAAATCCTACAAAGAAAAAGTAACCAAACTATTAGAGAAAACACCAGAGTTGTTGGCAATGTTTAAAAATCATTTTACAAAAACTAACGAGTTTAAACGTATTCAACGATTTGATGGTATGGATTATGACTTAAGTGTTCTAGACACGGATAACAGAAAGCGTCCTGATCAAGTTAATATACACCATCAAAACTTTAAATCGAAAGCCAAACACGTTTAAAGATTTAAAATAGGGATATCGCCGTATTTCTCTTCATACAAATCAACTAAAAGACTTTTTATTTTTATTAAGTCTTTTTGTTTTATCTCATCGACACCAAATATAAACTCTAATTTTTTATCTAGAATGGTTTCGTCGTTTAAACTGTTTTCATTTTTTTTACTCATTGCGTTCACACCTCTTATTAAGCTCTTTATGATATATTTTTTTTAATTAACTGTCAATCAATATTATTAATCTTAAATACAATACATTTTAGCCACTACAAAGTCGTCATCATTCATTTGTTTAATGTCAATATTAAACTCTCTGATGTATTGAGTAAACCGTTCATAATTATAGACATGCTTTCGATAATAAAGTTGTTCTTCATCCACTTTAAATTCACCGAGTCTAAAGTTTAATGATTCTAATTTTAAATCAATTACGATTTCAACATAACCATCAAAGTCCATTAGTCTTTTAACATTTTCTAAGTTATCAAAACGTTCCTTATAAATGTTTAAAGTCCCTAGTCTTTTGACAATAATGATGACTTGAATACCTAACACCAATACAGCCATCATTTGTAATAAACTGTCATAGAAAGGATCAACAAATAGTCCTGAACCTATTAGATAGTAATACAATAAAGAAACAGGAATAAAGACTAAATTCATATAAGGTGAATACAGAGAAAAGATAATTTTATGCTGATAGTCTTTTCTAAGTGACCTAATGGTAAACTCTAAGGCAACACATTTAATCAATAAGATAATTAAACTTAGTCCTGACCAACCCAGAGAGCCTTTCTCAGCCACTTTCATGGTGATTTGATAGAGCGTGTAAAGCACGTCTGGTATTAGAATCAACAACGTCAATGCCAGTGTGTTTTTGATTAAAAATTTAAATATCGGATAATCAAGCATCCTTTGTTCTCCAGTTATGAGATTAAATACATTTCAGCGACTTTCCAATCTTCATTAGACATGGTGTCTAATTTTAAATTAGCCGATTTTAAATAATGATAGAGTTCAACTTTTTTAAATGACTGCTTACCGTAATAGAAAAAGGTGTGATCAAGTTTATAATTCATTTTGCTTTTTGTTAAAACGTTAAAAGAAATAAAAATATTTTTGTCTACAAAAAACATTATATCCGCAAATCTATGACGTACATTATGTTCAAATTCAATACTTTTATCATTAAACATTCTAGACGTTTTTCTGAGTTCTTTTTCTATTTTTGTGTTGATACTGTCGTCATCATTGAGCAAAGTCATAAGATTATCAGGATTCATGCTAAACATCAACAGAAATATGTATTTATCAATATTAGATATGGCATAAATAATGATTGTTAGAGCCGGTATAATTGAAAATTTTTCATTATATTTAGTGATAAAATCATTATCAGGTAATAGATTGAGAGAGATAACAATAGAAAATAATGTTGATACTATGCTTATTGTTAGAATAAACAATGTCCATTTACTTATTTTTTCATAAGCATTGTAACGACTGAGCAGTTTCTTTCTTTCCCATTTATATTTGAGTGACCATGCAAACATTACGATAAAGAGCGAATGCATAATAATAAAACCTGCGATGTCGTTATTAATAAATTGAAACCCATTAATCATGCTGATGACAATAGTTGATATGAATAGTAGCGATATATTGTATTTATATTTAAAAAAATGAGCCATTTTCATTATTTTTTCCTTGAAAGTCACTCGATTTTACATTTTTTGTAACTCACTGTCAATCAAAATAAAATGCTGTCTTCGATGTCAAACAATTCGCAATCTTCATTGACATTTCATCTATAATTTACTATAATAAAGGCATTAAATATAAGGAGTTTTATTATGGGCGTAAAAACTTACACAAACGAAAGACGAGTTTACTTTGACATGGATGGTGTCCTAGCCGACTTTGAAAAAGAAGCAATTGAACGCAACATCCCCTTTAATGAATTGAAAATGAAAGTTGACGCTTATCGTCATCTCCCTATTATGGACGGTGCAAAAGAAGCGGTTCAACGCTTTATTGATGCTGGTTATGAGATTTTCATCTTGACCAAAATTCCACGAGATAACCCTTACTCTGCAACTGAAAAGATTTTCTGGGTGAATGACCACTTCCCTGAGTTCTCTGATCGCATCATGATTTCTCCCGATAAAGGTGCGTTGGGTTGTGAAGGACATATCCTCATTGATGACCATCCAGAATGGGCGAATGCTCACTCTTTTGCAAAACGTGGTGGACAAGTAATTGCGTTCAAACGTAATTGGGCTGATGTTTTCGCAGAAGCTGGTGTTTAATTAACCAATAAAAGGACTTATTCGTAAGTTCTTTTTTTATAGGAGTTTACATGAGACGTTTAGAATATGATGCAGATACACAAGAAGAAGTTATCAACTATTTCCAGACAAGAGCACGTCAGTTGCTGCCAGAAGGGTTTGTGTGGCAAAAAGATATTACACAAGCTCCCGGTGGTTTGATCACAACCTTTATAAAAGACAAAGAAGTCTTTAAGTCTTATTACTGCTATGCTTCATCCAGAGGCAAAGGGTTTTCAAGTCGTGTGATTGGTTCCATTAAAGAACGTATTGTCACCACCACTGATTGTCATATTGAAGAATTTTTGATTGCTAAAAAGAAATCCTATGTTTTAGCGGGTGCCATAACTGAAACTGCTGAGTATAAAGCTATTCAGGAATTTTATCATGATAGAAAGGCCGCTCGTAGTCAATGTTATTTGATGAACCATATTGATGAAGCCTTATTTATTATGACAGCTTTTAATGCCAGTGATGTAGCAAAACGTGCTTTCTGTATTCATCCATTGGTTCAAAATGATCAAGACCTTACCAAAAACTGGGAAGCGTTGAAAAATACTATGGACTCAGAAGTGCTTGCGTTAGCTATGGAGTATCGTAATATTGCCAATGCTTATTTGTCACATCGTAAGATTAAAAACATTGATGAAATTGCACTCAGTCCTATTGCTGATGTCAATCAAATGTTAATTGGTGACAAAATTCAAAACTATAAAGACTTTTTAATCTATCATTATGAGACACATGAACGTAGTGAAGAATTGAAAAAATATTTTAAAAACTGGCTAAAAAAACTCGATGTTGAAAAATCTACATTTGTCGCTCTTTGTGAATCACTGAAAGCGATTGAATTGAAACCAATTAATTCTTCTCTCGAAAACAAAGAACATTTAAAAACACTTTCAAATTTGGTAGGCTTTAATTTAGCACAAGTTGATGGTGCAGTAGAATTTGAAACACCCAGTGCTGGCTTTAGACGTTTTGATATGACGTTAGCTGATTTTAAATATATTAAACCCATCAATAAAGTATGTGATTATGTTCTTTCGAATTCGATGAAGGTTAATCATAGACATTTTGATGACTTTTTGAAGAAGACACTTCATAAACAGTTGAAAGCAATTACACGGAATGATATTTTTTCCAAAAAATATGCTTTATTCCAATTGAAAGAACAGGCAGTTAATTGGACAGACATTGAGTATTATGAAGTCTGCTATTCTACAAACTGGACAGCATCTGGTCATGCTTATTATCTGTTTAGATTTTATCTTGATCCTATTGAACCTTCATGTGTTCTTGAAAAAGGTATGTCTGAGTATCCTTATCATTCCGATCCACAAGAAGCTAACAGACCAAAAATTATTATCTCAACACATTACAAAGATTTTTCTCAGTTAAGCCTTTTGTTCCTTCAAAACTACAAGAGAGAGATTAGTAAAACATTAGGTGTTACTACTGATGTTGTTGATAATGACACTGTTAAATTAATCAATATGTTGACCATTTAATATTGATAATAATAATACATAGAAAACCAGTTTAGGCTGGTTTTTTTTATGTCTTGTGGTATTATGATATTAACTATTATTAAATTACTATGATACTTTATAACTTAACCGATGTTAAAAACCAAATAATTAACAATTTCAAAGGCACTGGTGAGGAAAAAAAACTCGCTATCAAAAAGATCAGTGAACTTTATTCTACACGCTATGCTATTGATCAATTGTCAGTAGACAAGGTGTATATGATTATCAGTGAAGATCCTCATTTTACTTTTCATATTGATGAAGACCATCTTTCCAAAATTAATTTGTTTGCAAAAATGAATATGGGACTAGGTTCAAACATAGACCTGAGCAATATAAAAGGTTTTGAAGTTGATAATTATTATAGCCATAACGTCAAAAACTCTTCTGAATTAAAGGAAGCTGTATTAGCCTTTAAACAGCTTGATGAGATTTCTGGCGTTATAAGAGAGATGGAAGAAGAAAGAGCACGTAAAAAGGCTAAATTAAGTGAGTTGAATACACGCTATGGTGTTGTAGATAATTCAGTTATGAATAAAAAGATTGTTTCCGTTGATTTTGAATTTGAACCCAATGATAAAGATATCTTTCAATTATCTCAAATTTCTGAAATTGGTTTTACTTTTTATGAAGATGGTATCACAACATCAAAACATTATCTTATTGAAGAAAACAGAAAATATAGCAGTAAGGCATTCTTACAAGAATTGTTTTTATTTGGTGAGACTGAAACCATTACCATTGCCGACATTGATTCATTATTAAGAAAAACGATGGCTGATAATGAAGTTCTTATTGTACACGGTTACTCTACTGAGTTGCGTTTTATGGACGTGAATGAGATTGATTATTCTAACTTGGAAGTCTATGACACTCAATTAGTATTTAAGCAGTATTTCGATGAAAAAGAACCTAATCTTAAACGTCTCTCCCATATGCTGCAGCATTTTGATATTCCATACACATTCTTACACAATGCGGGTAATGATTCTTATCATACCTTTGGTGTGTTTCAAACCATGATGGAAAACATCCCTAAACCAGAAGTAGAATTGAAGCGAAAAATATCTTTAAGAGTATAGAGAAAGGACTTCACAATTCTGTTGACCATGATATAATAGTAAATAACAATTAACGGACTTATATTATGAAGAAATTATCCTGCGGGACACTCATAGTTAGGGATCGTATGGGAACAAAAGAACTTTTTATGGCTCATGTTACTGGACAAAAATTCTGGGACATTCCAAAAGGTGGTAAGAACCTCCACGAAAACTACATTGAGGCAGCACTTAGAGAACTAGAAGAAGAATCTGGTTTTAAATGTAACCATCATGAACTTTTTGATTTAGGCTTATTTGAATACACCGAACGCAAAGATTTGTATTTGTTTAAATATGTGGGTGAAAAGTATTTATGTGATCAAACTGCTATTTGTACCAGTACATTTTTTAGCAAAATTCATGAAACAAGATTACCCGAAGTAGACGATTTTAAATATGTCCCCTTTGATGATGTGTTAGCACATTGTAGCGAGGGCTTTAAAAATGTATTTCCACTCCTATTACAGAAAAGAATTATTTGATAGTTCTTTTTTTTTATGTTAAAATCATAGGCTAAGAGGATGTAGCTATGAATGGTAAAATTTATGTTGGCTTAGACATTGATGAAACACTCATCATGACCAAACGTTATGGTAGCCTGTATGACAGGCCAGATGACGCTGAGTTTTATTTTGAGTGTGGCCCTTTCAAATATTGCCTATATAAGCGACCGTTCCTTGATCAGTTCCTGACGTATGTGCATGAGAACTATAACGTGTTTTTCTACACCAGAGCAACACAAGAATATGCTCAACAAATTATTACCTTCTTGGGATATCCAAATACACCACTCTTTCATCGTGAAGATTGTCAACGTATTGAAGAAATATTACCTTATGAAAAACAGAAGACAGTTTATCATAAAAAGAATTTGGGCATGGTTGCTGCTCAGTTAAACATTGACCTTCGTGATATTGTATTCATTGATGATGTAGTGAATGACCGAGAAATTATGCCTACTGAACTGGTTATAACCATTCCAGAATTTGATGGCGAAGATGACTGTTGCCTCAAAATCATCCATGACCACTTTGTTGAAAGTGAACAAACCCCACAACAAATTCAATACATGAAAACATTACAATTTCTTTGATTGTCTATTTTATTATTTTTGATAAATGTTATTATATACTTATATTAACATTAAATAATTTATGTCTAACTTAAAAAAGCACCTTGAAAAAATACAAAAAGAAGAAGCGGCTGATAATTTTGCTAAATGGGCACGAACTGACGCTATTCTAGATGATGACGATGAACCACGAGTCCTCTATTGTGGCACTTTATCCGAATTTGAGAAATTTGATATTACAAAGACCCGTCCAGAAGCTTATTTTGGTCAGGGATTCTATTTCAGTGATAGCCTTGCAGATGCGTCCGATAACTATGCTAGACGTGAAGGTCCAGATCATGTTGTTAATACAGACAATGAGCGATATAAACTTCATGATGATCTTGAAAACTTTTTAGAATCTAACTACAAAGACCAATTAGAAAACCCAGAAGCCTCTGAAATGAGTCAGAAAATTAAACATATTTATGATTTGGCAATGGATGGTGAGGATATTGAACAATCTTTATTGGATGAGTTATTCGCATTTCATGAGAAAGAGATATTGAAAAGAACTCATGATGGATTTGTCATGCCTGTATTTCTTGTAGGTAGAAAAATAATGGACGTTGACAATCACTCGTTTGAGGCAGAAGAAGATTATGGAGATTTTAATGAACTTCTTCAACAATTTGATGAGAGATTTTCAGATATATCTTCAGATTTTAGAATTGAGTTAGAATCTTTATTGTCATGTCCGGGTGATGAATCATATCCTGATTTAGAAGAAGTTTTAGGTTTATTAGAAAGTGCTATTGAATCGAGCTGTATTGATACAGAAGATGAAGAAGAATTAGAAAAGATTGAAGAGATGAAAGCCTGTATTGAACAATATTATGAAATAGACGATGAGCGTTGTTTAACTTATAAATTATCAGGAGAAGGCCCAGCATTAAGAGATCACATTGTTACTATATTAGAAAATAATGGATGTGATTCTGATGTTAATCGTTTTCAAGAAGCGTTTAACTCACACTTTGCAGATTTGAATGATACGTTTACTGCTGTCGATTTTATAGAAAATGAAGATATTCAATTAGCTCTTTGTGATAGCTATGTTGAAGTGGATAATATTTACAACATGCATGTATCGGGTTCACGAGCTTTATTTGCATTAGCCATTCAGGAAATGGGGTATGACACTATAAAAATGGACCCATCAGAACGATTTAAGGGGATGAACCATGTGGTGGGTACAACACATTACATCTCGTTCAATCCGTTAAATATTAAAAGTGCTATCGGCAATAATGGTGAATATTCATTAACTGATCCCGATATTCTTCATCGTGTCTGTAAAACAGCTCACGACATCAATATAAAAGAAAGCTCTATTTCTTTCAAAGAAGCTTCTCATATTATAAAGGATATCGGACTTCATTATAAAAATATGCCTAAATGCCATATCCATACCGATTTTGACGATGTTATTCATTCTGTTGTGGGTAAAGATAAAAATATTGAATCCTGTACTGGCTGGTATGACACCCATTCCCATTCTATTCATGTTTACTTACCTAATATTATGAACAGAAAAGAATTAGAAAAAACCATTTGTCATGAACTGTTTGGTCATTTGTCATTAAGAGATATTATGGGTAACAATTATGAAAGAACTATGAATAAAGTTTATGATTACTATGAGAGCAAAGGGCAGCTTGATGATATTAAGAGCACTTATGTTGATAGATACAATCTTAACTTAAATAATAAAAAAGACCGAGCTATTATAGCGGAAGAGAAAATGGCTGAAGTTATTGAGTTACATGGCTTTAAACAGTTCCCTTTAAAAAACGTTATTATGGGAGCCATTCGAAACAGTATTCGTAAAGTGGTTAGTTCTCTCAATGTTACTGAGAATGACATTACTTATATGATGTATCAATCTCATAAAAACATGTTAGAATTTAATCATAAGAGTGAAAAGAAACGTATTAAAGTTAAACATCATTAAAAATAGGAGGCATTTGCCTCTTATTCTCTTTACATTCGTCAAAAACGAATAATATTGATTGACATAAAAAGCATAAAAGTGTTATAATATACAAAATAAATTTAAGAGGAATTTCCATGAAAATTGTAGATATGATTTCATATGATACAGATTTAACAACACCAGATGGTACATATGTGAGGTATTCTCATGAGTTGCCAAGTATTGCATTGGCAATTACAAAGAACCAGAATCCAATTTTGTTTATTGTCACTGACCATGAACCTATTGGTAATCTGGAGAAGTCTTTAAAATTTAGTAAAGATGACCTAAGTTGCAACGTTTCCATCTTTGACAAAGGATTGGATTTAGATATTTTCCTTGCTTCTTACATGACACAAGGTCTTTCAGCTATTTTAGATGAGAAGCCAGTTGTTTCTGAGATTTTGAGCTATCCTATTGTGCCAGAAAAATATGATTTTATTCTGGGTGCTCTTGATGGTGCAACTAAAATAGATTTGGTTCGTATTGTTGTAGATGACATTGAAGATTTTAATGCTCAATTAGTGAGTAAATTAAAAATTATGTTGGCTAACGATGATGGCGATCTAACCAGCGATGATATTTCAGACATCGAAATGCAAGTGTTGTTGGGTAGTAATGAGTTAACTTTTTTTGATATCTGTGATGTCTATGAATGGTTAGATACTAGCACAGAGCTTGATTTTAAGAGCTTTCCACTCAACGTAAAAAGTATTCATCATCAAGAGATAACATTATAAAAGGACTGAAAAGTCCTTTTTTTTGACCATCAAAAAATTGACGCAAGTCAGCAAATCCCTCTAAAATCAATGGTTTCGCCTTGACTATTCCTCTTTTGCATGTAGAATATTAACATAATGTAAATGATATATTTTACTATTATAATACCCTAAAAAGGAGTTTAAAAATATGGATGAAATTATAAAAGCTTATTCCATAAAAGATATGAGGAAAAAGGTATTCAACAGTCTCTCTGTCAAGAACAGACAAGACATTGCTGATTTCATATCTATTCGAAATTTATTTGTTGAAATTTCAATTCGCAACTATTATGTTGATATTGATAAAAAAGAATGTTACATCCCCTTCATGGATTTTGTGAAGTTGTGTAGCTATATCAATACGAATTATGAGACAAATTATCACATTTCTTCATTTGTATCAGTCGATATCAATGGAACCGATTTTACTATTATTCGTTCTGCAGAACATGCTGAATATTTGGACGCTACTTTCCAATACATGACCAATCATAATTCTTACAAAAAACATTTTTTTGACAGTGTGTTTCTTAAAGAATTGAAAATGACCAAAACATTGACGGCTTTTGACTTTTCATATGATAAAGATCAAAACATTGTGGATGTTGGTATTTCTTACTTTGATAAAAACATTCAAAAGAACTATCATTTTATTGTGGAAGAGAACATGCCTGCTCAGTTTTCTGAGAAGACTAAGTATTTCTCATTTAACTTTGGTAAGACAGAAGTAAAGAAACTTAGCACCATCAAAGACTTTATCAGTTTGTTTACTAATCAGGCTGATGTCATTTTGTTGCATGACAGCACAAATGATATGAAAGTGATAGAAGCATTAGGTATGGCTGAGTTGTTTGCCAGTAAGAAGATTATTGATACTTCGTTATTGTTGTCTGATGTAGAGCCTGTTGTTGAAACTGGTCGTGTTGTCAACCCAAATGAAAGAGTTAGCTTGAAAAATTTGTTATTGAAAAGCAAAATTTCTTACAGTCAACTTCATAACAGTGGTAATGACGCTTTTTACACACTCAAAGCATTCCTCAAAAACATTAAGAACAAGGCTCTATAATAGAGCCATTTCTAATGTATTCAACTGGTCTATAAAAACTTCATCTAACAGATTATTGAAATCAATAATTTCACGAATAACTGGTAAATTAAAGACAATGAAGTCAGAATCAATAACTTTTTGTTTAGCTTCTATATTGACAATCAAATTATCACTTCGATGATGCATTAGAGGTAAATCAATAATCATAAATCCAAAATCGGTCATTCTTGTTTTAATCATAGGATAAATTATTAATGTAAAAACAGATAGATTGGGTTTCTTTTTCTTAATGTCAAACGCAATTTCAGTATAGATTTGTCCTTCTACACGAGTCGGCCAATCACTTATACGATTTTTATTTTCTACTTCGATGATCTTATGCATATTGTTGATATAGTTTCTTAACATAGGCTTCATCTCAGATACATGTTCTATCAATAAATCAACATTGGACACTTTGAGAATAATAGAAGATTCTTCAAATTGAATAAATACTCTATCTTTTACGGCATGGTAACTGTCTGCTTTACCATATATTGGCTCGTTCTTTCTTATTTTTACTTTACCTGTAAGAAATTGTTCAGCAAATGATTGCATTTCTTTTTTATTTAACATCATTATCTCCTAAATCTTATTCATATCAGCAAGGCTTAAATAATCGCTGATGGTGCCTATGTCACTGCTATACTCAATACCCGAAATCAGTTTAATAAACGAAAACAAATAATTATAGATAACCGTAGTGTTTTTGATTGTTCCATCTCGTTCTATTTTAACAATAAATACCTTATTGAGTGATTTTATTGTATTCTCATTACTGGTTGGTTTTAATGGCGGTAACATATTAAACCTTTGATGATGAATAACGGAGAAGACATCATATTTATTAATTTGAACCACAGGATCAGTGAAATCAATCACTAAATACGTGTTATTGTTATCAATGACTAATTTTATGGGTAATACATTAATAAGATTATAAATATCCGTATAGGAGAATTCATTGATGTATTCAATCATTGAAACGATTTCATTAATTGAATTGAATACATTATTTTCGTAGTTCACTACATCAGACAAGAAGGCTTCTTTATGAAACCATTCTTTTTTATGTCGATTGTAATATAGGTGTATTTCTTTTTTCAACAAATTCTCTCCTATTAGATATTAGCCATGTCAGCAACAGAAAAATGATCAACCGTGAGTTCATTGCATGGCGTTTCAGTTATTTCAGATACTTTTTCTACGTTCCTTTGATTGCTAATGCTCTCAACTGAAACAGTAGAATCCGCTACCTTATCTTGCCCAATAAAGACTTTCATGTTTCCAAATACTTCATAGAACACATTATCACTAAAATTCATGACAATGGTATAGTCTTCACGCTTTAAGTGTAATGCACCCAAGATAGATCCTTTTGAACACAATGTTTCTAATGACTTAAAGATACATTTAAAAATACATGCCATGTAAACTAGCAGTGGCATCATCATGTAAATAGGAAACACATTTAAGATAATTTTCATCGGCTCAAAATAATAGCTTGATACAATAATACCAACAGTAACGACTGGAATTAAAGCCACAAGATAAAGGAAGCTATTCATTTTTACCTTATAACCTTCTTTAATCATTGTCTTTTTAAAGAACAAGGTGGCAACTGTCATGGACATTGCAATACTCAGTGATGATGAAAAACTTGTCCATTTGAATTCACCAAAGAAGATTTGCAAGAATGGTAAGATTACACACATAACAACCAGTGCATTCATGGCTAGTTTGAATTTATGATCATCCTTATCAATATTCTGTTCAGTGTTGTTCATGTGTCATCCTCTTAATTTCCGTAATTATATCATAATACTCAAAACGTATCAATGGATTTTTCATTTAAAAACATGTTGACATATTTATTTATTTATTATATATTCCCGAATCTTGGAGATTTGTTATGACAATGATTAAAGAATTTATATTGAATTATGATAAAAAAATAGTGGCGACTATTTTTATACTTTTGCCAACAGTAATTATTAGCTTAATGCTGATCCCTATGTTTGTTGATAATTACACTTTTAATAATTATATCAATGGGAAAACATCCAATTATATTGACCTTAAAGAAGCTTTTAAATATATGATGGTATTTTCCTTCATTTATATGGTTTTAATAGTCATCTATAACATGCTCAGGCAAGGCGTGATTGATATAAACCAAATACAAGAAAACTCTTATTTTAATGTGCCCCGTTTATTATTAAGTTTTATTATTCTCGCAGCTTTTTCAATACCACTTTATATAGCTAGTAGTAATTATGAAGCCAGTAATATAGAATTTATAGAAAATAAATTAGTTGATGTCAAAAACAGTATTAATAATGGCACATGTGTTATAGCTAATGAAATAAAAGACACAGCAGTTGAAGTTTCTAATTGTAGCACTATTACAAATAAAATGCCGGGAACTTTATATTACAGTAAAGGTGGACCATTTAATAGTGTTAACATAACACTAGATAATAGTAAACCACCTACTTATTCAAGTGGAATAAAAGAACCTGAAATCGTCTATCGTGGATACTTGGGTGCTTTTTGTAGAGGATTAAAAAATCCCGACAACAGATTACACGCAGAGTTTCTAGAAATAAAAGCTCTCGGAGAAAACCCATTGACTGATGATTTTAAACCTCGTTGGTGTGAACAATATAAAGGTATGTCACAAATAGCTTTCATATTGAAAAAAAATGAATAAATTTATTTTTTGTAATGGAAAAAAGAGAACTCAAAGTTCTCTTTTTTATTGTAATGGATTTGACATCGAATCAATTTATTATAACATATCCCCATATTTAAGGATTATTTAATGAAAAAATTACTTCTACTCATTGCTGCATTATCCGCAACATCGGTAATGGCAGGTGAAACAACAGATATTACCAGTGCGTTTGGTTATAAATTGCGTTACTCTCAGGAAGATGCTAAAGAACCATTTAAGAAAATAAGCGTAACACCTGAAAAAGAAAATCGTTTCTTTATGTTCACTGAATACAACGTATCAGTAACTCCTAAAACCAAGAAGATTTACTCAATCAATGCGTCTGGTGAGGTAATGACATCTTGTGAAGAAGATGTCGCCTTAATTGATAAGTTTTTAAACAAGAAATACAACTTTAATGATGTGGATGTAGTGACTGATAAAGAAAAAGAAATTAAATTGAAAGGTGATACCATTATTAAAGATAAGGATATTGCTTATATTTATGATTTATTAACAACCCGCGTTTATCTAACTTGCGACAGAGAACAAAATAATATTTCTATTTCTTATGTAGATAATGAGTTGGCTATTAAATCAAGAGAGGAAGCCAATGAAATCTTTAATAAGAACCTTAATTTGAAAATGAAAGAACTTGAAAAAGAATCAAAGGTTAATATAAAAGGTCTTTGAAAGACCTTTTTTAATAAAACTTTTCGATAGTTCTTATTTCAAAATCAACAGTTTCTACTAAATATCCAGTCGTTTTTAAGTATTCAAGCACACCATTATCTTTACTAAATTCATTCATGAGATAACGTTGGTCTGATTTCATTTCACGCTTTCCATTCCATGAGAAGAAGATATCGTAACCTTCATGAACGTCTTTATAATATTGAACAAATAAACCATGTTTACGGTTTCTTTTTCTCATTAGTTTTAAGGGTCTTGTGTCACATATTGAGAATTTCAATGTTTTTATATTATAAAAGTTAGTTTCCATTAGACGGTTTAAAATTCTTTCCATTGACGACAATAAACGATCTTTTTCATAATCACCGACATTGCCTTCTGTTTCAATATTAAAATCTAACACACAGTTGGTTTCTTTCATTGTTAACGTGATCTTTCTCATTACATTATCCTTTTGCAAAAACGCGACCAGCGACTTTAAGGGTTTTTAGATTAACTGCAGTCAATGAACCGCCTGAGTAATAACCTGTATCCAAAAAGATGACGTTAGCATGACGTTCAGGGTTTTTAAAGATATGATGACCTACAAAAACCACATCAATGTTGGTAATCGCATCAATTTTCTCACCTTTTTGAACCGCTTTTGAAGCTGTTCGACTCCAAATGATATTACCGATTTCGACTTTGTTTTTATTTTTGATAGCTTTCAAAGTATCTTTCCAGTCTGGCAATGGGTAAGCATGCACAAGACCAATCTTACCAACTTGAATCGCATACGGTAATTCATTTAAACGATTAATAATCGCTTGACGATGTTCCAAACTTTCAGCAAAGAACCACTGGTTACCCTCTTTATTGATATCTTGATAACATTCAGTGTAAGGTTTCAGTCCATGTTTAATAAGGATATCTTCATGATTTCCACGAATGGTGAATAACCACTTATTTTTCAAGAGTTCAAGAACTTTGTTGCTGTCTAGCCCACGGTCAGTTAGATCACCTAAACAAAAAAGGCGGTCTTTTTCTTTGTTGAATCCGATTTGGTCTAGTAATGCATACAATGCAGTATAATTACCATGTAAGTCACCTACACAATAGTCATTTCCCTCTTTATTTTCTTTATAAATTTCATATAACATAGATAACTCCTTTATTTGGCAAGTATATCATGTCTTGACTTAATGATCAATAATTTATTGTTTTGTATTTTTGATTAGCTAGTTGTATGTTATAATTGAAAAAAAACACAAGGTATTCATTAATAAAATGGAAAATAAAAACAACACCAATGAAGAAGTTGTCTTAACTGGCTATCTCAGTGACATCAAGAAAGCATTCAACATTGAGTATGGAAGAGAAGCAAATAGAAAAGATTCAGAACTCATTGCTTCAACCCTTTACAGTATCATTAATTCGTATTATTTTGAAGGGCTTTATCAGTATTCTAAAATTGGTACCGATCATGAAGATAACTACTATCTAAAAGTCATCCCTAGTAAGAACTTAGAGAAAGCCACTATCAATGTAGATGGTGAAGATATTCTTGTGGCGGATTACACTAAAAAAATTCTGGGTGAATCCAGACGCCGTATGCCTAAAAACAGTGAATTGCCTATTTCTGGTTTTACTGCTGTCGTTGATTTTGGTATTGACCAGCCCGAAGAAAATGGTGTAGATGAGATTTTTATTACCAGTAACTTAGAGATACTGCCTATCATTAACCGCTTGAAAGCAATCAATCCAGAAGTCTATACTGTATTGTTTGAAGAAAACGATCTTAAACAAAACCTTATTCTTAAATCTAAGCACGATCTTGATTTTGATATAGTGTCTTTTGAACAATTAGACAAATATTTAGAAACAGCCCACAAAATACAACAAACACAAGATGTCTACAGTTCACTTAATAAGAATTATGATCTTCGTTATCTTGTTAAAGAGTCAAAACCAAAAAATACCAATGGTTTTGCAGTTGTCGCACGTAATCATTTAGAAATAGCGGGTATTGCAGTGGTAGATTCAAGTGTGGTTGTGGAGAAAGCAATTTCACATTTAGGAGAGCCAGCGAAAGACATGGCAGCCAAATTCTTGAAAGTATCCAGTGTCATGGTGAGTAATAATTACCGTGGGCAAGGATTAGGTGTCAGTCTCTTTGAACAAGTCATCAATGAAGCAGCGAAAAAAGATTTTGTCATCATTCGTTCAGAAGCCAGTGAATTAGGCAGAAACTTTTTGAAAAAAAATATAGATACCCTTGCTGAAAGTAAACAAGTGCCTGTTATTAATGCTGAATGGATGAATTCCATTACCCCACTCTTGCCTAAAATGTTTGATGGTCAATGGGACGCTGGTAAAACTTTGTTAAATAGCCTTATTACTGATGTTAAAACGTTTGATAAGCAAATCCATGAAAAGAAAATGAACGCTCGTTCTTCTAATGATTTCTTTGATATTGAAGATGAAGAAAAAGATTTCATGAATAACTTAGCTAAACGATTTGATAAAAAGCCAACCAGCAAAATAAAAGTAAGATAATGAGATACAAAAAAAGCCCTTGAGGGCTTTTTTTGTTATTCCAAGGTATTAAATAATGCTTCATCATCACCGCACTTGGCTTTTAATTTATCAATCCAAGCTTGGTTTTTGACTTTACACCTTACAATCTTATTTCTAACTACGGCCTTACCAATAACACCTTCGAATGTTACACCATCCAGTGTCCCTGTTTTAATCTTTTCTATCATGGTTCTATTGAACTTTGAGATAAGAAGAAAATCCGACATTTCTACGGAACCATCAAATGCTTTGATGTATTCTTTCGGTGGTAAGTAACCAATTCTACCAATGTGAGCGTCGATAAGTGATACTTTGAAAGTATCTGTTTCATCATGGAAACCTGCAAAAGAATTAGGGCCATGAAACTCAAAAAAGAGTGTTCCATTTTCCCATCTGTGCTTTTTAAAGATATCATACACAGCTTTTTCATAGCCCATAATCAATTCTTTTGATTGATTAAGAATGCCTGAATCATCTGACATTAATTTCTTTCTTGTTCCAAACTTATCAAAACCCTTTTTAAGTGAGTATTCCACTCTGATGTTAGAACCGTCTAACTTATCAAAAATGTAATAATCAACGTCTTGAATAATGCCTTTCCCTATTGATGGATACTGTTGCATATATAAATCTCCGATACTGGCGATAATATTTATGCATAAAATATTATCAGCCTATTTTCATCTGCTTAATCTTTCGCAGATATTTTTTAAGTGTTTGTTTTAGTTTATTCTTTTTACTCTTACTGACTTTCATGATTAGTTACCTCCTAAATGGTAATCATTTTAACAATTGTCTTCATTCTTTCATATTCTTCATCAGTGACTTCTTTTGGCCTCTTATTAGTTTCAAGAAGACCATATTCATCAATAATATTCTTACTATAGGTTAAAAATACTTTTTTAAGTTTATGTTTAAAAAAATCAGGTCTGACATTGCTTAAATCAAAGACAGATGTGCCATAGATAAATTTACTGTCTTGTATTCTAAACTTTACTCGTTCTACCAATCCATTCGACAATGTAATAACAGATAAGGAGCAGTTCATTCGTTCAGAAACGGTGTTTCTTGATTTAATAAACAAAACAGTTTTCACTTTAATTTCAAAAGCAAATTTATTCGTTCTTTGTCTGTTCTCAAAATCACCTTTGCTGTAATCAAATTCTGGCAAGGCTTCTGGTAAAATGTCGCTGACTTCATTCAAAAATCTTTTAATGTAATCTATTGAAGCTTGATCATTGGGTACCACAGTGAACCCGCTATTCAAAAAGACTTCTTTAACTTTACGAGAATCACCCGTGATATTAACCACTGTATTTTGCTCGCCTCGGTCTGTTGAAACCATTGTGAAATAATTTGAGTAATCAAATTTGTACACCACTCGACCTGTTTTAAGGTTTTTATTTTTAAAGGCAGGTACAAAATCTTTCACAACACCTACAAAATTAGAATGCATAACATCTTCAAGAATTTCTTGAGTGACATTATCCGACAGTTGGCTCACTGTCATCTTTTTTGGTAATGGTTGTGTGTTTAGCTCTTCCATTTCAAGCCCTTATTCTCAATTAGTTTACTATAATATCATAATAAATCAGAGAAAACAACAGATTTTTCAATATTTTTGTTTCAATCATTTTCATTCAATTGACTTTTTTTATACGGATTGTATGATGAACTATAACTTTTCAGGAGAAAAAAGATGTTTAATAGAATTAAAATAATAGCGTTCTGGCTATTTCAAATGGTTTTCCTATTTGTTGTGTTTTTTTACGCTTTCCAAATGAATATGTTAAAAAATCAGTATGACACCTATGTTACACAGTCAGCTAATGACCAGAATATGTTAGCACTACTGAATGGGTATCTACCTGTTGCCATGATGTTTACTGCAGGTGTGTTTATTGCCATCTCATTGTTGTTGACTATCATCAGTAACTATTCGATTACAAAAGGCTTTAAAAAACTGGGTGTTCTGTTATTATTATGTAGCACATTCTTTCTAGCGTTCTTGTCTTATGCTGATTATAAAGACAGTGTATATACAGAGCAAGCAAAAACTGAATTTATGAACATTTACAATCAAGTCTATACTATTTCAGAAGGCACCAATAAAAGTGTGTTAGAAGCGACAAAAGAACATTATGATCGTTATCTTTCTGGCCCTAACATGAATGAAAATAAAGTTAAATTTTTGACTTCATTTGAAACACTCTTAACTAAAACCGACAATATCAAAGATTTGAAAGGCGAGCAATATGATGTCTTTTCCAAGGTGTTGAAACTTCATTTGAGTTATGTGATTACTTATGAAAAATTATTAAATGCTATTCAATTTTACATTGTGACGTGTTTGATTTTCTTGGCTATGTTTAGAATACAATTTAGAACAAAAAAATCTATAACCGCTACACCTTAA